GTTAATATATATCTGAGAAAGCCCCCTGCGCGCCCCGCCAAAAAGCAAGGCCAATGCCAGCATCACCGCGCCCGGCCAGCCCACGGAGGAGAGCGCCGGGGCATCGGTGAGCAGCAGCAGGGGGAGAGCGAAAAACACGCTATAATATTTCATGCTTCAATATTTTCAATTAGATATTCCGGCTTCGGCATTCGATCATTCCAGCGCTTATCAATGTAGTGCTTATCGCGGTAGGTAAGTGGCCTGCCGATAGGAATGCAGGTGTTGTAGTCCTCCAGCACAACGTCCGGGTGCGCCGTGTAATTGCCCGTAGCTAAGTCCATGTGCAGGCATTGCACGTCGGTGGTAATTAACACGCGAAAACCATTGCGGTATAGGCGTGTCAAGAAAAAGTCATCTTCGCCCACAAATCGTATTTCTTCATTCCCCGGAAAAACGCAGGTAAATGGCGTATCCGGTTCATTTTCTTGCATCTTTTTCAGGATCGCCGTTGGTATGAGCATCACATCCAGCCCGCAAAGCAGTGGGTTTTCAATCATCTTTCCCGGCGTTGCATCCGCAAGGCATTGGCGGTTTTCCTCATCGCGTATCATTATCATAGGCCCTCCGCACTTAAAGTAATACACCCCGCTAATCACCGCGTCCGGGTTGGCTTCTGCGAGTCGGTGCAACTCCTGAAACGCGTAAAAAGGCAGTACCGTATCTTCGCCAATGAAAAAGGCGTACTTCGCCCCGCGTTCCACCGCCGCCTCAAGCAGCATATTTCGTGCCACGTCCACGGGTTGCCCGCTTACCTGAAGAAACGTATGCGAGTAGTTTTCAAGTGCCAGCGGGAAAGCCCCGCCGTACTGCGCTGCAAAGTCCTGCGCCGGGGTTTCGCTTGCATCGCGCCGGGGTTGGCAGATTGCGAAATACGGCTTAGGTTTGGATTGATTGTGGATAGTGCCTAACACATCGTAGATTTTTTCTTCGCTATACATGATACTGTTGCTTTTCGTTAATGAATTAATTTTTCCGATATAGGATGGTTAATTTTAAGCCGACGCCCGCCGCCGTGCTGCCTATTTGATCTATGTCAATAGTCATCTCCGCATCGTCGGCAATAGAAGTGTCAGATATTACAACTGGCACCGCCGCCGTAACGCTTGTTTTTTCTGAAGCATCAATACTAAGATTAGTGCTGAAAATACTATTGCCGCCTTCCTTAATAATCACAACAATAGTATTGCCCGTAGGTGCTGTTTTTACATTTGCCCTAACACCAAGTATCGTGAACGCGAACGGTGCCCGGAACGTTACCTTTGCCGCTCCGGTGGTCAGATTGGTGGTTTCATCACTACACGCTATAATCATGGCCATTGTATCGCTTACCGCCGCCGTGAGCCTGCCGTCCTGATCTACCGTGATACGTGGATTCACGTAGCTGCCCGCCGTTACCGCCGTCGTGTCAAGCTGGTTTGCCCCGACGCTGTTATTGGCCAGCTTCAGCTTCGTTACCGCCGCCGTGTCAATCGTCCACACCGTGCCGCTGCTTGTTACGTCAATGTCGCCTTTGTCGCCGTCGGCTACACCGCTGCCCCCAGTCGAAGTCAACGTATCGCCCACAAGGCTAAGCCCGGTGCCTATTATAAGTTGCCCCAGGTCGCCGTCCGCGTCCGCGCCGACAATGCGGGTTGGGGTATCGGTAATTAAATCCCTGATACGCATTTCGCCAAATACGTCCAGTGTCCTTGCTGCGCTTGTATTAAGGTCTTTCCCAATAGCCGAAAGGCCATTGCCTCCGAGGATAAGCCTATTGACAAGTGTTCCGTTATCTGAGCTATCAATTACAGAAAATCGCATGTTGCCAATTTGTTTTCCTGCTGTATTGCTTACGATTTCAGAAGCGATCGCACCGTAATTGACATAAGCGTCGGAGGCATTTTTTAGCTGAAATAATTGCTGTAACTGCGATGTGTTCGTGCTAAGGTTGCGCCTTAAAATCAAAGGCTGAAAAGCGGTAGCTGTAATTGCGCCACTTACATCGAGTGCCGTTGAGGGGTTGTTATTGAGTATGCCGATTTTGCCATTGACAGGGATAGCAGTACCGGTACTATCCATGTTTACGCCAAATATCAGGTTGCCAATCGTGAGCTGTTTATTTCCGTCGGCAATAGGATAGTCTATGCTATCGCCTATTGCAATATTTTTTGAGGCGCCAAACTTTATATTGTCTCCAGCTAAAGCGCCAATACCTATATTATTTGACCCGCTCAATGTATCTACTGTATTATATCCAGCTTGACGACCGATAAAAATATTCATGTTCCCATTTCTATTATTTCGCCCGGCGCTATTGCCAATAAAATAATTAAAGGAACCAGTCCTGTTTTCGTTTCCGGTAGAATTGCCGATAAAAATATTACTGCTGCCTGTTGTATTGTTAGCGCCCGTTGCGTTTCCAATAAATTGATTAGCTGATCCAGTGGTGTTTTTTTCTCCAGCAGATGACCCCAAAAAATTGTTAAAATTACCGATTGTGGTTTCTCTTCCAGCGTCGCCACCTATAAAATTATTAAAAAGTCCAGTAGTGATTGCGGCACCTGTATTTTGTCCAAAGAAAAAATTGCTATTTGCCGGGAAAACCCTAAAAAGCGTGTCAAACTGCAACCCCGTCCCTGTCGTGCCCGTACTGTACGGCACCCTTCCAGCGCCTCCAAATGTCGTTAGCCCCGTTCCGCCCTTTGATACAGGCAACGTTCCGCTTGTAGTCGCAGTGTTAAGCCCAACGCTTGCACTTGCAAGTTTAACAGAAGTTACCGCTGAATCTGCAATGTGTACCGTTTTTATTGCGCTTGTAGCAATAGAGGCGCTATCCGCTTGTGCATCCTCCCAAATGCTTAACGATGAATTGTACCGTAGAAGATTTCCGTTTACAGCCCCGCTTACATTTACATCGTGAAGCTCTCCGAGTTCGTACCCATTTTGTACTTTGACAAAAATGGTGCCGTTGTTGGCTTGTGTAATTGAATACCCGACAAGGACGGCGTGTATTGGGGCAACAGGCTTAGAAGTAGTAAACCCTCCTGCAATAGTATCGAGCCAAAGTGCGCTTCCAGGGGATATTGCACTGGTATTAATTCCGTGAATATATCCGCTCACAAAAACAAAGCCTGTATCGTTGTTGTCTATCGCCTCTGCGGTAATTCCAAATGTACCTGAGCTTGTGCTTTCGCTATCTGCATCGGCAAGTGAAATTAGCGGCCTTTGTCCTGATGCTCCAGAGATATACACAACCTTGCCTTTTGCAATCTGACTTCCGGTCGTATTTCTAACCATGTGCGCCTCTGCTTGTCCAATAGGCATTTCAATGTCGCCCGTCATTCCAAGATGTACGGTCCCAGATTGATTGTTCCAAATCATTTCGCCGGACACTGCAACGCCTTCATACGTTGTAACAAAAGACAAGCTGTCAACTACTTTTCTTAGGTAAGGCAACAGCATAGCAGTTGTGTCAGATATATTGACCTTTAGATTGATCCTATTGGATAAAGTAAGGGTATCAGCCTCCCGTAGATATGGTGCGAGCATGGCTGTCGTGTCAGCGTCCCTTAGATAAGGCGACAGCATAGAGGCCGTATCGTTGACGGTAACAAGGAAGTCGGTATCTGCCGCAATGGTTCCGCTCGTTGTAATAGTTCCGCCTGTTAACCCGGTTCCGGCAGTTATGCTTGTAACGCCGCCACCGCCGCCCGCGCCGATGCTATCCTTTACCGCTTGCGCTAATTTAACCCAAGTAACGGAGGACGATGTCAGCATATTTGAATCTATGCCGCTTGCTTTTACGGTAAGCGTGTCGTTTACAAAGCTAATTGCGCCACCAAGTTTTACGCTATCCAAGTCGCCGTCGCTTTGTGCACCGATCAAATAAGTAGGGTCTCCGCTTGTGTTCAAATTTTTTATACGGACATCTCCATTTACGGTAAGCGTATTGGTAGGCACTGTATCGTTTATGCCGACCTTTGCATCAGCGCGAAGGGTCATTATCTTGGGCGTGCTATCGCCTTCGTTGTAATCGTTAGATAGGCGTATGTCTAACTGCGTTTTTGGCTCCTGTCCGGTCGTGTATTTAGATAAGTCAAATCTTGCAAGGTTGCCCCATGAGGCATTTTGAAGTCCCGGCCTTCCTAATATTAAAGCTGTTTCTGATGGATTTCTTGTAAGGATATCCGTTACATTTAAGTTCTTAGATACGAAAAAGCCTGCCGCATTACCATAAAAAGCCGTATTCATATTGGGATAAACAAGCAAGTGCCCAACTCCGTCCAGCTCAGAACTATCTGCGGCAAACGATGTGATGCGAGAGCCGACCGTATTACCTGCTTTACTCCAGCCCGTGCCAACAAACAATCGTTTGTTTAAGGTGTCCCAATACAAATTGTTGTTGGTTATAAAAGTAGAATTGCTATCCCCGACAAGTAGCCTGCCTCTTGGAAATTGGGTAGATCCGGTGCCGCCTTTCGATACGGGAAGCGTATTTGTAACAACGCTTGAGCTTAGGTCAACGGATGATGCAGCCATTTTTGCGCTTGTTACTGAAGAATCTGCAATTTTAATAGTAGTTACAGCAAAAGTATCTATTGTGTAAACAGTACCAGAAGAAGATATCACAACGTCTCCTTTATCTCCATCTAAATTTAAAGTACCTGTGTTTGTAATTGTAATGTTTGTACTATTTGCACTTAAACTTATACCAGATCCTGCAGTAAGTGTTACATCTGTACCAGTATTGCTCTGTAATGTTACAGGAGATGATACACCAGAAAAGCTTAAATTAGTTCCAGGACTAATTGTAGCAGCGTGCCACTGGTTACCACTTTGTGTTTTTTGAGCCGATATGATTATAGTTTCCCCTGTATTTACAATATAAGGGGAGAGTAACGAACCTTGAAAATATAAATTAGCTAAAGAAATACTATATGTAGAACTTTCATTCTTTGCTACAAACGTGATTGTTTTACTAACATCATCAGACCCTGGTGTGTTAAATGTTATTTCTGCGTCTGAACTTGCTGTGCTTTGAAGTCTTACATAAAAGGTATGTAAATCTGCAATATCTACAATAGAATCTACCTGCGAACCAGATAGATCATTACCATTGCTATTAAAATATGTAGAATTACTAATTACAGAAGATGTAGTCATTGCGTAAAATAACGAATCTGTAGTCTGCAAGTACAAAGTATCATTAGATCTGTAAAACCCTAATATAGACGCAGCGCTCATTTCTTGCCACTGACTATTAATATAAGAATACAACCTGTTATTTACAGTATCTAGATGCATCCAAGCATACCCTTTTGAACTAGGTACATAATTTACACTACCTATTGCACCACCTCTATACACAAGACCATCTCCAGTTGTCTGAGAACCTAATACGATATTTCTAGGATTAGGTGTCCCCCACTGTGCAAAAACAGAAACTGGAATTAATAAAAACAATATATGTATGAATTTCATCTTATGAATATTTTATCATTGTATAATAAGTACCCGCAACAGGATTGAGTATTGTAATCCTAGATGTAACAGGAGTTACAAATTCTTGTACTGTAAATTCATCAGGGTAATCTAAACGCTTACCGTTCGCATATACTTCAAAATATCCAATGATGTTATCTGGTAGATCACCGTTATCTAACGTCCAAGTTAGTATGCCAGTGCCGTTAACATCTTGAACAGTTTGTACTTTTCTGTACACTGGTATTGAAGATACGTCGCAATCAAAATATTCTGTACTTATGACAGTTGCCATATCACATATTACTTTTGTGGTAATGTTATAATTACCAGGTGTTATTGAAGCAATTCTAAACCTAACTAGTGTAGCAAGATCAGCACATATTGGAACTTTAAGCGTACAGCTTTTATTTGTTTTTGAAGCTGTTATAGATCCAAAAAGCTCATCGTCTACACAATTTGCTGAAAGTGTATTTTTATAAACTTGTAACGCTACACCCTGAGCTGCTGTAGTAAGACTATAAGTAGAACTATCTACAGTTATTTCTAACATGTAGTTATAAAACTTTGCAGGTAAGTATAGTTTATACCACAAGTCACCAGAGTAAGTACCTTGGTTCCATTGCGCAGGATAATCTGCAGGTGAAGGTAAACTAGGTGCTTTTAGATTAGGACATATACTACGGTTATCATCTTGTACGACAATAGTAAATGGCTTAACTAATGTACCTGGTATTTCAAATGCCGTAGTACAAGTATCATTAATCCTTGCTGGTGAACTACCTTGCCATGTAATTGCTACATCTGCAGTAGCAGTTACACCTGACGTGGTTTTAGTATAACGGTAAACATATAACCCAGGAGAATAACCTGCAAAATCTATGCTTCCGTTGTACGTATTAGGTGCAGGTGGAAATGGAGTTGTTGTACCAACATAACTCCAAGTACCCCCCGTATCTGCTGACGTAAGTTGATCGTACAGTATTATTGTAGTAGCCATTAATCACAAAGTATTACGTTAGTATTCACACCAGCACTCACTACATTTAAAGTAACTGTAGCTACATTAGATTCGTAACCTGCCCAGTTTTTAAACTTGTATTTAAACGTTCTAGTACCTGTAACACCAGATTGAACTGTTACAAGTGCTTTACCATTAGCTATAACTACAGTTAAACCAGCTTGTATTTCAGATACTACTATAGAGTTTTCATTAGGTGGAGATCCATTGCCTAAATCATTAAGCAAAATGTTTAACTCTGTAGTCGTGTTAGACGCTACAGTAAACGTATCGTTAATTGCTTCTGGTTCTTGAATACAAGGAATAATTGTAACTACCCCAGTGGTACATCCACGTTGACCTGTGGCTGTGGTTCCAGTACAAATTCTAAATTGAAATACATCTTGTGTTATAGGCTCAGGTGCCGTGTACTCAATATATTGTCTACCGTCGATAGATATTAATTTAATACTAGGTGAGCTAGGTTCTGGTGGAGATAACAACAAGAATGAAGACCAATCTACTACAAAACCTTGTTTAACGACAACATCGTCAGTGATGTCTATAAGTGTAATAGAGTTAAGTGTAGATTCACATTTTAATTTTACAACTTTAGGTTGAAAACTAATAGGGCTTGTTTCTTCTTTAGGCTTTAATATAAACGTAAGTTTACCTGGAGCTGTCCTTATATTATCTGCATTGAAAAAAGTATAACTACCTTCTGCTACAAACTTATTTTCTGGAAAAGAAAACAAAGGAAAGCTGTACTTAAACGTACCGTCTTTTATCTTAGTTGAAACAATGTCAGGAGGTAACGATTGTGTTATACTACTAGCTACACCTCCAGGTATTAACTTAAAGTTAATTTCACCTGACTCATATCCTGTAGAATTTTCAATAGGATAAAGCACAATGGTTTCATCAGGAGCTTTGTCCAAGGTCGAAGTAAAAGTATATGTAGCTTCTTTTACACAGTTGTTACAGTCTGTGGCCGTAACTTTTATAGGTGTATTTAAGCTATAGTCTTTTTTTAATTTTAAATCTAATGTGGAACTAAATGCAGAATCTACCAGAGATACTAAATCCCACACTGCAGAATCGAAGTCCCACTTAAAATTTACAGAAGAACAACCTGAAGACGACCCTGTTACTGTAAACTTATGTTTACTTGCAGTTATATTGTTTAAGGTAAAGTTTCCGCAAGGTAATGTAACAGGTACATTGAATGTTTCACTGTTACCGCACGCTGAGGTTATAATTAGATTTATAGTAGGGTTACAAGTTTCATCAGCAAAATTTAATGTAGTCTCTAACACGTCACCGTTGACTACACCAGATGCTTGTGAAAATGTCAAGCAGTTGTTACTCGTAGTCCACTGATACGTGAACGGCGCTTGACCAGTAGTAATCTTTATACGCTTGACAACTTTTATCATTGTAATGTTTGTATAGTTATTGGAAAACAGATCACAGAAGGAGTAACATCTTGTACATCAATGTCACAGTTTTTTTGTGTAACTGATGTTATAGTAACAGGAGGTAACTTTTTATACTTGCGTTCGATATATCTCTGCACATCTTCGTTGCAAGCTGGTGCTAAAGTGTATGCAAAATAATCACTTACGTCTGAGCAAAACTCTACAGGATTACATGAAATCATGTAATCATAGTTTTTAGAAACCTTTGCAGCATCTTTAATAAGCTTGCACAATAACTGGTTAGTTACATCCACAGTCTACTTCTTCGTTTAAAATTGTTTGTAATTTGTTGTACACAACACACGCGTTTTCATAAACCAGATCGTCACATATTACAATGTCTTGAAGGATCTTGTGAAAAGCATATGCCCAAAAAGCATAATTCTCATCACAAGATTTACCCTCAAGACATTCTATATGCTTGCTAAATAAATCAATAAGGCTGCAATTTATACCCTTGTCAATATACGCGAGTCCATTATCTTCAATAACAGTAGTTGCTAAATACTTAAGGCGTATGCGGTAAACACCATTTTTAAATTCACTTGCCATGGACAACATAGCAGGTGTAATTTGTATCGTACCGTTTACAATTTGATTAGGTTGTACTGTAATTGTATCAAACTTATTACAGTTATACCAAATATCTAGCTTGAGTTCCTTAGTACTATCTGCTACAAAAGCGGTAATAGCAGGACTACTTGTAATTGTAATAAGGCTATAAGTTGGTGCAAGTACCATTATTAAATTAATTTAACGCTGTTATTGTCAGAGCTTTTAATACGCTTTAAGCTAGCTAAAGAATTTTTTATCAAGCTTATAATGTATTCTGCCCAAGTTTCATCTTTTATAATTTTAATAAGCACTGGCCTAAGAATATTATCTGTAATCAACGCTTGAGTTTCTGGTGCTTCAATAAACTTGTCAAAGATTGCCTTAAGCTGCTCTTTGTTTTTTTCGTCGTTATCGCTGTATGCTTTAAGTATTTCAATACCTAACATTAAAACTTGAGAAAAAACAGCTTTAATGTTTTCATCATCGTTCTTTTCAATAAGATCTTTAAAGATATCTTCTACAAGATCTGCTACAGGTCCGTTAATCCAATCTAAAATAATCGCGGTAACTTGTTCCTTGTTATTAGGATCATTGTCGTTAAGTGCAAGTATGATATCTTCAACAGGCATAAAGCTAACCTCTACACCTTTTTCAAGATTCTCGTTCTGATCGTCAATACGTTTAAGTACTTGTGACCTAAAAAATTTAAGACTGGCGATCATAATAGCTCGCATCACATCATTGATAGGTTTGTCTTTGCTCATTGTTATTTATTTTTTAAGTTGAACGATAATGAATCCTTTCTTTACAGGTATAAAAGAATGTAACTCGTGTTTGCCTTTAAGGTATTTAATCACATCTTGTACACATTCGTTGTAGCTGGGAAAACCCTCACGTTGTTCAAACTTAAGTGCCATTACCAAGTTATTAACAAAGTCGCAAGCACTAAAAGCTTCACTGTGTTCTTGTTCATCAGGATCAGTAAGGTCTTCTGCATTCTTAATGTTCCTTACTTTAACATCCTTTTTTACACTTATGTAAGTATCAGGGTATTGAACATTGTCAGTTACATGTTCGTTCACAAAGTTTTCAAGTTCGCAAAGCTTATGAGAAAACTCTTTTAACGCCCTGTTTTCGGTTTTAAAGTAATTTTTCATTTGTTTACAGATTCCCTTATCGCAATAAGCAAATCTCTAAGTTCTCTAAGCTCTTCAACGTTTTTAATTAAGGTATCTATCTTATAGTTAAACTCATCGATCTTACCTTTATCTTTACGTTGATCTTCTAAGCGCAAGTGAATTGTAGACATAAGCTCAGCTACTTTCATACTTTTCTCAGCCCACTCATTGTTCTCTTTGCGTTCAGTTTTATAGAGTTGATAGAAAGTAACGGAAACCGCTACCAAGATCAATAAGATCAAAGAGTAGACGGTTTCCGTTGCAGGATTTGCTTTCGCTAACTGATTAATAAAAGTATCTACAAACTTTTCCATTATACAAAGATAGTTCCTGATGTAGCGCTACCAAGATACTCTACATTTGCAGAACCTGCAATCCAAGCAGAAAGTGTGTTGTTCAATGCTGTTACCGTAGATGTATCACTGGTAGCAATCGTAAGACCAGTGTCCGCATCTACAGTTTCACTAGAAATTGCTGCTGGCAAACAAATGACTGCAGTTTTAACAAACTCGTGTTCACCAGAAATACCGTTATCGTTATCGTAATATTCGATAATCGTAACAGTGTACTTTCCAGTTTTGCTCAGATAGTTCTCAGGTGCAGGATATGGCTTACCATTGATAGGCCAGTTCTGTAATGTAAAGATTTGTTGCTCTGCACGATCAGCGTAACGCAGATATACTTGACGACCAGTGTTTACACCTTCAGAAGGTGTACATACGTGGGTCAACGTATACACAGGTTGTGCTACACCCATCTCAGCACCGAAGTTAACATCAGCGCGGATAGAGAGTTCTTTAACATCGTCAAATGCAGCGATTTCTTTTTCACGGAATGCGATAATCAAAAGACCATCGATAGTAGCTGCAGTACCTGGAGCTACGTTACCAACGTTTTCAATCGTAGCAGTAGAAAGACCAGCAACAGAACCAATCGCAGTTTTCAGCGAGTTGATAAGATCAAGGTCAGTCTTAAATGTAGATTGAATAGCACTGCCGCCTACAGTGTACTTAGCAAAGTTAAATGCTGCAGTGTTCTTAGTAAGCGTACCAATCGTAGTCCCAGAACCACCAGAAGACTTAATACCAAAAGCAATAATAGGCTTGTTACCAGAATAGTTCGTATTTGGGTTTACAAACTTACTAGACTGGTTAATCTTAAGAGCAAGGTTCTGAAGTACAAAGTCTGCTGCATTCGTAGGAAGCGTAGAAGGTACTTTAACACTCTGACGGATTACTTCACGGTTCATACCATGAGTAGTGTCAATACGCTCACCTTCAAGCGTAATGTTTGCATAGTAGCTAGTATTAGCAGTAATACCAGATACACTTTGCAGATACCAGATAGAATACCTGGGGTGCTGGTATACAAGCGTAGATACAGAGCGGATCTTATCTTTAACGATAACACCAGAGCGTACATATGCTTTATGACCAATACCAAACGCGTTTACTTCAGTAGTCTGCGAAGAGTTAGGCGTACCTTGGATAATCTCAATTGCTTTAACCTGAGCTGCAGTAGTAGCAGCAGGAATAAACTTACCTGGCTTTACAGTGCCATTAGGATCTGCAGAGAGTACACCAAGTTGTCCATCAGCAATGTTAAGAGAGGTACCAGCAGTAACCAAGTCACCACTAACAACGATAGCCTGGTTAGATTTACCTACGAGAAAAGTCTCCATAGGTGCTTGAGAACGATTCGTTCGTTTCATATTTAATTAAAATTTTTTAGTTCAATAATGTATCCACCTTATTAACAGTCAAGGCTATTTCCTGTTGACCTAGAGTTCGCTGTGCTTCTCTTACTGCAAAATCTACGATTCGCGTATGATAGTTTGCATCAAATTCACAGTCTTGAGTGTTACTCTCTTTTGAATAAAATTGAGTGCAGTTTGTGCTTGACTTCAAACAATTTAGATATTCAAAAGTATCATAACCACCAAAAAACACAGGTTTAGGTATACGATAGTATTCAATTTTAATACTGTCTACAATATGATCTGTGTAGAGCGTGATACCACCTTCTTGAAATACACCGTATATCCTGTTCCATGTTTTAGATGGCTTTTGTAACGCATCCGCTAGAACATCATTTAACGTACCGTGACCGATAATATTAACTTTTACGCTACCGCAATCAGTCTTAGCTACAATGCGTTTATTGTAGAAATAAGGTTTTTCTAATTGCGATAAGTCAAACTTGTATACAGAACCGTCATTAGATACAGGCTCTAGTACACCAGTAGTCAACAGAGGTGACATCATATCAAAGAACATCTGCTTATCCTCTCTAGCTGCAAATTGATGTAGCATATCTTCACCCGCTGCGTTCAATAGTTGATCTATCTGAGCAGGTGAATAATCAGGATAATAATTAGAAGAAGACCTATTGTACCTCTCCTTAAATAACCAGTGCATCTTTGTTATAATCATTTCACACCTCTAGTTTCTAGTTCAGCTAAAAGATCGGCGTAATAATTTACACCGTTATCTTTAGATTTAGGCTTGTACTTAGCGTACTCACCTTCGAGGAAAGCAATAAGCTCTTCTCTACTGCGCCAACGATAAATCTGTGCTTGATCTGCTTTAGACCTCCAATACAAGAAACCAGCATCAAAAACCATTAGACTAACGTTAATAGCTTGTGTTACAGCATACATCACGTTAAACCTACCCTCTTGTTCTTTCAAGATAGATACAGTGTCTGTGAACTTTTCAATACGTGACTTCTTATCTGAAGTCTTGTTTTTGATATACCTGTTAAGCATATCTTTAACAACGAGCGGTGACATCTCACCCCTAGCTAGATCAAGTACTACTGCTAGTTTGTACATGCGATCTTCAGGAGCATTCTTCTGAAGCATGACAAGTTCTGCAATAGCATCGTTTTCAAGATCATCGATTTCTATGCGACTAAGTTCTTCTTCATCTTCAAGTGCAATGTACCAGTTATGTAGCGTAGGGTTAGCTACTTCACGCGTAGGTGCTACAGCAATATGGTTTTTAAGCAATTGTATAGCCATTCGCGATCTAGAATGATCCCACAAAAATACATTAGCGCCATCTACAAGCGTTACTTTAAACGTTTCAATAAATGTGCGTGGTACTTTCTCATCACTTGTTACACGCATAGGGCCAATAGTTTGAATATTCCTTGGCATCAATGGTGTATAACTATTAGGCCCTACACTGTCAAGGATTTCATACCAGGTTTGACGCATAATTTTATCCGACTTAACAATCTGAGGAGCTACTAAATCCCACTCATCAGATAGGAGATACCTACCTTTTAAGGCAAGTATCTCCATATCTTTAAACGGATTGGGTACTATTTCTTCAAGTCCTGTTGCAAACTTACCTGTTTGTAAATTTGGTATAAAACTTAAAATCTCTACAGCACCTTTAGCTTTAGTTTGTGCTGTAACTTGACCCGTATCAACAAGCGTCTTTTTCTCTGGATCCCACACCCTAACTGGTGTAAGGTGCCTGCGTTGAACTGAATCTCTAGGAACAGGCTTTATAATCAGTCTTAAACCTTGCATTCTTGCTTCTATTTATAGGTTGTTAAAACATTAAAGTGCCAAGTAAGGCATACTCAAGATACGTGAAGTATCCCACACTGCAAGTGCACAAGAAGATTCACGGTAAATACCAGCTTCTTTATCAAGCACAGATACCGTTTCACCATTCTTTTTAGCACCGCTCATAATGTCATATACGTTACTTACCATGAAGTAAGACTCGTAAGCATCTTCATAGATCATAGAGATGTTAGACTTAGTACGTGCACCTGCTGGAGCTGCATCCGTATTACCAAGATCAAGAACATCAAACGTATAAGACTCGTAAGAGTAATTAGTTCCAGGAACTTTCTCAGGATAGTACCTAGGATTGTCCTTAGTAGGATCGTACATTACTTTAAGCGTAATACCATTAGGCATCAAGATTTCAGTGAACTGTGCACCAAACTTGAGTGCGTTAGGTGTAATCTCAGAGTTTGTACGAGATACAAAGAAGCTATCCAGAAGTGTAAACGGAGAAAGACCAGCTTCGTCCTTTACAAGTTTAGAGAACCACTCAATACCACCTTTACCGGTACGCAGTACTACTACAGGTTCACCAACACCATAACGCGTAGTAAACACCGTCTGAATACGATCATAGATATCGTACAGCGTAAGCGAACCGTTGTGCGGATGATAGTGGCCATCTTTACGTACTTGCCTCCAACCTGGAGCTACTTTCATTACACGCTTGGTAACTGGGTGATACGTAACTTCATTCTGACCAAATTCCATCATGAAGTTCTTATCTTCCATAAGACGCTCGCTAAGACGAGCTTCAGCCATGGAGATGAAAGAACCTTTCTCAAGAACTTTAGGTGTAGTCTTATCGCTAAGACCAGGTTGGTACAAATAACCAGCGCTGATTGCTTTACCATCGCTATAAGCACCGCCGTTACCAGAGATACCATAGCTCATACCATCGCTTTTACCATCCATCTCAAGACGAATAAACTTATCGGTAACTTCTACTTTACGTGCAACGTAACCAATATGAGACTGAAGCTCAAATACGCTACCGAAGTAGTCACCACCAAATTCGTAGTTTAGTTCATCTGCAACAGAAGTACCACCGTCAATAACCCTACGGTTAACTTCAAGGTACTTAGGAAGGATGTAAACATTAGGGTCACCAGTTTGCAACTGAACTACATATTCCCATTCAGTAGCACTAACTTGTGCAGGTGAACCTACAATACGCAACAGAGGTGCATCTGCACTATCTGTTTTCAACAATACTGGTGCATGGAACCAACCACGATCAAGATAAATCTTGAACTGTGTGTTACCTTTTCCAGGATAAGTAGGTAAGCTAGAATCTACTCGCGTAATACGTGCATCAGTTTGCACGTCTTCTGCAAGCCTCCAGCAATAATCCGTATGCCCAGGTTTGGTTGTCATCATATTGCCTTGAGCCATAGTCATCCAGACCCAAGGTTTGTTAATGATATTTGACTCTATCTCAGAAGAGAAAAGTTGTGCGTCAACCATACCAAAATACGTAGGGCCATAACTACGGAACAGTTGTGCATGTGTGAATGAATCTGCATAAGATCCACCCCAACCAGTGCGTACAACTTTTTCAAGTGCCGATCTACGTCTCAACATGTTTAATAATTTTAATTAGTTTGTTTAAATGAAGACCAGAAAGAACCACCTGGATCTTTCGGGTTTGTTTTTAATTTAGATAGATGTGAAGACACCCTATCCCTTTCAATATTCTCTTTATCTTCTTTAAGTTTCTTGGATACTTTACGTATACCAAAATCACTAAAATCAAACTCGCCTTTATCTTCGTTAAAATACGAATAGATATCAGCGAGCTGTACAAGTGCTTTAGGAGACTGCGCAATTAACTGGTTCTTACGTTGTACTTCATCTGGATGTAGATTATCAAGTACTGTCTTTTTACGCGAAGATTCCCAATCTAGATCTTCTACAGTGTCAAAAAGCGTCTCATAAAACGCACGTTGTTGTTCTTCTGCTTGCTTGCGCATAGCAGATACCTGACTAAGTTCTTCTTGCCTAAGTTTATCAAGTTCTTCTAAGCGTTCTTGATATACCTCTTTAGCCTTATCCAAAAGCAAACCTTCATCCAGAAGATCGTCTAGATACTTTTCAGCCTTAGCTTCAGTTGGAAACAACTTAGTTTGTAATAGCACAGGCTTAAGAAAGTCATAAGCTTCATCATCAGTAGTAGGTTCTACTAATCTTTCCTGTGCAACGTGATAGGTTTCAAAGAACTTGGAAATATCATCTACAGAAAGTGAAGGGTTTTCAAAACCAAGTTGAATAATATCTTGTACAAAATCAGGTAGCTTACTTACAGCTTGCGCTAAAAAGTGCTCTGGTAATACAGATACTAGTTCTTCAAAGTTTTCGACAGTAGGTTTAAACTCTTCGTCAGCTTCTATGATATTAGAATCTACCATAATATCATAAAGTACTTTGACACGATCATCTTCTACGTCATTAACTTCATCTTCTGTTTGCTCAACAGGATCCTCGTTAGGTTCCTGGTTTTGTGGATCTTTACCCTCTGTAGGTTCTTCCAAGTTCACTGGTTCGTCGAAAGACACTAGGTCTTCAAACAATGATTTTTTTTCCATCGTCTCAAAATTAACGTTAAAATATATACTTGTCTATATGCTTAATCTTTCTTTACAGAACTTCCTTTAATACGGGCAAGCTCTATTTGTAAATTCCTATCTTTTTGTTTTTCGCTAGTTTCATGCGCCATTCTTTCACGATCGCGTTGAATAAGATCATTTTCTTTGTTCTTATCAATGTCATACTGATTAGCTAATGCTTGTGATTGAATTTCAGCAATCTCCCTAGAACTAATACGCTGCTCTTGTATCTTAGCAATATCAGATTCTAACTTAAGACTAGCGCGATATTCTTCAAGTTCACGCATAGCTTTCTTCTGTTCTTCAATAAGTTGCTGTTGTTGTTCTTGTTGTTTCTGTACCCTATCTTGAAGTGCCCTAGCTTCTGTAGATATAATCTTGTGCATTTCTTCAACAGAAGTAGTAGATGTAAGTGCTTTAAGTACAGAAGATACTTGTTCTACACCTTGACCAGCATTTTGTGCAAAGCTAAATACAGACTGTAGCATGTAATTAAAGTACACTTGTTCCCTACCATTATCATAAAGATAAAGACCAAGGTCTTCTAATTGATCTACATGATCTGGTTCTACCTGTAGATATTCTTTAGTACCATCAGGGAGTACATACTCAAGATCAAACGTCTTTAGATTAGGGTTTTGACTCAAATAATTTTTAATATATGTGCGCATGTTCATAACATGCTCATTGAGTGCATGTGCCCATACCATATCTAAAGTATAGAACAGTGTCTGTGTAGCTAACGAAGACTGCATAAGTGCTTGCCTGTTATCTGTAACATTTGTATTAGGTACAGACATCGCTTCACGCTGTGGTGGAATACCCATGCGCATACCTACTTCCATATCTAGTGCAGAACAAAACTGCTGTAGATTAAGTAGCTGCGGTGATGTATCTACCACATTGTAATTTACACCAATAGACCTTGTAGGTGCTGGTGGTAATCCATTTGCATTTCTACCTGAAGAATAAAACCTGGTACCAGTTTTTCTAGCAATAACTTCTGCTTTAAGTGTAGGATCTGTAGACATCTCTGCATTACCTTCATGGTCCATACCTAGTTCATCAGGTACTTGATCTACGTCAATAGCACGTTCTTGGCCTACGTACTTAGCTATTTCACGATCTTGTAGTCGTTTTGCAGCCATGTACTGAAACGCAGTAGGCATTGCACGTTGTACTAACGAAAGCCATTTAGAGTTCCTGTTATAAAGTATCGTACCTTTATACGATAGTTCAAACTTAGAAAATGGATTGCTACCATAATCTGGCTGAAAAGGTACTTCTCTGTAGTCTACAATAATATCACTACCCAGCCTAGTTACTTCATAACGCCTAGGGATCATAAGTACTTCAGCTTCCATAGTAACACCTGTATACTCATCGTCCCACACATACTTCGTAGATTCTTCCATCCAACGATTTGTAAACTTAACCTTAGCTGCTGTAGATGGAATAATATCTGCGTTTGCTTTCAATGTGATATGCGTGTTATATTCATCTTTAACAGTTAAGAATATAACTTCTTCAAAAGCCCTAAACTCAAGATGTAAACGCTGTAGAGTTTGATTAAGGTTGTAATTTGTAAGTTGGTTACCTTGATGTGTACCAATACCTTTTCTACGAAACTCACCAAGTGATGTTAACAGCGAATAGTATTTGACGTGATCAAATACAGGTTTCGTCATGTGTGCTTCTGTAAGTGGGTTTAATGTATAACTGTAGTCTAGTATCTTTTGTATTTCCTCATCATCTAACCTGTTTTGATACTCTAGAAGTGCATCTCCTACTGTGATTTCGTCCCAATGAAACACATAATCTCCTTTTTCAATAAAAGCTACATCAGGGCTTTTTTGAAAACCAACATGTAGGGGATTAAGTACTTTAATATAAGGTCTACCGTTTTTCCAACCTGTATACAAGAATACCCTACTTACCGTAACAAGATCTTCTAATGTCTCTAGCTTTTTGTATGCAACATCCTGATCTAAGTTAGCATGTTGTAACAACTTAGAATAGAGTATTTCTGCTTCACCGTTAAATGTTTTTAACGCTAGATCTTTAGGTTCTAAACCAACCCTAAGTTGTTGAATGTACTTATCAAGTTCTTCAGGTGGCATACCTTCCATCATAGCTTTTTGCTTCTCTATTGTAAGCCTAAGTTCTTCATCAATACTTTGCCTAAAAACATTAATAAGTTCTTCGTTCTTATCCCTAACCGCCTTAGCAGTTAGCAGTAATATCCTGTGGTTAAAGCTACGAGAAAGCAAATCACCTTTAAGTACTTCAAGCTTATTGGGTATAGGATTATACGGTACAAGTACTTCTTCAGTAGCACCGTATTCTTCTAGCGAACCACAGTAATAAGCAATGTCATCTTTAAAGTTTGATAAATCGTTATTTACAAACTCGTAAAGTTTCTTCATCTCGTAATAATCGTGTACTATAGGAGATGCAGTATAAGGTACATAGCGTTCAAGTTGATACTTATACCATTCTTTATCTTTAACCTTTTCCCTAAGTTTTATAGCGTCGTTCATAATTTTTAAATATTCTTTCGTTGTTTACATAATGACTTAAGACCTTAGTCTCAAGTGCTTTTCTTTCTTTGTTTGTTGTAGATTCTAACCTTACTTCATATTCCCTAAGTCCAAGTATCGCACCTCTGAAACCATCAAATGCGTCGAAATTATCATCTAAGTTATACGCTAACATTTGACGTATCAAGAACAAGCATGGAATCCGTTCAAAATTTTTCTTAACACCGTTGTATTTAGGGTCTTCGCAACTAATTTCTGTTTCTTCTAAAAGCCAGTCTCTTACCATTTTTGCAAGCCTAGCTTTAGTAATCCTGTTACCTACAAGATATCCAAACGACGATATTGCTTTTTGTCTAATATTACTACCTTCGTGGTACTGAGGTGTCAATGATAGTAGATGTGCTTTATGCTTACGCACATAATGCGCTCTACAATCAGCTCCTCTGTTTTTTTCAAACCAAAGACCTTGATTAGGGTTACCGTAAAATGCTAATAACTTTTCTTGATTTTCGTAGTACTCATCTAAACCACCTAGTGGTTTATCAATATAAGAAGCTACGATAATATTCCCAGGCATTCCTTGTGCAATGTACGCTGGGTTCATAAGTATGTACGTAGCACCTACAGAACCACCTCTGTTAAAATCTTCTTCTACATAAGGGTCATGGCCTATGAACCTGTACATATCATTAGGTATGCTATTGTTAATAGTCCTAGGAAAATCATAAATAATAATAGGCCCTCTAGGATCTTTTCTTTTAGCTAAGTTCAAAGGCCAATCTAAATATGGTTCTGCGTCGTGATCTACCGCATAGCTAACTCCATTAGGCATCGTAGAATCCCACGACAACTTAACACCAGTATATAACTGACGATACTCGTTAAACATCATAAGTTGTTTTTCACGAGATTGTAGTTCTTCTATAGGCATTAACTGTTCTTCAACACCCATCCACATTTCATCTACAAAACAAGGTCTATTTATTTTCTCGTTACGTAGAATGTTAGGGTCAGCAGATTTAGCAAAGTCACTACGTCTAGCGTTAATCTTAGCTATGACCATGTTATAATCTGTATTACCATCGTGATCTTTACAATCACGTTGTATCATGTAGTTAGGTAAGAAGAACCCTATTTTACCATCTGTACCTTCTGTGCCATGTTTGTTATCACGATGTGTGATGTTATAATCTTGAGGGCTTAGAAACATTCTCTTAGCACCAAGTACCCTAGACAAGTTACCAGAAGTACCTAGATATAGTTCAGTACCAAATCTGCCATCTCTAGATAGTGTAGCTTCGTTAGCGACATGAATGTCAATAACATTAGGTACAAGACCTACTTCTTCAACAACAGATAACGAATACCTACCACCAACTGCTGCTTGTGAACCATCACCTTTGTTTAATGAATAGTTCACATGAAAAAGAGTAGAATCAGTACCCTTTTGTACCCAACGATTACCAGAACTTACTTTATACGAATGTCGATATGGGTTTTTCTTGTTAGGTGCTTCTAAGCTACCTGTCATATCTTTGAAGAGAGGACATGGTGTAAAATCATCATCTTTGTGTGTACCCCATACACCAAACTTCTTACCTAAGATAGGATCTGCTTTTGCAAGTATAGACTTATGTACTTTATTTGCTAGGTCAGAAGATTTATCCGTAACAGAAGAGCCAAGTACCATCTTAGTCGTTAGCTCACCATTAATAAAACTCTCATTATAACGTACAGCACCGTCAAAAACCAAACGATGTTCAATAATCCCAGCAGTGAAATAAGACTTACCGCCACCACGAGTACCAAAAATGATGGCATTTTTTGTTTCATTTTCATATAGCGGTGAACCAAGTGGTTTGTCATGTAATTTTTTTAAGTAAATATCTACAGGTACATATTTCTTTAATGAACCAGAAGAGCTTACGACACTGGGGTAATTACTTCGTATGTACTCTTCAGAAAACGTAGAACTGTTTAGGTATGATAAACACGAATATTCATCATCTTGCTCAAACCCTGAAAAACCAAAAGACTCTAATAGATAATACGCTATTTCCCATTCAATGTCGTCTATCCTAGGTACTTGATAGTTTGTTACTTTAGACTTTTTATCTGTTATTTCAAGTACAAAAAAGTTACCGTAAAAATATAAAAACCCAGGACAGTACCTCCACTTATCAAACATCTTACCCCATAAACCTTCAATACACCGTTTAAACTGTAGCGACCAAAACTGTGTATACTCTGGAGATAGCGGATGTAATACAGGTACTTTAGTTAAGAACTGATCTCTGTTCTCAAGTTTAACGTAGTCTGTAGATATATTCCTATCTCCAATAAAGTAATTATTCATAATCTTCTTTAGGTATTACCAGTTCTCCTTTTTCGCGTATTGTTTCTTTTCTACCACCATACACTTTAGGTGCTACAGTTTCTGTTTCAAATATCTTTCTAGCAGTTTCATACTGCTGATAAGCTTTAGCGGTATTCGCATGAAGCGCTTCTACTTTAGCCCATAGCGCTTGTACATCTTTATCTACCATAGACATAGGGTTTTTTCTAGTGCGATCAAGAAGTTCTACACGCACAAGACGTATCATTTCAGCACGCATGTTGAGCGCGTTTTCTTCTTCTTTAAGCGCTCTCGCTGCTGGTGATAAACAATGTACATTATACGCTTCAATACAACTAGCAGTAAATTCATCTTCAGGATCAAAGTTTTTGTAGTAGTTCCTGATAGAATTAAGCTTATTGCTAAGATCTAATCGATAAATCTTATTATCTTGATGTGGATCGCACCACATCCAAATAGACCACATCAACTTAGAGTCTTTAACCTTATTAAAAGGTTGTACATATTTTAACTGCGGGTTTAATTCCCAGAAGTTATCTATATCAATATTCCCTGGTCTTACAAAATCAGACATCTTTAATGATGGCGTTAATAGTAAGTAAATGCTGATCACCGTCTTCTGTAGTTACACGAATGTTTCTAGACACCGTAGTTTCTTTAATCTTAGATATCCTAAGATGTGATGGAAAATCTGGTGTTGTAAACTTAACTGTAATAAGCCTCTGTTGAAACTTAGCTACAGAACAACCGCAAGAAGATTTTAACTCCTTAATATTAGATGGACCTAGATATTCAAACTTTACGTGATGGATACTTCTAGGTTTAACTTCACCTAAGTTAGCTATCTTGTTCGACCACATCTTTTTTACATTTAATAGATGACATAAACATAGGACCTATTTCACACCCACAGTGTGTGCAAAACCCTGATCTGTAACAGTTGTTGCATTCAATAGACCTTTCTAAAAACTTAAGTATTGCGTACTTATGTATAAACCATAGAATATGGCCTTGAATAAAGTACAGTATCCTTAACGGTTCTTTAAGTACAAGTTTAAACTTGTTCATCTATGATAACTTTTATCCTATTATAAGGCATTAAACAATATCCAAAATGACGATCCCTACAAGACTTAGGTAGTTGACCAAGTCTATAGCTAGGATGCGCATACCCATACTCATAACCTACAACCTCTTGACCAAGTACTTCTGCTTTAGGTCTAATTACCTGTACAAGTGTTCCTGGTTTAAGATTTTGCTCATAGCTAGGGCACGCTACTACTACAGCTAACGAGTCAAAATCATAAGGGTTTGCAATAAGTTCACCAGGTGTATGTGAACCCTGACGTACAGATTGTACCCTTTCTTCTGACTTAATAATAAGCCCAGATTCTGTTTGAAGTGCTTCTTTAACATAAAGTCTAAGCACATAACTATCCGTAGGCTTGAGATTAGCGTACATCGGATCAAGTTCTCGTATACTTTCATTATACACTTGTTTTTCCTTAACTTCATCGTTAAGGTTTTTAAGGATGTTTTCACGTTCACTCCAGTTATAAGTTGCTTCTTCTTTACTGGTTACAAACGCAAATTGCTTAGGTTTATCCTTTTTACTTTCAATAAAATCTTGAAGCGTACTTTCTTTTAGCTTCTGATTACCTTTCATTATTTCCATCTGAAAAAAGTTTTAAATAGTATTCATTTAATCTTTGTACTTCCGCTTGTCTTTTGGGTGTGTTCATTACATATTTTTCTTGAACACGACATATCTCTTTATAATATTCAGCTAGCATCCTATACTTAGGGTACTCAGATCTTTCATACTCAAAAGAGTACCGCTTTACTTGTTTGTACCTAACGTTAAGTTTAAATATCCTACCGAGTACTAAGCCAGCTTTAATTTCATGTGGCCTATAACAATATCTTTTTACTTCTTTCCAATAATCTTTGATTACCAGTTTAATTATCTCTTCTGATAAGTTAAACTCCTGTGCTAGTATTTTCGTTATTTCCATAAGACAGTGTTATAGAGAACTTAGCTTCTTGCTCATCTTGAAAACGCTTAATTGCTTTATCTGGAATACCATATTTATCAAGCCAACCTTTATTTTTTATACGCTTGATGTGTGCAGATAAAGACTGTGTTGACATCTTAGATTTCTGAAGTATTACTCTACGCACCCTACCTTCTATAGGGCCAGGAGTACATAACACATACACGAGCAACGTCTCTTCTGTAGGCGTTAAGAGACAATCTTCTTCTACAAAAGCATTTAAGCATCTCAGTACTTGTCTATAAAATGCTTCCTTATCTGTAAAGTTCAAACTAATATTCATGACATTTGCAAATTTTTTACAAAGTTTGTTTAATTTTGTGACAAAATCAAATATATCATGAACATTTTAATCATATCTCCTTGTTTAAGACCACATGGGGGTGTTAGGTCTTTAATAGATATGTCATCTAAATTACAAGATAGAGGCCATCATGTTGTATTTCACAGTCTTGAAGCTGGTAGCGAAGATGATATGAAATGGGCTAACCTTAAGGTGTTCACTACTGTTGGTACAAACTTATACTTACTGGGATATGATGTTGTTATATGTGGTAGTCCAGTTATAGCAAATGCTATTAAAGACTATCCTGTTAAGAAGTTCTTATTCTTGCAAATGGCAGAAGAACTATTTAAACCAGGTGATACTACGTGGTACACAGAATGTATGCAAGCATATTATAGCGGTATGCCTATAATTACTATTAGTCACTGGCTAATGTACAGATTGCGTTCTATGGGCGTAAACAGCGTAATGCACTATATAGATCTTGGCGTAGATGAACAGTTTATAAATAAGAACCTAGATAGAGAATATATCCTTGTTGCTAACTGGAACGCACAGAATCCAGCTAAAGATGTAGATGCACTAGGCCCTCGTGTAGCACAGTTCCTTAAAAAGAAGTATGACGTAAAGATTGCAGCTTATGGTGCAGATCCTATGCAATGGTACACCGATATTCCAGACCTATATGTACAGGGTGCTGATACTACAGATCTTGTAGAACTTTACAACAAAAGTTTATTTACAATACAAGCTACTAAATACGACTGTAGATCTTATGTAGGTCTAGAAAGTATTAGCTGTTCTACGCCAGTGTGCAGAGCTATCATAAACGGCGATGAAGATTTACACCACTTACAAAACTCTGTACGTTGCAATTATAACATAGATGAATTATTATTCTGGGCCGATAAAATGTATTCAGATCATGAATTTTTAGAAGACCTGAGATCTGGGTGTAAACCTTTTCGATGGGACATACGTTTTCTAGAAAAAATAATTTCATTATGAGAACAATCGCATTAGTATTAGAGTACGATGAAGGTACTTGTTCTAGCGTAACTAAAGACTTTGACAAGAAAGACATCATCTACGTAGATCGCCAAGGAGTAGGTTCTATGGCAGTAGCTTTTAACGAAGCTCTACGTAAACTACCATCTTGTGATTACGTATGGTGGATTACCAACGTAGAGTTTGAACGCGGTGCTAAAGACAAGTTAATAAACGTACTTCAACAAAATGAGTTAGCTTGTGCAGTACATCCACAGTTTAACTCTGACCATCCTCACATACGATTTGGTTCCGGTAAAGTTCCATTTATAGAATTTACAGCACCTATGTTTAAAACTAACTTGTTGTTTGACGTAGGTGAAGCTGATGAAAACATGCCGTACTGGGGCTTTGACTTAGACTGGAGCTATAGGGCTAACGCTAAAGGTTACAACATGTACGTAGATCATACTTCAGAAGTTACGCACGTCTACAATAGGCACATGTTACATACTCACCCTGTGACACAAGCTAGGGCATTACTGCGTGAATACTATGACGAAGAAACTGTAGCAGCTCTTATAAATAAATACGGACAAGGTTGGAAAACAATCTTAAGTTTTAATCAAATATTTATTTAATATACTTATCTTTATTGCTATTAATAACTATTAAATTTACTTACCATGATTGATGTAAACGGTGCCGTAATTACCAAAGTAGCTACTCGCGTAGATCGTAGCATTACTGTAACTTTAGACTTTGGTGAACTTGTAAAACTTGGAGACTTTGACGGTCTCATTCAAATTCCACTACGCGTTATTTTACTTACCGAAGAAGACAACGAAAAAGTAAAAAACGATGAGTAAAATTACTACTATAATACTTGACTGTGACGGCGTACTTACACCAGCATATCAAAACGTAAGTGCAGATGGTTCCAAACAGTTTAAAACATTTAACTGTAGAGACATTAGCGCACTGCGTAGATTATCTGATTATTACAGAATTATTATCTGTACAGCAGATGAATGGCCAGGTACTAAAATTTGGGCTGAAAAAGTAGGTGTTGAATATATCTACACTAAAGCCAAGCATAAAATAGATGTAGATTGGGATAGTACTTTAATGTGTGCTGACGACTACTTCTTAGATAAAGAAGCTTTAATCTTAAGTAGACATGCTTGTATTCCTTTTGACGCTAGTATCTTATTTTACGATGTTCCAGATATACACCGCTTAGAAGTTAAAGGTGGTGACGGTATTGTAGAAGACCTTATACTAGAATACAAGCTGAAGATATAATCCTTTTTGTTGTCATGGTCAAGTGTTTAAGCCTAGGGTGTAAAAGCCCTAGGTTTTTTTATTTTAGTATAGTTAACAAAAAATGTTACGTAGTTTAGATATTTTAATATTTTTTTAAAAAAGTAGGAACTTCTGCGAACTTATGTCAAAAAAAAATTGTTCGTATTAGCATAAGACGAAGAAAAGATAATTACGGTTTTACGTGATAGTTTATAAACTAGTACACGTACTAATGTTCTCCTACTAATTCTTCATCTTATTTATCCTCCTTTGGGTGAGTACTATCTATACGCGAACGCTTTTATAGATCTTGTATCCCCGTATTACCTCTACTTAGTTTTTATACCCCCTACCTTTATCTTCTGATAAAGATCTCCCCTAGGTAGTTTGTATCTTAAAATTATATCTGATCACATATAATTTATTAGATATAGGTTGAATTATATCTGATCGCGTATAATCTTGTAGTGAGAGTTTGAGCTAAAATACAAGTCGTAATATAATATAGCTTATATATAATAGAGAGAGTTTAGGCTTCCCAATTCCAACCCCCCCTTGTACTTGTGGGCGATATTGCCCCTGTACTCTCAAAACCTTAAAGACATGAGAGCAATTGACTTCGTAAACGAAGCAATGGGCACTAGCGTCCCAAATAAGCTAGAGGTTGTAAAGGTTGCACCCGAACAGGGTGCGGTCGTCCTCAAAGACGACAAATCTTTGTACCTGGTCTCGATTCGCCATCTGGAAGAGATGGGGGATCAGATTGTTGCATCAAAGAGTGGGAACAAGATGTTCTTCAGTGGTAACTGGCGTAAAGCCAGTGCCACCTCAGAGTGGCTTCGCGCTGATGAAGCGCAAGCCAGAGTGAAGATAACCGCTAAGGATCTCTTGTAGATCCTTAGTTGGTTTTTTACAAAAACCTGACAATGAAGGAGTTGTGTAGTGTGTGTAGAGGGTATTAACCACTCAACACCATTTATCACAACTCTTTCAACTACAAAGTGATTTGAGTTTTCGCGGCTCAAATCCAGTGTTTTAAGACAAATTTTATCACTTTTAAATATTCCGGTAGCGGTACTAAATTGTATCGTTACCACATGTACCTATTTTAATCTTTTTTAAATCAGCTTATAGCTTTGGTCGGCTATAAGTGTAGATTAAGCTAGAAATTGCTGCAACATGCCCTAACGGGTGAGGGGCTAAACAAAGCTTGACCAATATCAGGATAATCTGATATTAGCTTTGTGATGCCTGTTGCAGCCAGTTGAATAGAACTGTAAAATCTATTGGTGTTTAAGCTGTTCACCTACCACAGCCAGTTATGTTTTAAGGATTATCACTTATTACATAACAAACTAATCAACTGCACTTTTTAACTTTTTTTAAGTTAATTAGTGGCTAAGAGGTAATACTCTATTATCTGTGATAAAAAGCTCACAGCGGTTGATTAGTTTTTGCACTACAGTTGTAACCTTTCCTGAGTAGCTACAGGTCTAAGGTATCTAAAAGAATCAACCTATTGAACCTTCGTTACAAAAAACTGTAGAGTTGTAGGTTCTGTAACAGTGATAGATTCTATAGGTTACAACTGAGTGCAGAGAATAAAAAACTCAATAAATTCCCAAGTTGTTGAGGGCACCAGTTTCTTTGATTAAAAACCACTCGAGTATCGAGTGTTTACTACTGTAGACAACTACAGAATCTTCAAATAGAAGACATTGTATGAATAATCAAAGTTTTAGGTGTAAAACACAATTTTTTAACCTATATAATATACTAGTATGAAAAATACTAAAACTATGATCATCGTGGTAATCACGTTTCTTATAACGTGGTTATTTTTCGCCACACTAGGGCTAATATTCAATCCTGGATTATCGTTGCGAGAAATCGCAACGAGCAACGGGATGATTATGCTCTTGATAATATTCGGGTGGATTCCACCCGTAATAGTCTTCACGGACATTAAAGAATAAACATCCTTTGATTTAGTGACGCAGTCTATGTAATGTAGCTGCGTCACCTTTTTTGTTAATCTCTTAACCTTAAAACAATGAAAAAAATAGTTAAAACGTATGCTCTTTTTGAAGGGCGTCCAGGACATAATTTACCAGCCAATGATGGCGCTCTTTGCCTGGACTTTGATTTTGCAACCAAAAAAGTTGTAAAATCAAAAAAATGGCAAGAAGCTTTGACACTAGCAAAAAATTCTGAAGTACCTGTAGAAGTACGGGTAATAATTACTGGTTTAACGCCAGCAACTACGGAATTTTTGGCTGCATTTGTTGACTGTTATACATTCAAGTCATGGGACTGGTATATGAAGCCAGAATACGACCAAAAACCTGTTTCCTTAATACTGATGCACTGGGACAAGTATACTAACACTTACTGGGAACAGCAAGTGTTTTAAGATACGAGAGCTGAGCACCTCTATAAACTGCTTATCTCAACTTTCAAAAACCTTAAAACCAGAGTAACGTACTGGTTTAAATAAATCCTCTAAAATCGTTGAGGTAATGTTATGATAAAAACTGTTAAGATACAGTATGAAATGTACAGTGAAAAAGCACAAGAAGAAATTGACAGCTTTTTAACTCCGTATCGAGAAGGATTAAGGAATTTACCGTGGCAATCTGGATACCAAATTGCGATAGAATACAAAGAATCTGAAAAATACGAACCTCTAGCTGTTGTAGCTTGGGGGTTGTGTGAAAATCATTTTGTCAGAGTAGTAATATCTATACCACCTGATGATGAAATTTACAAATCAAAAGAAATAGCTATTTCTTAATAAAAAAACCAGGTGCGCTATATAACTATTGCCTTTATAGTTATGTAGTACATCGAATAAAGGATAGGGTAGAGAATTGTCATCTCTAAAGCCTAGCTACTAAGGTCTATAAGATACGGTAGTAACCGCACCTGGTTTTTAATATTATAACATATCTAGAGAAAACTGGTAGATATGTTTTATGCACACTCACTATGGATCGCTATGTACTTAGCATCTCGTAGTTCCCAGATAAAGTGTGCAATTATAATGTAGTATAATAGAGAGTACAATACTCATGTTCTCTATGGATGTCATTGATGCTGACATACTACATTTTAGTTAAGGTGAGAATCCTTGAAAGTTTTTGCAAGTTTTTGCATGGCTTATATCTGTACTTGATACAGTATTAGTGCTTATATAAAACTTGTCGCGAAAGGTAAGCGTGATAACCTTATTAATTTCAAAAACCACGGCGTGCCAGGAGCCGGAAAAAGACCCAAGGGCATGGGCGAAGAATTATGGCTTTTGATATTTCAGGACAAAATAAGCTATCGTTTTGGGCGAGCTTTTTTACGTACAAAAATGGAAAAGAACCAGGATTTCAAATCAAGCTAAATGACCCTCGCCGCGCCGGAAACTGTGTTACTTATTACGAAGACATACCAAAAGAGCATCAAGAAATTCTTGATGGATGGTTTTTTGCCTTAGAGGCTAACCCAGAAGATTTTGAGTTAGCGATTCCGCAATACTTGGAAGATGAAATAGAAAAAATCTATTTCCTTTTTCAAGAAGAAATAGACAATGGCGGGTTTAAAACGCACATGAGGGACGGTTTTTACGCCGGACCTATTAAATTTATTGGCCAGGATTTGCACAAATTTCGCGAAACAGTGCACGACCACATTCGCGAAACGGTACGCCAATATTACGATTGGCAAATGTATCACATGAATTGGCTGGGAAACCAAAACAAAACGTATCCCGGTTTCTCTGCAAATGAAATTCATCCTAATGCCAAGATGATTCAGCAGGGTACACCAATAGCAGCATGTCGGGTGTGGTATCATCCGTGGTTCAATCGTTAATCCGTAACTGAAATAAAAATTGTACTTAGTTCTAACACAGGAAAGTTGTGTTCATTACCACCCGAACACAAGTAATATATAAGAACAGTGGATGGAGATAGTAATATCGACGAAGTTCCAAATCCTTATAGTGTTAGGCTAAGTGCAATTATTTTGTAACCTTAAAAAACAAGAAACAAATGCTAGAAGAAATCTTAGAAGAAATTTTTAATAACATGGTTCTTGTCAAAGGCGGTACATTAATGATGGGCCGCACTTCAGAACAGGGAATCAACGTTTTCCCAGGAGAACGTAATTACAGAAGTTTTGTGTATTGGGATAGGGACACAAAGCCTGTACACCAAGTAACGGTATCGGATTTCTATATTAGCAAGTATCCGGTTACGCAGAAACAGTGGCGGGAAGTTATAAAAAACAAAGCAAAGTATTTGAGAACCTGCGACAATTGTCCAGTACAATATGCAGACTGTTATAAGATTGAAAAGTTTCTGGCTAAGATAAACAAAAAAACAGGTCTGAAATATCGCTTGCCAACGGAAGCAGAGTGGGAGTTTGCAGCCCGTGGCGGTTTAAAAACCAAAGGATACAGGTACGCAGGCAGTAATAACTTGCATGAAGTTGCGTGGTATAAAGGTAATTCTGGAAATACAGTGCATCCAGTGGGGCAGAAGAAGCCCAATGAGTTGGGGCTTTACGATATGACTGGTAATGTAAGGGAATGGTGCGAAGACATAGTAGGTTATTACGAATATGATGGAACTCCTCTTCGGGCAGAACGTGGTGGTGCTTATAGTGCCAATATCATAAACTGCCGCATTGCGTCTCGCCTTGTTGTTCTTTCTTCAGGTGGCAGTGGATTTCGTTTAGCACTTACAAAGTAACTCCAAAACCTCTTCCTCGAAAGGGATAGGGCAACACAACTTCAGTGTTGGAGGTATTCAGCAGGCTGCTGGGAGTTACTTTTTTATAAACTTAAAAACTTTAAAACTTTAAAAAATGACACCATCACAATTCACTTCTAAGTATCCTTATTCATCTATTTTTCGCAGTTCAGAACACGAAACAGTTGCCATGAACATCATGGTAATCCTCAAGCGAACTGGAGATACTTTCCGCGATTTATCGTGGGAAGAATACAAAGCCGAAAGGCTTAAAGACAAGGACTTTTACGAATTTGAAAAAGAGTACTTTGAGAAAGTAGTTACTTATTGTCAAAGTGCTGAGAAGGCTAAAACATTTAGTAAGAGTTGGGAAAATTTATAATACAAGAGTATCCATGACTTACGAAGAAACTAATGACATGCACATGTTAAATCAGGTTAACCCTAATTTAACGTGCACGTGCGACGAAGAACTCAAAATTGTTTGTCAGCAATGTTTAGAAGCTGACAGAAACCTACCTGTTGATATAAACGGTAGGATTACTGAAATCAAAAAGGAAATTGCAGAAATCGAAGCCTTGAGAAAGGCTAATCGCATTTCTGCACACGACATTGAAAACGTATCAGATTTATATGAGTTTCACTTAGAGTGGAACGCTTTGCTATCTGAGTTGCGTGAAGAATTACAGTACTTAGAACAAGTACAACGTGAAACAGTTGTAGTAGACAAGCGTGATTAAATTCTAAAAAGCCGTAAAGCTGAGGGCTTTTCAGCTACTACAACAAAAAAGCGCAGTTTTTAGGGTAACGTAGGTTATTCTACTCCTCTTATTTCTGCGATGACTAAATTAAAAACTAAGAGGTACTTAACTGGGGCTTTTCACCGTTTTACTGCGGTGCGCTTTGATTTTTGCCCCATCTGATTTGCTGTTTGCGTTGGGCACTAAAAATTGGTTTCCCAACAACAGCATTATTACGTTTGAGGTCAACGAAATAAACTTGAGTACATGGTACGCCTTGTAATAGCAAGTAAGTAGTGAGTATCATTCACCAGCTAGGTGAGATAGCCTCAAACAAAATCACACAGCGATGGATGTATAAAACGCTGTTGTGATGTATAAGAGAGAGCATCCACGCCCTTATTGGGTGTAACCATTGACCCAGAAAACATAAAATAAGCAGAATCCTGCTCTGGTAACCTAATGATTTATTTTGTATTACATAACTATTTATAATATTTAAACCATGAGTATTGATTTGCGCAAACGTAAGACGATTATCGTAGTATTTACTAACAATTTTCTCACAAGTGAAAAATGCCGCAACTTAAAAAAGTATGCGTTCAACACTAGCGATGAAGTTGTGGTAAACAACACGATTACCAGCACTAAGTACAACACTGCAATGCAGGTTGTACGCGTACTTGATCGTGAGTACAAGTACTACAACCAAAGTACTGGCGAACTCAGCGATACGTACAATTCTACACAGCAATGGGAGGTCAAGACTCTCGCCATCCGTGAAGAGGATGATTCTATTGTTTACGGTAAAATCGTAGGTTAATGAAACAGAACAACGAGGGTAACAAAATTTTGTTTTGGGTACTAGCTACTACGTTAATGGTATCCATCATCTTCTTTGTAGTTGCAGTTAGCAACTACTTAATGTACAAGTAAGCGCACTATGAAAAAGAAAATTAGTGCGGCTATTATCGGAACAATCATTTACATTGTAATCTGGCTACTGTTATCTTTAATGCAAAGGTATCCTAATCAACTATCTTTTATTGATGTAATAGTCTTTGAGATAGTCACTGTAGCGAAAACAGTAGCGTGTGTAGTTGTATCAGCAATAGTAATTGAAAAAACAAGATTGCTTTAAAGAATAGGGTTTTTGAGATTATCTTAGGCAACTCCTTAACAGAAATGTTGGGAGTTGCTTTTTTATTACAGTTAAAACAACAAAAATGGAAAACATCGCGCAAAAGCTAGCTGAATTGTCTTTTGAATATTTAGTAGCAGCTAGACTTTCACTTATAAACTTCGATGTTCCAAAAGAACAAAGAGTTAGAAAAGCTACTGAGTTCTTTTTAAACTCCATTAAAGCACATAAAAATCCTATGAATTTACGTGCTTTTGCAGAGTTTTTACACGAGCAAGAATTAGTAAACGAGGCAGTTCATTACTACAGACAAATTTTATCTATGGAAGTTAACTTTACTGAAGTAGAAAAAATTGCATACGAAAAAGACATAACACTTGCAAAAGAATTTTTAAATTCTAAAGAATTGTAATGGGAACATATACAAAACCGATATGTGGAAAAACCATTATGCCTGGTATACACCAGGTTGTCAGTGGTGTCTACGATGATGGTGCATGTCAGTGTTCTGGTAACTGTGACTGCATCAGTAACAAGGGAAAGCAAATAGGTGTGCAGATTAAGTATTACAACAGACTTAGTAAGCACCCTAATGGTAAACCTAAGCTATACGATACACTGCACCAGTGTATGCAAGCGTATAACGCGTTAAAAAATAAGTCATGAAAACAAACTACCAAGTCGACGATGCAGTGCACTACATTCCTTACGAAGGATGTAGTAAAGAACACTGGGAAAAAGGAATCATTACTAAGATTGTCGTAGATGAGTTCGGTGTAGAACGCATTTACGTCAAATACTTACGTAAACAAGGTAATGAAGGTGTGTATACACAACCAATGCTCACGCCTAGAAACAGGTTACACAAAGGTTGGTTCTAAGAACTGGGACGCCGCTTATAACATTTAAGGCAGGTGTTATTTCCTAAGCGAGTGTCCCTTTATGGTCAAATAGTTTAATGGCTAAAACCTAGATAACATCTAGATACAGGTTCGATTCCTGTTTTGACCACTACTAACAAATATAAAATACAAAATCATGGAATTTATTTCAGTAAAAGAAAAAAAACCAGAAGAAAACATGTCCATTAACTTTATAACACCTAAAAATGGTGTTCAATGGGCAGGTATTTATCGCAACGGTAAGTTTTACTCAGTGTGTAAAAACACAGGAAGTGTAATAGGTAGCTTTGTGTTAGCTCACAAAGATTCTAACTGGTATGGTTCTGAAATCAAAGATGTCTCTAAATGGGCATATATTCCAAACCCTTACTTAGTTGAGAATGTAATTATTGAATCATAAAAGCGTAATCATGAAAAACATCATCCTGTTTGTATTCATGCTAATTTCTATAACTGTACACGCACAAACGCGTGATACGATTAAAGAAGTGATGCCTGTGTCATTTTTGATTTTGACACATAAATACCATTTTGAAAATATTTATTCACCTAAATTAATTTACAATGAACGAAAGAAACAACACAAAATGGAGCGAAGAAGAAGACGCCTATCTTCTAAGTTTGATTCAAACTGAATCAAGCCACGTAGTTCTTTTAAACAAAGCTTGCTTAAAGCTTAAAAGGACAAAAGGCGCTGTAAACTCACGAGTTACAACGATTAAGAAAAGGATTACAGAAACTATTTTTCCTAAATCGGAAGAAAAACCACCTGAGAAAACTGCAGTAACAGAAGTATTTGAATTGCCGTTTACTCCTAAAAAAAGTAAGTTCAAGGTAAAGCCATTTACAGTAAGTGAATCTGACGGTAAAATCGTCATTCACTTTGAGATCAACATGAAGTAATTTCTTATTTATTCAATCACTGTTTAATTTAAAACCATGTCACAAACCGCAAAGACTCAGCTCGATCAATTACTTGAGACTGGGAAAGCTACTAAGCCCTATATCAGGGCTATTTTTTACCAAGACAACCGCGCTCGTGGAGGAAAAGCTGGTTACAGGGCCACCATTGTGCAGCAATCACCCGCAAAAGCATCTGCACCGTCGCAAAACTCTTTACTCCGCGTAGCTCTAGGTATCAATGCCTGGGTTACCAACACCGCAATCATTACCTTAAACGAGAAGGTGATTCGCGAGAAGTTCCCAAACTGGGACGGGAAAAACATCTTCTTTGTTAGCCAAAATCTCAACGGCTCTTCTGTAGATTCTAACATCGAAGGTGATTACACTGTTGTAGACAAGGCTCTTTCTGCAGATGAGTTCTTTGGCGTAGAAAATGACGAGACTACTATTGTAGTCATCGAGAGCTTCACACCAAACCCGTACAGGGTAAACATGGCTCCTGTTCTGAATCCTGTAAGCAGGCAACCTGTAAAAGTACTGACACCGGAAGGTAACAGTGCACCTTATTACAGGCACACTGAGATTCGTCTCGTATCTGAGCTTCATGGCCTCGAGAACCAAAGCATCCAGCAGTACGTTGAGAAAGTGAAGAATGGTGACAAAGCTCACATTTTACTGCCTTCTCAAGTTGTGCAAATGGCCAGCAATGACGCTTCACTTGAAGTTTTGACTTCACTCATGGAAGATCCATACACTGTGCCAAGTGTATTGACCAACTCTGTGAATGCGGCAAAGCTTGAAGAAGCAGAGATTACGCTGCTTACAGGAATCAAGTAACAAGTCTCTCACAATTGAGTGTATTTAGGGGTAGCTTGAAATATAGCTACCCTTTTTCTTAACCTTAGAATAAAATAATTATGGAACCATATAATCACGAAGCTAGAGGTATTTTTGATGCTTGTGGTATTGACGAACAAAACTTCAAAGAGAGAATTGAAGGTAAAAACATGCTTCAGTACTTTCCTTTATTCAACGAAAGAGAACTTGCACTTATGTTGAGTAATGACGTTGTCGGCATGTTTAACGACGATAAAACAGCGATAATGTGTTTTGCACGACCACACACGCGTATTAAACAATTCGCAATCAATCGTGTAAAAAAACATTACGATGTAGAAAGTATTGTAGAAAACTTAGATTTATTATCAGAAGACATACGCATAAATAAGTTTGCTGCATGGCATACTTGGATTGTGCTGTGTTACGGGTTAATCCGTAGACGTTCATACGCAGTTAAATTTATCGAAGAAACCTACAGTAAAAGTGAGATATACATCTTACTTTTATTTAAGCATAGGATGAAAATAGAAGTTATGCAAAGTGAAGAAGGAAACTTAGCTAAGATGTTAGAAATCCTAGCTAAAACTGCTTCTAATGACGGCATAGCGCTTGCGCCAATAGATTTTAACGGTAAAGTGGAAAAAGACGAGAAATACGATATCTTGAAAATTCAAGACGATTTCACGGATCGTATGATTGTGCAAAATGATCCTACGCATAGATTGCTGTATAGTACAGCAAACTCTATTGCACAAATCTATGGTGTTTCAGAAGAATCTGTATCTGAAATAAAAAAAGAAGCTAAAAATGTCAAGAAGTTTATACACACTGTAAGCAATCTTAAGCTTACTGATACAGAAAGAGCTGTACTTTACAGCGCAGCTATAGATTCGTTTGAAATCGAAAGCATGTGCTGTAATATACAAGTTACAATGCCTTCGTTGTTATCGTATTACCAACACACCGATAAGAAAAAAAGAATCTGGTGTGATGAAATATTTGCGTACGACTCTGTTGAACGTGTGCAATGGTTTATTGACAACAATATTACACTAGAGGATATAGAACACATTGCACGTATCTATCATCCTGAATACGAATATCTGTAAGAATTAGTTTTGACTGTAGTTTTGTGAGAGGGTCGTAAAAGATCCTCTCACTTTTATCAGAAATCTGTTTAATTTTGAAAAAAAAATTAAAAAACATGGAAATTAAACAGATTAGTGACGTGCTTTTAGAAGTACGCATACCATACGGAGAAGATGCACTGTTCTTTTTAGGCAGTGATTTTCACTATGACAACCCTAAATGTCAACGTGATAAACTACATAAGCATTTAGACTATGTAGCAGAGCGCAACGGTAGGATATTTGTGTTTGGTGACTTCTTTTGCATGATGCAAGGGAAATACGATCCTAGGTCTAGTAAAAAAGATATTAGACCAGAACACAATACTCCTAATTACATAGATGCTGTAATAGAAGATACAGTAGCTAAATTAATGGACTATCCTATAGCGTTAGTTTCTAAAGGTAATCATGAAAATTCTATATTAAACAGATTAGAAACTGATGTTATCAAAAGATTTGTAGATGTCTCAAATCTATATAAAACTCCAGAACATAAAGTATATGCTGGAGGTTACCACGGTTTTATTAAGTTTGTACTACACCGTAATGGAGCTAATGTAAAAACATACATGCTTTATTATCATCACGGTCTTTGGGGAGGTGTAGTAATGAAAGGGTTTCAAGCTAACAGTAGATACGGTGCTGTAACAGACGCTGACTTTGTTGTTAGTGGTCATACACACGATAGACACTTAGCTGAAATTATTAGATATGACGTAACAAAAACTGGAACATTGCTGACAAAACCACAGTATTTTATTAAATCAGGTACATATAAAGAAGAATATACTGTGAGCAATGGATGGGCTATAGAAAAATTAGCTATACCTAAAAACATAGGAGGCTGGTATTTAGAAATAAAAGGTACTGATCGTGACAACATTTCTATCAAAATAAACATGAGTTAACATGAAAGCACCACGCGCACTTTACAACGGTGAAGTATCTTACAAAGATGCTAAACCAAACACTGCAGGTAAATACCGTGCACACTACTACAAACTAAAAGTGTGGATCGCAGAACCTGTAGAAGAAGGTATTGCACAACTAGAACCGGATACGATTATGCGTATCCGTGATTACAAAGGGCACACCGAAGAAGTATTCGCTAAAGAACTGATATTTTCTAACAACTAAACTTAGTATTTATGAATGTATATGAAATTGTAGCAACTATTATTTTGCTAGTAGTAGTTGTTTTTCCAATAATATACTCAACTGTTATTAACTGGAATGACAACAGCGATAATTAACTAATATTTTCTAACAATTAAATTTTATATCATGAAACAGAAAATTCGTGTAAACGTCAAGCACCCTGAAACTGGTAAGCGTGTTACTGCAGTTACTACTGGTAAAGGAAAAGGCTTTGACTCTGAAGTGAAAACTGCAGATGGCAAGACCACTACAATCCGTGAAGGTAACGGAAAGATGATTTGGAAAAACGAAAAAAAGTAATTACTAATCTGAAAAACTACAGATCATGACACTCCGAAATGAATCTACTATTATGAACATTGTCAAATACTGGAAGCATATCTTACCTCATGTAAATGAAGTTACAGAGTATGTAACACCAGAAGGTATCCTGGAGGCTCACACGGTCTCCAGGAGCTTGTCTGATGCAGAAGCGGTGTTCTACCTTACCGTGTGCAATGAGGAGCTTTACGAGCACTATGTGAGGCTCTGGAAGGATTCCAAAGAAGAAAGAGCACGCACGCACATGTTACTAGCTGCTAAACGCAAGCTGGTGAAATTGAATTACGCTGCCACCAAAAAGAAGATGAAACTATGAAGATGAAAGTACTTCAGATTGGGAACTTTTTGTTCCCTTTCGACTTTGCACTGAGGGTACTAAAGGCTAAGTACAAGGAAGATCTTGATGACATGTTCATAGATCTTCCTGTACTTAACAATGATTTTATCAGAGAAATCTGGAAAGATGTAACACCAATTACGTTTTCTGAACTCTCTGATTTTAAGTCACTGTTCCCTAATTTACGGGCAGAACAAGCTTCTGCTAAACGCCAAGCACTGTTCAGGTTTTTACCGTTTTCTACTATCTTTGCTGATGCAGAAATTGTAGATGAGCGTACTGTAGAAACTAAGCAGAAAGACTCTACGATTACGAACCACTACATTCTCAGAAGGAGGCCTATTAAAGAGGTATTCCCTGAGATGCGTGAACCTGCAATCAACGGTAAAAAGGTAACACACGTGTATGCTGTACAAGTATTCGACGTACACTTTGGTACACCGTATTTCTTGATGGTGCCGCACACTGAAAAATTCTGCAAAAAAGGCAGCTATGATGCTGCAGCAGCAGTAGCATGGGCTTTTAGAACTAGGATACCACTTGAGCACATTAAGTGTATACGCCGTCAAGGTGAAGTTATTATCACTACGATTAAACCAGAATATGTAGGTAAACCGTGGTTAGATTCACCGTACCACATGAACAAAGAGGATTTCTTTAAACTTATTGTTGAACAATCTTAAATTCGTTATCATGAACGAGATCGTAACCGTTACGCCAGGGAGTGCTGAAAAGCACGTCCTTGAAGGCGACTACATTGTAGTACGCGATGATTTCAAACCAAATTTCAAGGCACCTGTAGGGTTTACAATGCCTACTCCTATTCCTTCGGATAGGGGTAACATTGTTGCCTTTGTGGTACCAGAAGGTAAAAAAGCTTTTCTCAAGCATCCAGTGCATCCAACTGTAGAACTGGAGCCGGATCTTCACATTTCTTCTATCCAGATTGAGTACAACCCACTTGGCGAAGGAGAGGATTCGATCAGCGATGCCTGGGACTAAGAGTCTTATTTCATTACGTCTTTGGAGAGGGGAGTTAATACTCCCTTCTCTTTTTAACTAAAATCACAATCATGACTGTAGAAGAGTTTAAGAAGCAAGTTCAACAGAAATCTTCTTTTTCACCTAAAGACTTTGGTAAATGGTATGCACAAGCATTACCTAAAATGCGTGCACATTTCAATACACCAGAGCTTGAAGAAGTACACCGCAATGCTATTGCAACTATCAATGTGGTCAACAGAAAACCTGTAGAACCGTTTGTAGTTGCTGTAGCTACATCACAACGTGCATTTGAGCAAAAGACTATCAGCGACAAGGACATCGACTTAGGTACTTTTGTACCACTACCAGCAGAATGTTTTCCACTTGTAGCATCAGCAGATACCGTAGTTACGTTCAACCAGTTTGACGCGTTCTGTTACATGACAGGACGAGATCTCGCTAATGATCAAAACTATGGTCGAGATGATCGCCCAGCGATTAATCTTGAGATCTTGAACGCAATCGCATACATCAACTGGCTCAACGATATGCACGGTAAACCAATGCCGTATATCATGAAAGAATACAATGGTCAGTGGTGGTTCTGGTATAATCCAGCTATCAAAGGTCACGCTGTATTCTTGTTTCCTACAAAAGCCGAATGGACTATCATTGCTGCAGATCATGCTGAGAACTTGGACACTCGAACAGATATTCAAGAGATTGCATGGACTACTGCAGAAATGGGCGGAAAAACACAACCTGTAAAGAAGAAAAAACCAAACAAGTACGGTATTTACGATACTGTAGGCAATGTGTGGAAAATGGCTGTTCCAGATAACTTGCCCTATATGGACGAGGATATCTGGAAGGATAAGTTTCCAAAAGAAGAGTACATGTCTAATGTCTTTTTCTATTGACACAAACATGAAAAAGTATTACATTGTGACCGAAAAAGGTAAACGCATCTTAGAAGCTGATAGCATCGAAGCTATTAAAGAAAGCTTACCTAATCACGGCGCGTTTTACTTAGAAACAGTGTGTACTGTTACTGGAAAAAAGACTAAAGAACGTATCTGGAAAAACAAGTGACTCCTTATACTTTGATTCACTATGTACCAGGGCTTGAAATATAGCCCTGGTTTTTTGTCTAATTTAATAAACAAAACATTATGGAAGAAGAAAAGCAAATTTTTACTTTTTTTATTGGTGCTGGTGTCGTACATATTGAAGCTTCTAGTAAAGATGAAGCTGAGATTAAGATACGAGAAATCTACCCAGGTTTAGAACCAGAACTTGCAGAAATTGCATAATCCACGATGCCCTTGTAAACCAAGGGCATTTGTGTTTAATATACCTACCTATGAAAATGGAAGTTTTGTACATAACGCAGCAAAATAAACTTTATTCATATATATTACTACCTGATGAAATTAGCATACCTGTAACAGTTAAAACCATGTTATGAAAACTACAATTTTGTTTGCTGATATTAAAGTGTACAGTAGATTATTATCTATATCTAAGCTAACTGCTTTTGCAATATTAAAACACATACCTATCTATGTACTTATTTATAATGTACTCACTGCATGATGAGTGCCCTAAATCAAAGAGATTTTTAAAAATTGATTTTTGTTATTTATCGATATTAAAACTGGTGCCATGAACTACTTAGGAGTACTTGAGATATCAAACTTTAAATCTACAGATGGTAATATAATATTACATCGACATATAGGTACAGGTTTATTGATGCATTTCTGGGCTGTAATAAAATACAGAAAATGAACACACTCAGATTATTGTTAGATATACGTGACAATGGTATAGATGTATATCTCACAGGTAGAGGTAATTACATGCTTCATTACAATATCTTATTAAAATATAAGCTATGAGCAATGTTTATATAGTATTAATATTCAAAAACAGCTTTACACTTTTGACAATCAACTTTGCGGAAATACCTATAGTGGTAGATCACACTTTTAAAGATCGTAATTACTTTTTTTTGTGCAAAAACATAAGCTGTGAACAATGTCGATTTAATATTTATAGATACTGTACGTACGCACTTTACTACATGGAAAGGGCCGTTAAACTACACAACTACTAAGAAGAAAGTAATAATTGTACAAAAGTATAAGCTATGAGGTTTATTGAAATGACACTTGTTAAAGACGAGTTTGTATGTACTTTAACAGACCACGCACTTGAGATATTACAGCTAGATAATGTACCACCTTATTCTGCTTATTTTACGTTAAAACTAGTTTTATGAGAACAGTACCGCTTTTTAAAAACGATAAATATTCTCACAACGTACGATTGCTAACAAGTATGATATCAATAAAAACATTAATCATATTAAAAGTAATACCGTGGAAACAAAACACATAATTGCATACGTACCACCTGTAAATGATTGGACACTTCCAAAAAACTACGTAATGAACGCATCTCACCAAAGTCGTGGACATTTGTTTATATTAAAACTTATATCATGAAGTTTATAGACTTAATGATGTACAGAGCAGTTACTACACCGTACATAAATAACTACATGACTATACGTTTACACGAAGCTGTAGATTATTTAAACTTGAATCACAACGCAAGTAATTTTGGAGCTATTGTAAAACACATACCATGACAGCGATTTTAAGTATTGGAGAATCTAATTTTAAACACAATTACAAATCTGGTGAAGCAGGATTTTCTTTATTTTTTATTTTAAAATACAAACCATGAAATTTGTAGGATTTGTACAAACTATGCAACCTGACATAGTACTTAAAATAGATCTTAAAACCTATGTCATTACTGTACTTAGATTTAGAATTAACTTAAAACACATACAATGATTATAACACACAGTGTCGTAGGCACTAACCTTAAAAATGACAGAAGATCTGGTAAAGCTGGATTATGTTTATTTGCTATCATAAAAAATGCAGAATGAAGTTGTTATACATTTTATGGGTCGACAGCCCTAGAGTAAAATTAAAAATAACTTACGCAGGTACATCTTTTTTAACCATCAATAAAATATCTGTATGAGAGCTTTATTAAACTACACTAGAGGTGGTCATAAAATCCATCCTGAATTAAAACATCCGCACAATAGGGATATTGCTGTACTTGTAATAAAATACGTACAATGAGCGTAAAGAAAGTATACGAACTAGACTGGAGATTTTATTCACACTCGTATTTGACACAACAGTTTATTGTAACTCTTAAAACGCTTGTATGAAAGCTTCATTAGATTACACTTTTGATAGTTATAGACTTCACGATATCTATAGATTTCACACTGAATCAAAACATGCACCTAACATAGATATTACTGTATTCGTATTAAAATATGTACCATGATAGCATTTATGACGTTTTACGTAAACCTCCCTATATCAAATCCAATGTATGATGCTGATCGCAAAATAAGTAAGCCTACTGTATTACCTTTAATTATTGTAAAACAGATATCGTGAAAGTAGAAACTGGTTGGAATTATATTACAGATGCATTTCTTGAACCTTATATTATTAAATACGCTTTCTTTAAACCTAACTTTAGGCTTATAAAAAAGTATATGTTATGCAAGTAGAACATAGGGATTGGGAATACATCTTACTAGATAATGATGTGTTTACTCCATCTTATATCAACTGTGCACATCTTAAGGTTATTTTACAGTTAGCAAATAAGTACATGTTATGAAATTTACAGACTTAACAATGTGGGTACACAGTATAGATTGTAAACTGTATTTAGATTACTTAGCATTTAGTAATTGTAGCTACGTCAAGAATGATTTTATTTTTATGGTTAAATACATGTGATGGAAATAGCACATTTTACAATGTTAGATCTATGTATGCCTATTGGTACACACGATAACAAGCATTTACTGGATAGACTAGAAAAAACAAAACTTGAAGATAAAGATTTCTTAATTGTATTGAGATGGAATGTACAAAAACATTAGTTACTGCGCACTCGTGTTTATTGAGCGTGTTAAAATATTCTACTAACCTAAACGATGATTTTATAATCACGTTAAAACTAATATTGTGGACACAAAATACATAACACTTGTAGATCACATATTCTATGGAGAAGATAGTATTTTAATTACAATGAAAATATTATGGACGTAACAACATACGTAATATATTCTTGCAAACTAGTAGACAAAGATCGTGGTTTAATACCATTTTTTGACGATGATTTTCTAGTTATGATAAAGTTTATACTATGAACACGATACACTTAGTTCTTGGAACACATATTATAAATGCACCTGAAGTGTACGATTTTATTCAAGATGATTTATCAATAATATTAAAACTAATGTTATGAACACATGGGCATATGAACACACATACAGTTGTATTTCTGTGCACGAACTAGGACATAGTGGAGATGAATCCTTTTCGATTACTTTAAAGTTGATACCATGAAAACTTACTCATATGGATATACAGCCGCTTATTTGACTGTAATGATACTAGGATACAGCGGTCGCGAGGGCTTTTCTATTATTTTAAAACATATACAATGACAGTTGTAATTATCGATTGTTCAAGTACACGTTGTGATGATTTTGTAAGAAATATTGAGATAGATATAAAACGTATAAAAATTACTGTAATATTAAAACAAACATCATGAAGAATATTGAAATACAAATTGATTTTTACAGATACTTGCGCATAAACTTATGTAACCCAGGAAATACTGTACGCAGATTGTATGCTACATTAAAACAAATACCATGTTAGCAGTAATATTTGTACGCAATCCTGCAGCTTACAAGAGTAGGGTAGAAGCAAATCTTGTAGCTGATATTGTGTACGAGGATAGGTTTCAACTTATTTTAAAACATATGTAATGAAATCAATACACTTCTGGCTTCTTAAAACTTATCGCAGAAAATTTACACCTTTGAAAAAAACGCTTAAAACACAAGAAAGAATCACATCTTATGATAGATTTCAACTTATCTTAAAACACGTACCATGAGAAATTTAATTGCGATTTTATTTAATCACAGTCGCACAAAAATAAAATACACTTATCTACATGGTTTACGTGAACCAGTATGTCATGGGTTTAGTATAACATTAAAACAAATACTATGATGTCTTTACTTGCTATGTACCCAGAGTTTAGAAACATGGGTAAGAACATTATTCAATATTTACCTGAGAATATATCTGAAATAGACAGATTTATTTTTACACTAAAGTTTATACCATGATGTATTTAACAGCTATATATCCAGATTTTAGAGGTATGGGTAAAAGTGTTATTCAATACATACACAACAATATGACAGAAAGAGATAGGTTTATTTTAATGTTAAAATTTCTACGGCAATGATGTATTATAACACGCTTGTACAAGCTAATTACGAACTCAGGTTTCCTAATAGAAATATATTAGACCTTACACTAGACATTGGATTTAGAATTGTAGTAAAACATATACGATGCAGATAAGTAAAATATCTACTATGGAACAAAGCTATACGTTCTACGTGCCTAAATGCTATCCAGCTATAACGATAGAGTATCATCTACACGCGTTTATCACAATGCTTAAATACTACTGACATGATAATGGAGTTTAAATTTCACGTACCTGGTCAACTTTTTGTACCATTTAACTACAATTTAGGTTCAAATCTTGTGCTAATTAAACAGCTATGAACATATTCTTTATTATGCAAGAAGTTTTTGTTCACAAAATCAAGTTTGGTGGAACTAAGTTGCACTTTATTGTATCACAAACGTATAAACTGTAAACTATGGAATTTGAAGTTGACGATTTTTATTATCAGTATTACTACTGCTCTAAAAAAGAAAAGTACTGTGATGCAGATTTTGACAATGTAAATACTATTTATTTAATCGTATTTAAACAAAAATGAATATAGCTAAATCTTTTTATTTATTTGACAAGAATAATGTTTATATACTGTATAGAACATTTACGTATACAGCCGCGTACACTTTAATAACTACAAAATATGTGGAGTGAAGAAATAGATTACACACGTGCTCGTATAAGTAGAAAGCTTATGTGGAAACCTTATTATGATCACTACTTAAAAATAATTGTAAAATGCATGTGATAAAAATATGGTATCATGCGCACAACATGCCCTATCATGTACCTACTATTATAAATGCTTATCAACAACTAATTGTAAAATGCCTGTAGTAAAGATAAAATATCACGTATACACCATGATGTTTTACACACCTACTGTTAGAAATACTTATCAACTAATTGTAAAATTTCACCAATGCCAACAGAAAGATTAAACAGATACCACATACAACCTGTACACACTTTTATATCAGGAGAAATGTTTAATACTAAATATTTGTTAACAATTAAATACATATAACCATGGATAATTTCGCAAAAATAATTTTAGGGTTTTTGTTTATCGTAAGCTTTATTCTAGTGTTTGCTTACACGATGGCCTACGTAGAATACAAAAAAGATCAACGTAAGTCTAAAAACAAATACAAATGACCACGTTAATGTTTAGGTTCACAAACTACTCTGCTGGTTGTAAAGAACTATACAAAGCTTCTACTTGGCCATTTGTTTTTCACGATTGCTGTCTAAAATTTATTGTATGAGGTGTACTACATTGTATAATGTAAGTTTTTTTGGTTCAAAGAAACTTATACGATTTGAAGATACTGCAGAAAAACTTGACGTTGACATTAGGTTAATCGCAAAATACATGTTATGGAAATAAACGATCGTTTATACGACATTATATTAGACTACGCAATTGGTAACAGCTACGAGATGATAACCACGTATGCTGAACATTACAAAAGAAAGAATTACATAACTTTATTAAAATACATGTAATGGAGCTATCTGATTTAAGATTAACAAGGGCACAAGACTTTTGCTTCAGAAACGCTAATGAAAATAGAGTCGATGTAAAAGCCTTGTTGAAATACATGGTATGCAAGTAATTAATATAGTTGTCAAATGCCAGAATTTTCACTTTAACTTTCATATCGCTAAAGTAAATACTGTTAGAACTAAGTATTTGTTAACACTTAAGCACACGGTATGCTGATAAGAGGAATTTCAACAATGTTTCCGTATCAATATTACACTAGTGCAGTTAAAATAGACGCTGCTTCAAAAATATTTATATTAATAAATAAGTTAATATGTTGATATTTAAAAGTATGCAGTGGGTACATCCTACTTTTCACTGTAGTTTAGTATACGAATATAACTATTGCGGTTTAGTTCAAAAATTACAATAGATGAATATATACAGCATTCACATGAATAAGAAATACTGGTGGTCTATGAAACGACGAACTGTATTCTTGCTGGTAAAGACTTCTATTTTCTACATTCAAAAACTACAGCAATGGAATTAAACAAACTTAAGTTTATACTTGGTTTAGATTTAAACCACGTGATAAGAGATTCTTTTAATTACGCTAAGTCTGACCACAGTGCTATGACGGCAACGTTAAAGTTTAAAACATGAAACTTATAACGTTTTATTACCACATGCACGTGCACCTTAGAATAGAAAACAATTTAACAAACAGTTCTTACTTTTTAATACTAAGATATGCAAGTGTACTATTTACATTGGCTAATTACCCCTAAAGATGAAAACTGCGATTTGTACGAACAACCCGGTGGGTTAACGGTACTTATCGCACGCAAATAAGGCTATTTATTTATTTACTCATAAACACTTTATCATGACTAAAAAAGTCAAAGAAGTTCAAGTTGCAGCAGGTCTTGAGTTTATCAAAGATCTCTTCAACGCAGTGAAGCCTAGCGGCTACAAGTCAAGAGTTGATCAGAACTCAAAAGAACCTCTGTATCACGACCATCCACACATCTTGTTACCAAGAGGTATGGACTACTTACAAGCATCAGAAACACTGATTGCGCAGTATGAGCACGAAGAAAGCATTACTACCGTAGCACAAAGTTACTCCAACTTTTTCTTGAACGATTTCTTGCTTACCGTAAACCGCGTGCTTACCAAAACTATTGGTAAGTTCATCGAATCGCCACGTGATTACACTGGTGATCGTACGCAATCTACGTACATGCAAATTCCTATTGGTTTTGATGACCAGGGTAACAAGATCGAAGAATCTGCGTTCATCGGCTCTATGGTTATCAAGGTGTGGGATGATGCTATCCTTACGTTGACACCAAGTGCTATTGGTATCCGGTGTAAGAACAGGTACAAGAAAACAGCAGAAGCATTCCTGAGCAACATCGGCAAAGAAGTTGCTACCAACAAGGTGATGCAAGGTAAAGCTGTTACTATTGAACAATTGCGTTCTGGTTTGCTTATGCACCCTATCAACCTCAAGGTAGCTAAGAACATCGTGCTTAGCCGTGATACCAACGTCACGATTACGAACCTGATTCTTCCGTATGTGAAACTTCACAACAAGAAGTCTCAGAAGATGTTGTTCTATGGCCCTTACGGTACGGGTAAAACAGAAACTGCCATTCGTCTTGGTAAAGAATCTATTGATGCTGGTAGAACATTCTTTTATCTGCACAACTCTAACCAACTCGAAACTCTTCTTCCATACTTGGAGAACTATGGTTACTCTACAGTGTTTGCAGAAGACATTGACGATGTTCTCGGTGGCGAGCGTAACTCGGATATGAACGATATCCTTAATACTATCGATGGCCAAAGCTTGAAGAATACCGATGTTATCTTTGTGTTTACTACAAACAACATCGATCGTATTCATCAGAGCTTCCGTCGCAGTGGCAGGATTGACTTCATCGTGGAGTTTCCGTATTGCACCAAAGAGATGTCTAAAACCATCATGGACCTCAACTTGGATCACATCGCTGGCTTTGAGAACATCGACACCGAGAAGCTTGCAAATCGTTTGCCAGAAAACATCGCTGGCTCAGAAGTTACTCAGTTGTGCAAGCGTCTGATCTTGGCTGCTGAAGAACTCAACATTGAACTTACCGAAGATTTCATCGAAGCAAACATTTCTCAGATCACGCAGCACAATGCGTTTATTCACAAAGATCAGGAGAAACCTGCTGGCCTTGAGTACTACGCAGGTAAGGTTATGCACACTGTTCTTCAGAAGGCTGCGCCTGGTATCATTGCTGAGTATTCATCTGAGGATTACAAGGGTTGATTTATTGGAGGTAATTCACTAACTTTACGTATATGTTAGTGGGTACCTACCTATAATCGACTAGGTATCAATACTGTTTGGGTTAGGGTAACACCTAACTCAAACAGTTTTTTTGTCTAAGGCAAGGTGTAAGTACCTTGTTATTGTTTCACCAAATACATAATGATGAAATTATGTTTATGGTTTACGTTAATGTTCGTGTCTCCAGAACCTATTTATGTAGCATACGGTGACACAATTACAGTATCAGCAAAGTCTTGTGACGATTTACAACTACTTGCAAGACTTGTTTACTGCGAAGCTGGTAATCAACCTATGGTCGGTAAACTAGCAGTAGCACAAGTTGTTGTAAACAGGCAGAAATATTTTTCAAAATTAGGTGTGAAAACTAGTATTCGTTCCGTAATATTGTCTAAAGGACAATTTGACGGTGTAAGCACTAAATACTTTCATCAAAAACCTAATCAAGAATCTTATGACGCTGCGTTTAGAGTACTGGTCATGGAAGAGAAAGTTCTACCAGAAACAGTATTGTATTTTGCAAACGAAAAAATTGCAACTGACAAGAAATGGTTAAGGACTATTAAAAATGAAAAAGTAGTTACGTATCATGACCACACCTTCTATGATTCAAAACATGCCATACGTTTATACGCAACTCTGTAATGCTACTAGAGTTGGGTTAGACGTTGAGTGCTTTGTAAATTTCTTTTGCGTGGGTGTTACTGATTTTAACGGTAGCACCCACGTTTTTATTTACGATAAGTACCAAGACGATAGGCAGTTACTTATACATTACCTAAACTTATTAGATCAGAAAAGAACTGAAGTAGTTACGTTTAACGGTGTACACTACGATTGTCCTGTGCTAAACTACGTGCGTCTTAACCCAGAAGCTAATAACGAAGACATTAAGATGTTTTCAGACTTAGTGATTACAGATGACACTTGGTTTATGAACGAAGATTACAAGAAGTATAAGTGGCATCACAAGTGGCACGACATTGACTTATTTACGTACTGGTCTAGAATGCTGCGTATCACCAAAAAAATAAGCTTAAAAGGCTTAGCTGTGCAGTTACGTTATCCTGTTATTCAAGAGTTACCTATTAAACCAGATCAACCTGTACAGGATGATATGCGAATGAAGCTATTGGAATATAACGCAGTTCACGACTTAGGTATTTTAAGGTATCTGCTTACTAAAAAGTTTAACTGGCAAGGTAAATCTACTACGTTTCCTGAAATGATAGATCTACGTAAAGCAGCAATACAAAAGTATGGGTTTAACAAATCTATACTTAGTGCAGATGCTGTTAAACTAGGTCTTAACGTAGCACTTAAACTTACCGACGCGCCTATATCTGAACCTAGGGACTTTAATTTCTTCTATGAAGTCGTAGACAATCGCATCAAATTCAAATCACACGAACTTAAAGTACTACTTACTCAAGTCAACAAGCATCACCGTAAAAAACCTTTGCATCTTAACGTGACATTAGCTGGTGTGCAGTTTGAACTTAAGCAAGGTGGCTTGCATAGTAAAAATAAACCAGCTACATATCGTAATAAACCAGGGTATATTTTTCATTCTTTAGATGTCGCTGGTTATTACCCTGCACTAGCTGAAACGTTACAGTGTAAGTTATACGAGCAATTAGGTTACATCCGTAAAGAAAGACTTAAACTTAAACATTCTGGTCAAGGTAAATCACCAGAAGCTAACTTGCTTAAGTTAGCAGCTAATGGTACTATCGGTAACTTTAACCAAGAAAACTCACCAGTGTATGACCCATACAGTTTCTTTAGGATTACTATTAACGGTCAACTGTTTTTGTTGATGTTACTGGAAGAAGCTATCAGCTTAGGTTGTGAACCTATTATGGCTAACACTGACGGTTTTGAGCTTTATGTACCTGAACATAAGTTTGACGAGTTCATGGCTAAATGCAAAGAATGGGAAGAGTACACTGGCTTTGAATTAGAACATTTTAAATACAATACGCTTTATATGCTTAATGTGAACAGCTATTTAGGCGTATTTGAAGATGGTTCTATCAAAGAAAAAGGTTGGTTTGTTACTGACCCAGACTTAGGTAATAAGGTGGACTTTTTAGCAGTACCTAAAGCAGTACAAAATTATTTAGTCAATACCACACCTTTACAAGATACTTTTGATAGGTGTTGTATCTACGATTTCTGTGGTGCGCAAAAGATAGATAAGTCTTACACGATGTACCTGGGTGATGAGCAATTACCACAGCGTCTAAATGTGTATTATGTTTCTAAAGATGGAAACTTTTTGTTTAAAGAGCGTCAAGGTAAGAAACATGCGTTAGGTAATATCAAATCTACTAAGGTTACGATATTTAATAAGTATGTTAAAGGTCCTTACAACATAGACTACAATTTTTACAAACGTAAAGCAGAAGAAATACTTACAGACCTTGGTTTAATACAAAACCAACTAACGCTATTTATATGAACTTAATGTACATGGAGCTTAAAGCTATAGCTGACACATACCCTGAGAATATATTACTTGTCTGGGTATTAGATCCAGATTATTTTGCTGAAGCACTGGATGTTGTCGAAGATTTAGACGACGAAGACGGTGTGGAAAGACTTATAGCTGAATGTAAAATAGCTTTTTACATATCTGCACAAGAAGGTTTTTATACTGGAGAACCTGTGTCTAGGGTTGAAGACCTCTTGTATTCAGATATGTTGTTTTGCTCTATGTACGAAGACGATGACGGACAAATGTATGTTTTTTACAAAGAAAATCATGACAACTAATGTTTACTAAAAACTTTGAGTATCTAACTCAGATACAAGACAAAGCTGTAGAGCTTATTAAAGAATACAAACGTATCTTTTTAAACTGGGAAACTGGTGTTGGTAAAACATTACCTGCGCTTAAAGCACCTAAAGAAATTGGTGGCACTTGGCTTTGGGTAATGTCACAGAACGTTCAAGAAAAAAACATCATAGAAGAATGTAAAAAGTTTAACTTAAAGCCTTCTTTTGTGTTTGTTAATTACCGTTCTTTATATAAGTACGAGAACCATACGTTTAAAGGTATCGTCTTAGACGAATGTCATAGGTTAACACCAGAGTCAGCTAAAGATTTACGTAAGATCAAGTTTGAGTACTGTATTTGCTTGTCTGCTTCTATCACAACAGAGCGCAGAGCTTTACTTAAAGAAGTTACTGGCTACGTAAAATCATGGCGTATTACGCTCACAGAAGGTATGAAAAATGGTATTATACCACCAATGAAGATTGTTGGCTTAGAAGTACCCGTAGACTTAGATACAGCCCTTTACAGCGTACCTGTTAAGAGGATGAACCGTGGTAGTGATGAGATTCCATACAGAGACTACGAACGTCGCAAGCGTTTTATAAACACAGATTTCTTTGTGCAAGGTTGTACTTTTGAAGAGTACCTTAATGTAGTATCATCAGAGATGGATTATTGGAAAAACTATTACTATCACTGTAAACAACAGTGGGTAAAAGACACTCGATGGCTACCGTTAGGTGCGCTTCGCAAAAGAATACTAGCTGACCACAAAGCTAAGTACATGCAATACATACAGCAACATCTTAAAGGTAAGCGATATGTTGTATTCGCAGAGACTATTGAACAAATACAAGGTCTTGAAGGTACTTGTATCCACTCTAAGATGCCCAAAGAAGAAGTTGAAAGAGCTATTTTCAAGTTCAACACGAAACAGATCAAAGTATTGAATACTGTACGTATGCTTAACGAAGGTATTAACTTATCTGATATTGACGCTGTAGTAATACTATCGTTAAGTGGCGTGGATATTCAAAACATTCAGAGAAGAGGTAGGTCTACTAGAGGTGTTAACCCAGTAGTCTATGTTCTGTACGTACCTGTAACCAAAGACCATGTAAACTTTCAAAAGTTTATCGCTGGTTATGAAGAAAAGACAAAGGTTTTGCACATTGCGGAATTAAACAACTTTGAATATGGACATTTTACCGATTAACCAGAAATTGCTTGACGCTATCGATGAAATAACAATAGATAGGGCTAGTGCCCTATTCTTTTGTTTCTCGATAGCACACCCTACACATGGACTACTTGAAGAGCTTATCGACAAAGATTTGCTAACTACTGAGAACGAACATTTGTTCAGGATTAACTTGTGCACTGTAGATGAAGATGGCAATGTAACATTACGTTATCCATTGTACGTTGATGTACCTAACGACAAAGACTTTGATGGCTTTTTACAAGGTCTTATTGACGCTGGTATGCAACTACAAGGCTTTAGCTACAATTTACAAGATTACACTGTACTTACCAGCGATGAAGAAACCAGATTGTTGTTCGCTAGATTTAAAATGTCTACGGATGACTTTAACCTAGAAAAACTAATACAAGCTACAGCAAACTATTATCAACAAACAGGTAAAGCTAAGTCATTGAAATCATTTCTAAGAAATGACGCTAGCATAGCCTACAAGATTGCCTAATGAGCTTACTATTTCACATTCAAAAAGCAATGCGTGGTGAGATCAACGGTGCTAAAACAGCATCTAAAACCATGAATATGAACATGAATGGTATACATCCAGGAATGTACATAGCCATTGCTTCAGAACAAAAAGTAGGTAAGTCTACATTTGTTACAGAGTTCTTTGTCAATTCTTTAATTGAACTTAATCCAGACTTAGATATCGAGTATAACTTTGTATCAACAGAGATGCCAAGACAAGATATTGAAGCTAAGATGATTTCAAGAAAGATTTACTTAGAGCATAGGATTATACTAGGCACTGACTACATTATGGGTAGGAAGTTAAACCCAGATGGTTCTAGGATTCGTGTTAGCGATGATCATTATCGTATTATTGAACGCATTTACAAAGACTACGTAGTACCTATATCTGGCGAGTACTCAGAAGATGGTGTGTTGTTACATAAAGGTAAAATAAACTGGTTAGGTAAAGATAACCCTACTGGTTTAAGCAAGTACTTCAGACAACATGCTAGTGAAAATGGTACGTTGATTACGCAACAGTATAACATTCAAGAAGATACTGGTACTAAAATAGTAGAACGTATTGTTGGTTACAAACCAAATAACCCTAACAAGATTGTAATTAATATCATAGACCACATGCGGCAATTGCATCGTGAACGTGGTTATGGTATGAAAGATAACGTAGACGCAATGTCTAGTTACCTTGTAGAATCTGCTAGGATATTTGGTCATGTAAACATTGGTGTGATTCACTTGAACAGGTGGGTAAATGTAGATACGTTAAAGTTTTACGGTGATAAGATAAAACCTACATCAGATTCGATTAAAGATACTGGTAATATCTCCGAAGATTGTTCCGTAATGATTACCATGATGGACCCATCAGATCCTAGCTACAGGTTAACTAAACACATGGGCTATGATTTCGTAGCGTTTAACCAAGCTGGTGCTGCGAAGTACAGATCTGCGCACATTGTAGAGAATCGTTACGGCGATAACGCGGATATGCGATTAGGTTTTGTTGGTGGTTCACACTTTTATGAAATTTAAAACTGATTAATTATGGTATCATTTGTAATTGCTGGTTATCCAGCGTCAGGTAAAACTACATCGTTATTTCCTAACGAAGAGCTAGGGATTAAAGGTTTACCTGTTGACAAGACGTTGTACATTACCTGTGCTGGTCCTGGTAAGCTTATTCCAGTACCTAACTGGCGCAATGTATTCAACGCTGACAAAAAAATCATGGAAGGTGGTAGGTATTTAGCCACCATAGATCCAGAAAAGATTGCTGACGTACTTATTTACGTAGCAGAAAAAAGACCTGACATTAAAGTTATTGTAGTTGACGACGCTAACTTTACGATGGGTAAAACAGTAATGCAAAAGTCTAAGCTTGAACGCCAAGATTGGGCTGATCTAGGTGTCAACACTTACAAAATGTTTGATGCCTTAGATAAAATTACTGCTAACCCTAAGTTGAACCGAGAAGATTTATTTATTATTTTTAACTTTCACTTGACAGCAACAGAAATCATGGATGGTTACATTATGCGAACCAAACATGAAATATCTTGTGCTGGTCAAATGTTGAAAAAGAATGTACCTTTAGCTTCGCTCTGGGACATTATCTTAGTCACCGATGTGCAAACAGATCCTATGACACAACAACCTAAGTATGTGTTCAGGACTAAGCCACTCGGTGATACTCCAGCACGAGCACCTTACGGTATGTTCAAAGGCGATGGTACTTTGATCAACGACGCAGGTGAAGCGTTAAAGGTGATATCTGAGTATTTTGGGTTAGAAACGGATTTTCTTAACTAATAAATATTATCGTTATGTACGGAGAAACCACTCCATCAACAAAAGCTGGTGTACAGAAGTGCACGCTGGAGAAGTTCGAGTTGTCCATGGTGACAACAGATAAGTACAAAGGCCCTGTGCTGGACATTGTATTTAAGCTTGAAAATGGCTTAGATCTAAGCGTTCGCAAGTTTCCCATCGACAAGGGCAAAATTGCTTCTGACCTTGACAAATACCCGGAAAGGTTCAAGAAAAAAGACGGTACCGTGCGCACTGTTGATGATATTGCAGGCTCAAAGATGAAAGACCTCAGCTCTTACATCAAGCATATCGTCACAGGGTTTGTTACCGAAGATGTATGGGTGGAAAAGATAAACCAATGGGTGCAAGCCAATAACTTTGTACCTGGTGTCCACGAGCCTAGCTTTGATCAATTTGTAATCATGGCTAAGTCCATGTTACCTGCTTCGTACAACACCGTAGAAGGTACTATTGCAGCAGGGTTCAAAGCTAACTCACAGTACATGGAAGTACCTGATGAGATGTACGTAGTTGGAGATTTCTTCTGTACGGTTCTCAACCCTAAGAAGATTGGAGACCCAGACACCAAGTACATGAAATCAGTACGCTGGACTAAGGATAACCCTAATGCACCAGCGCCTGTAATTAAAGGTGAAACCGACTTTTGATTTTCCATTTTTAGAAGGGAGGTACTTTGCAGGTACCTCCTTCTCTTTTTAAACAAAACCGTCATGTATGGAATTACAAACACCAAATTTAACTTGCGCAATGTAGATCAGCGTGTGTTATGGTCTATGGTATTAGGTCAAGATGTAGAACCTAATCAATTAATCACTAGTCCATTTAGAGCAGATACTAGAGCTAATTGTTATCTGCGTACGTACAACGGTATCATGTTATTTACTGATTGGGCTTTTCAAGAGTATAATAAATATACTGTAATACACGCACTTGCGCACCTCAAAGGTATACAATTTAACGAAGCTGAACAACTGTTAGCTAATTTTGTATACCACAAAGTACCAATAAGTGTTAACAGGCCTATGTTTAAAGTAACACAGTTTGTTGTCACGCAAACAGATACTAAAAAAGATGTGTATTACGAAGCTTACATGGACAACGGTGAAGTCACATACACTTTATCTGATGTAGATTACTGGGCTAAGAGAGATGTATCTTATCCTGAGTTATTACAATCTAAGCAACCTTGTTATTCTGTGTATAGATATTGGGTGGATGGTAGAGCATATTATCCTAAGACATATCCATGCTATGCACTTACATTTCAAGATACACTAAGGTTTAAAATGTATTGTCCGTACAACGAAAAAGATAAAAGATTTCCATTATCTACTGCTGTTAAAAACGACGTGTGGAAATGGGAAACAGGTACACCTAGTTGTATCGTTACAAAATCTTACAAAGACGGATTGCTTATTAACAAGCTTACAGGATGCGATACATACGCTTTTCAAAGTGAAGGTACTATACCTTCTGACCTTAGCTTTTTAAATAAGTACTCTAAAAAAGTTATTGTATACGACAATGATCAAGCTGGTGTAGAAGGTGCTAAAAGGTTAAGTTCTATGATCACTGACAGTAAAAAGTTGTTTTACCCACAACAACTAGGTAAAGACACTGATGATTTAGTTGTTGCTGGTTTTAGCAATATTGCTAGAAACATGTTAATAACTGCACTACAATGATAGATCATCCAGAACATTATGGCGGTAAAGATGATATTTACGAGCCTATTAAAATCATTGAAGCTAAAAACTTAGGGTTTCATTTAGGTAACGTGCTTAAGTACATACTACGTGCAGGTCGCAAAGATGAAAACAAGACTATTGAAGATCTTAAAAAAGCACAGTGGTATTTAAACAGGCATATAAAAAACTTAGAAGATGAAGCAAGTTGAGAAATGTGTAGTTTGTGGTCAAGAAAATGGTTGTAAAACCGTAAATGATTTGTATTATTGTTCTAAAAATCCAAAAAATGAACATCGCAGATTTATCAGAAAGTTTTCAAAGGCTACCGAAGATACAGAAGTTAAGGATAATGTCTCTGTATCTAACCCATTACAGCGAACACGAAATACCTAATCTAAACATAGACGACTCCTTACAAGTAAAGAGTTTAAGTCTTATATTTAATCACATTATGGAAAATTCTAGTAAGCAAACTCATGTCGAAAAATTAGCACAAGCTTATGAATTTATCCTATCGTTAATGTAAACACTATGAAAGTATCTGAAGTATCTATCACAATGCCTTTAGTAAAAGGTATTGATAAAGCAGAAGATCTAATTGTGTATGAAGCTAGGGTTAGTAATCCAGAGAATCAACTTAACTTAAATACAGCACCTAAGCTTTTACGCTACCTGATCAACAAAAAACACTGGTCTCCTTTTGAAATGGTAGATTATACTGTTGAGATTGTAACCAGTAGATTTATAGCAGCACAGATTCTTAGACATCGTTCTTTTTCTTTTCAAGAACGTTCACAGAGATATGCAAATGCACAAGGCATAGAACCTATCTCTTTACGTAAACAAGCTAAGAACAATAGACAATCTTCTGAAGAAGAATTTAATCCTATTGTAACATTGCACGATCAACAGTACCAAGCTGATGAACTTGTAAGTATGGTCACAGATCTTACTTTTGATGCGTATGAAGCGTTGTTAAACGCTGATGTATCTAGAGAAACTGCAAGAAGTATATTACCGTTAGCTACCAGTACTACGATGTACATGAAAGGTTCTGTACGTTCTTGGATACATTATCTTTCTGTACGTTGTGATGAACACACGCAGCTAGAACATCGTCAGGTAGCTTATGAAATTCTTTCACTATTTAAACACAGGTTCCCTGTAGTATCTGAGGCAATGGGCTATGAGTAAACGCTGACTGTATTTAGTATTAGGTGTAGTGATAACTATAGTCGCTATGCTATTAGGTATGTGCATAGGTATTTTAATAACTACAATTATAGAACTATGGACGCATTAAAACAAAAAGTATTTGAAGCAGTAGAAAAAGTTAGCGCGGTAACTTCTGAGTTTAAAAGAGCTAACAAAGAAGGTTATACTGCGCATGAAATCAGGTTGCTTTTAGATAGCTTTCCTGAAATAAACCCTAGTGATTTCGGCGCTTATTTAATTAAGACTGAAGTTATTGTGTTACCTGCTGGAGAAGTTATTTACCATCCAAGTGAAGTTGAAAATGCTTTGTACAGTGTATTAATACCTAAAAAATGAATTTTAGCTATCCAGTGTTTATGGAATTTAAAAGCTCTCAGGATTTACTTAAGTTTAAAGAGAAAATAATGAGTTCTGAGACCTTGAAAGATTTTTTAACATTAAACACGATGTACGAAATGCAATTCGAGTTTGATAATTTTGAAGAAGCAAAACACTTTGGAGATACTTTTACTCGTGTAGTAGATCCAAGTCGTGTAAAAATTAAATATCTTAAAGAACCAAGACTGTGACAAAACCAAAGTTAGCGCATGAAAGTTGGATAAAGTGTCCTGCGTTTGAGCTTGTGCCAGATATTATGGCACAGCTCACGCCAGGAACATACAAGCCACAACCAGGTCCTAATATATTTAGGGCTTTTGAAATGCCTGTAGATGATGTTAAAGCTGTTATTGTAGGCTTGAGTCCATATCCAGGTAAGTTTATTGACGGTACAGATCACGCATGTGGATATGCGTTTGCTATTGAAGAAACAGGTCGTAGTTATCACGAATGGCCTAAAAGCTTACAAAAGATTGCAGATTCTATACGTAGGATAACTAAACAAGATCCTATTAGTGAGTATCTACAATCAGATCTTAGTATGTGGAGACAACAAGGTGTACTATTGTTAAACACTGCGTTAACAGCAATACCGAGTAATCCCACTGCACATGTAGAACTGTGGTCTGCGTTTAGTAAAGTACTTATTGGATGGCTCAACGATAATAAGCAAGACATTATCTTTTACTTTATGGGTCAAGAAGCTATTAAACTATCTACGTTAGTATTTCCATTACGTAACTATGTAATAGCGTCTGAACATCCAGCTAGGGCTTCGTATGAAGACAGAGACTTCAAAGATAAGTTTCAACAGTTTGCTGATCTGTACAAATCTATATACAACGTACAGTTTGAATTTACATTACCGTTTTAATTATGAAAAAAGACAAAGCGAGTATTGGTAAGAGAAACAGGACTAGTGGCCATGCGTATGAACGCAAAGTAGCTGCATTGTTTAAACTATTAGGTTTTGATAATGTAGCTACTTCTCGTTTAATGTCTAAGCACGCAGATGATAAAGGCATTGACCTTGTAAACACTGGTGACTTTGGTGTACAATGTAAATATTACATCAACAGACCTAATTACATAGAAGTCTTAGACGCAATGCCTAAGAACTTACTTAATGTCTTGTTTCATAAAAAACCAAGGCACGGTACTTACGTGACAATGACTGAAGAAACATTCATCAAATTAATAACTTCATACCTTAAAGAACATGGATACGAAGGTGCAACAAATCAAGGAGTACTACAATCACCCAGCAATAAGCCAAAGTCAAATAAAAGTAGAGCTGGGAATAGCAAGAAAAGAAAAGAATGATGATAACCCTGCGTTACTCAAAGGTTCTATCTTTGACTGCTTAGTCCTCACACCATCACTGTACACAAAGTTATTTTGTGAGTGGACTCAATCTTCAGCAATGCCTACAGGTAAAGTAAAACAGATTGTAGATACCTATTACAAAAGATTTCCTGAAGAAAAAGAACTACATCGCAATACAGAAGGTCTAGTTCAAATCATGGATGAACTAGAATACAACATGCGTTATAAAACACCTACTCGAATCAACACAGTAGTTGTAAATAAAAACGGTCAAAAGTATTTAGAACATCTACATCTACAAGGTGATAGAAAATTAGTACCTGCTGATTTACGCATTAACCTGTATGCGCCCAGTGAACTACTCAGATATCACCTCAAAGATCAGCTAGCGTCAGAGCATGAAGCTCAAAAGCCTGTGTACTTTAAGTACAACGGTAAAGAATGTAAAGGTCTTATAGACCTAGTTGTGTTTAATGAAGATAGCATTGAACTCTACGACATCAAGTACACAGAGTTACCTATTGAAGATTACAACACTGAAATACGTAGGCGTAGAACTGATATGCAGCTATCATTTTATCGTGAAGCGTTACAGCTTATTTACGATAAGCCAGTAACATGTCATATTGCTGTGTATTCTAAAGTAGATAATACCTGTGTGACTATAGATATTTCAGATTTAGATTTACAGATTGCTAAATACGGTGCTGTTAAAGACCTTGGTGATATTTACATTAACGACAGCATCGTAAAACACCGTATGCGCATTAAAGGCTGGGTTGAATACTTTGAGCCTAGAGAACAAGATGCGTTAGATATCCCATCTATTTGGAATTAATAATCAATAAATACTTTACCATGAAGCAAGTTCAATTAAGTGACTTGTTGCGCTACAAAGCGTCACAACAAGAAGGTAATCAGTTTCTAACACTACCTTCGCCGGAAGCAGTGCTTACACCTGCGTTCGCAAAGCTATCGTCACATGTTAGTAGCTACAACTGCTACGTGCAAGAACCTAACCGCAAAGCAGTAGATACTACTGAGGGCGGTGAAATTGCCGAGAAGTACATGTTCGCAGATCGCGTACTTGTAGAAGCTGTGCTCAACACTGAAGATCAAGTCTTTGGTAGCGACAAGTACAAAACAGTTGTTGGTTTTCTCTACGCCCATGACGTAAGTAAACCTATCATGAAGGTGTACTTAGGTTTTGAGAACCAAGCATGTTTGAACCTATCTGTGTTCAATGCGGTAGATATTGCACAGCGTGACTTTGCATCTACAGATTTTGGCGCGATTTACGAGGCGATTGATAGCTACCTACAGCGTATCGATACACGTAGGCAAGAACTTGTACAAGCACACGCATTACTTACTGGCGAACAATTACAAGGTGAGCAACTTGAACGTGTCATTGGCCAGGTGGCACTCAAAGCTCACAAAGCTATTGCGATGAAGACACACTTTTCTCAGATGATGGACTTATCGTTTAAGCCTAACGGTAAGTATCACAAGCCAGATGGTGTATACACCAGGTATGATCTGTACCAAGCAATGACCTATACGATAGGTAAAGATCGTGAAGTGTCTATTGCAAGGCCAGATAAAGTACTTGAGGCGTACAAATTCTTTACTGTATGAAGATACAGCTAAATAAAATCTACGTAAACCGTACTAGGATTTATCTAGCTCGTGCAATGCTTTCTTATTTCGATAAAGAAAGTCTTACAAAGTTGCAAATGACCAGACCTATTATGTGGGGTACGTATGACCTTAAGTATCTTCAAGCTAAGAACTATGGTCAACCTGGTTATAGGTTATTTGCACTTGTAGAAAACAAGACTAGGTTACAACGTCAAGCGCTAACTTATCTTAGGCAACATGAATATTATGAAGACGATTATCCAATGAAGCTAAAGGATAACACACATGTCTTTATTGTATTTAGGATACCTAAAGAGTTACACCGTAGCTACAACAGCTTTATCGAAGGTAAGTTTTCTGAAATGTTCACAGTAGAACAGCTTAAGAAAATGGGTATTACGGAGTATGAAAACAAAGTCATCAATCCGTTGTATGCAGTACTTACTAAGAAAGAACAGTTTGTAACTATCTTCAAGAGTAAATTGCAAGAGCACTACGAAGTCAATGTATCTGAAGAAGAACTACAAGGATCTGAATTAGATTCTTTTTATGTACCGCCGACATACGAAGCTTTTAATGTTGATCACCATGGTCCTAAGTTGCCACCTGATTACACAGGTGGCACTTAGCCATTTTAAACTTATTTATTATGCAGATGGCATGTCTTAATTCTAGTACAATTTCTTTTGAATACAAAGGTACACCTTACGAGTGGAAGATAGCTACGTGTTTAGATGATGAAACAAAGCTTGAACCTATGTTCAATATTTACTTGGCACTGTGCCTTAAGCTTGATGTTGAACCAAGCCTTGACGGTTTCTGCAAGTGTGTAAACAAGGTTGACGGTTGTATCGCATTACCTGTAACGTTTGTTGAAAAACTAGTAGAACAAAAACTAGCTAGTAAAGTAGATACCGATACTATACCTTTAAACTAATTCCACATGCGCTTTCGTAAAACTCTTATTATTACAGTCAAAGGAAACTTTGACGGAGATCCGGAACTTGTGAAAGGTTTATGCGATCAGCTAGCTTCTGAGATTGAAAACATTGAGATTACAGTGTACAGTAGACACAACGAACTTTCTTACGACATAGACAGTGTTATTGTTGAAGAAGAAAGAGAAACCAAACAAACACGTCATAAATAACATAAATGTGGAGGTCTAGTACCTCCACATTAAATTAACTTTTAAAACTATTACAATGAGTTTTATTGCAATAATACGCTCAGAAAGTAGAGGTACTAATTTCTACAGGATTGATAACATGTTGCACTGGGCAGCAAAGAGTGTAATTTCAAAAACGATAAATGTTTACGACGAAAGTTATCCACGTGAATTATTTGGTGCATCGTTATTGTTTGTTAGTATGCCGCATACCAGAGACCACTTGTTTGCTATAACTATGGCAAAGAGTATTGGTATACCTGTAGTGTGTGACATAGACGATTTAATGACATACACTAACTTTCCAAACTATCACCGTGAGCATGAAGATTGTTTAGAGATAGCTGATAAAGTAATATGCGCCACAGAAGAACTGTACAACTATTGGAGTAAAAAACTAGGTGATAAGACAATAATTATAAAAAACTTCTTAGACCTAAACCTTTCGGCTAAAACAAAAAGCTTAAGGACTTCTATAGTTGTGCGTGGATCTACAGCTAGAAAAGCAGATTACGAACATTTCATAGACATCTTTAACGAGATAGAAGAAAGGTTGCATCCCAAGTGGTTCTTTATGGGTATCAAACCAGAAAGTTTTTCACCAAGGTTTTCAGAAAAAATATCTTGGACAGAACCTATGGTGTATTTTATGCGGCTGTGTAACATTAGTCCGCATTTTATATTTCACCCTATCATGTTTACTCCAGAAAATGTTTGTAAATCTTTGAGCGCATACCACGAAGCTGCGTTGTGTCAAGCGCAGTTAGTTACTACTGCAGATTGGTGGAAAGAAAAAAACATATTGTATAAACCAGAAGATATGTCCCTTCCAGTAAAACCTGCAGTAAAAAATGTAAAGCTGATACACGAATCTATTAACCAATACAAAACTTTATTAAATGATTTCATTAATTAAACAGTGGATGGAAAGTTTTAAAATACCTACAGAGAGGGATTTTAAAACGTGTAAGCTTTACTCTAAACTAGTGCAAGAAGAACTAAGAGAACTTGACGCTGAGTTTTCTGGAGGTAAATCTGAAGCAGAGCTTAAAGAAGCTATTGATTTACTTTGGGTAGCTTCAGCAAGGGTAATTGCACTAGGTTATTCTTTTGAAGAAATCAACAAAGCTTTTGCACAAGTTTTTTACAGCAACATGAGTAAGCGCAGTAGCTCTAAAGAAGCACTTGAAAACTACATAAAAGAAAACATGCTTGCTGGATACACAGTTGAAGAAATTGAAGGGTATTTTGTATTATTAAATAACATCGGTAAAATTCAAAAAGGACCTTTTTATCATGAGCCAAAAATCAAGTTGGATGAGTAACATTGCGCAAATCGTTGCGCTGATTGTAGTGTTTATACTGTTTAACAAGTACGCTTGCTCACGAGATGAAACCACGTCTCAGGTAAGTGTAACTGTTGCTAGCGATTCTACAAACATAGAAACTGTAAACTCTAATGCGTTTAAAGTTTTGACAAGAGAACGTGAGCACATGGTAGATACTTTATCTACAAATCCTCAGTTTGTACGCAAAGCTGTTTTAAAAGAAGTAAATTTCATTGTCGACAAAAAAGAACAAGAGCTTGATAGTTTAGTCAGGGTAAAAGTGTTGACTATAAATCAAGCTAGCACAAGAATGAACTCTTTTATACGAAACTTAATGTACGGCAAATGATGATATTACACTTTATTATGTGGTTAATCTGGATTTTAATTATTTATTACATGTACAAAAAAATGTTTGATAAGAAATGACACAGTATGTACCTGCAATAGTAGCTGCACTTGGTGTAGCAATGCTCTATGCAATTTTCAAATCTAAGTCTAAGGGTACAGATATCATCGATGCTATACGCGATCGTAAAGTAGTATTGCAAGAAGCACTATTAGTATTCTTAGCTGTACTTGAAGGTCTCATAGCTGCTGATGTAGCATTCTTGCACAATATGAATTATTGGGTAAGATTAGCTTCGCACATGGCTATTGCAGCGATATCTGTAGTCTTTGGCAGTACACTGTATAGACAATTCCAAGAATTATATGCTTCTATTAAGTTAAAGCAAAACATTTGGGTTGTCGCTAAAGAATTACTTGACGTGCTTATGTCTGGGCTATGGACTGTGTTACCAGCGTTTGCTAACACTTGGTTTATTGTACTTGGCAGAGGCACTCAAGTAGAAGCTTACACGTTTTTAAACTTTCTTTTATCAGGAAATATAGGTAAAGCGTTACTTACTATTCAAGATGGTACTACGTTTATGTCTATATTCATCCTTATAGCTCACGTCAGCTTACCGTTTTACTTAGGTTTATTTGCTCAAGTTAACGATGGTGTAACTAATATGTTAGATAGACCAGCGCCTAGAGTAGAGAACAAACCTAAGTCAGAGTCTAAGACAGAACCTATTAACATAGACGACGATCTTGAGGAGGAAGATGATAAAAAAAAGAAGGCCCCCCGATGGAAGAAACTCTTTCCGTCGGGGAAATAGAAAACGAAGAAATAGAACCACGTATACCTGATTTTCAAGACACGTTAAACTATTGCATTACACATTTGTTTCCAGACATAGAAAAAGTACAACGTGAAATAAAAATCAACGCTTGGTTATCTGGAAACAAGAATAGGAAGCAAATACTTGAACGCTGTGTTGAAAGATGTTTACGTGCTAGAGATGAAGCTGCTAGCTCATTGTCGAGTGATTTAAAGCGTATGAAAATCGCTGATGAAAAAGCTACCAGAGAACACATAGAAAGGTTAATTGAATACGACTATGAGTCCTATACACAATGAGTATTTCTTAAAGAATGATGTTTGGAAAGTACGTTATATATTTTATAAATACAGAGAAACATATCCTCACTATTTATTGCTTAGACCTGGTACAAATCCAAGGACTGCATACATGAAAATGCACGGTATGAAAGAAGAAGAGTTTGTACGTGAAATTACACACATGGATGTAGTCCCAGATTTATTTATCGAAGCACAAGATGCTTACAACGTATCTTGTGAGTTCATAGAAGGTTTAGGCTTTGATACTCCAGACATAATAGAAACACTCTTTGATGAAAATAGGATAATGACCGAAGCTGAGTTTTACGCAAAGTTAAATTTATTGTTAGACAACATAAAACTTTAAACATGGAACAAGTATTTCATTCAGACAGTAATCTTTCCGAAGAGGAAATTTCGACTATTGTTCAAGAGATAGTTTTGTTACGAGAAAGACACCATGCTTATAAAGCAGAATTGGAAAGCATCGACAGGGCTATTGTAACTAAGACATTAGAACTTGGTAAACACATAGCTGAACCTGCTGTTGTAATTTGTAAAGGTGCGGCTGTACCTATCGATGTTGAAAAAAATAACAAAAGAGTTATTGTAGGAAAGCCACTTTATTGTATAAATTTGTAATGTTTTCATGGGACTCTTTTTGCAGGACTACACCTACGCGGTGTAGTCCTTTTTTTTACCGCACCGCTCACGTACTTTAACGAGTAGCTGCTTCATCTACGCTAAGGATATCAAAAAATTTCCTAAGCTGATACACCCCTTGGACTAAACCTGTAGAGTAATGTAGCTTGTTTGCTTTATCACGTTGGTTGTTTTCTCCAAACATTGTATCCCTAGTCTCGTCTAATGTATTTCCAAGTAGCTTAATTACATGCATCAATAACCCCGTAATAGGTATGGGGTTAGCTACTAGCTTAGCGTATTCCATAGCATTGTACGTAAAGCTAAGTTCTGTTTTAGTACGGTTAAGTACTTTAAAGATCTGGTGTGCTACCCAAGTCTCAGACCACAGTGGTTCACCGTCATCATCAAAATCAGAACCTAATAAGAATATAGCTGCTGAAAGTAGTATTAAGACTTCTAGTTCTCCAATAGCAGCACGTATTTGACCTTCTTTCATTTGCACAAAAGATTCAAACGTAGGTATCTTCTCTAGCATACCAGGGTACTTCTCGTACTTTTTTAAAAATGCAGCGTACTGTTTTCTAAGTTTAATATCATCTAGCTTAACCTTAGCACCAAATCTACGTGCAATACTATTTGTCATGAGTAGATTCTTAACTATAAACGCTGCTGTATTCTTAGTGGTATGCAGCAGATATACAAACGTATTTGTATTATCTTCTATTTCGTTATTCTCCCACACAGCACGATACCTACCTTGTTCTACTACATCTAATATGTCGTTAAACCTAGTAGCACCAAATCTTTCTTTAAGAATAGAAGGCATCCAAGATTTAAACTGCATGAATAACCTACCTGTTAACGTGGTTTGCCAGTATGCAATATCTTCTTGTGATAGCGTACCGGTAACACGCTTTTGACCAGCTCTAACAGCTTGTTGAAACTGTAATATAGCCCTGGAAGTTTGCTCTTCATTAAGACCTTCAATAGTAAAGCTACCTTTAGCTTCGTCAAAGATCATACGCTCATAGACACTCTTTTGATTCTCTTGTGGTAGGTTAGTTAATAATCTTACATTACCGTTGCTATCAAAACCATAGCTATGTGCCATTGCTACAGCAATGTGATTATCTAAACGTTCTTGACCATAAGACCACGGTGCCATTAACAAACGCTGATCTACGTACTTGTTAAGGTTGTTGTTGTACAGCGTATTACCTAGTACTGAAGATACACCACCTACACGTTGGCGTAAGATATCTTGTAACATATCTTCGTTGTGTACACCAAAGAAGAAACCTATACCGTGATACTTCTTAGATTCTTTAGCCATCAGCTTGGTAGCTAAGTTCCATTTTTCAGTATCCCATATTTGACCTTTAACAGCTTCTAACCTAGCACTTACTTGACCAGCAACATAAGAAGTAGTAGCTGGTATGATACCTAAACCTAATGACCTAAGTGTAAACCACTGCATAGCACTATCTACAGCTTTTACAAACTTAGGGTTAAACCCTGGCTGCAACCTAATACCATACAAGTGATAGTCTCTAAGTGCTTTAAATACAGTATCGGTCATAGAACCAGATTCTGTTTTATCTTTCTTAGCTACACTGTTCATGAAGTCAACTACTTTTTTACCCCAACCACCTTCTTCGTAGTTGACCATTTTAAGTACATCTTGCAGCGCTAGGATATCAGCTTCAATCTGATTCATGTACTTGTAGTTGTACACAGACTTAGCCATTAACCTAAAGCTAGCACTGATATCTGTACTCATCTGCGATGTATCTATACCACCTGCAGCATTCCTAAATGGTTGTGTAAAGTACAGCGGTATCTGCTTAGCTTCTACTACAGTACCATCGTCATTAACTTCAGATACACCAAAGAGTTGATCATCTTGTTTGATCTCAAGTACTTCTTTAATATCTTTGAGTAAAGTACCGTAAGCATTAGTCCTACCTAGTTTTTCAATAGTACTAGCTCTAACCATAGGGTAGAACAAATAACTATCTATGAGCTTATAACTAGTTTCTCCTCTCCACTTAGCTACACTATCGCGTAAGAACTCGTAATAATCTAGCAGTGGCTTATTAGCTTTCATAAACGTATACTGCTCAGATTGATTAGCGGCAAGTACCCCTGGTTTAATCTTAAGCCAACTGTTGTGTTTATTCAACCAAGCATTAGGAAACTGAGGTATACCGTTTACTAACTTTAGATCATTATTGCTCTGCCAGTTATCAAGTGCACGTTGTATAGCAGTTACACGTTGATTTTCATCTAAGTTTTTAAACCTAGCTTCAAGTACTTGCGTTAGTTCTTTTATATTGCGATTGTACCATTCTTTATACGTTTCCCCTTTAGCGTTCTTATCTTTTATCTCGTAGTTCTTAGTAAAGAACTCTACGTTCTCAGCATCACGTTCTTGATTAGCACGTGCGATAAATGCTAGATCTACTCTACCGTAGAACTTACCATTTTCAACATCGAGTAAATACTTATACACATCAGCTAATGTTTCACCTCTAGACTTAGCCCATTCAAGTAAAGGTTTTTCTACCTTAGCTAATGCTTCATCAAAATCTTTAAGGTCTCTACGTTGATCGTTGTAACTACCTTGAAATAAATCTTGTGCATATCTTACAATAGGGTTCTGAGATTCTGTAGTAGTACTAAAAATCTGTGTAAGTAGGTCATCTTCACTAAGTAGTATCTCACCACCTTCTACGTTAAGCTTACCGTATTTACCTTCAACACCATCAAGAATTAACTTGATATACTTTTCATGTAGTACTGCTGCACGTTTAGCTAACGTATCTATTACACCTTCGTCAAAGGTAATATCAAAATCATCAACTGTATCTGTTAAGTTACGTTGCAGATCTACAATAGCTTTTACAAACGTGTACGCATCTCTAAGCTCAGATAATGTTTCGTAAGTACCTTCAGATACAATACGGGCATCGTTAACTAGCATGGTAATATCCATGTTGTTAACAAACATGTCTATAGAGTCATATACTTGGTTTAACTGCTGATACAATTTAGGACGCTCTAATCTAGAAGCAGATTGTATCTGTTGATTTAACTGCTCTATATACTCGTACCTAGTTTTTAGAAACTCGTTGATAGCTGCGTTAGTAAACTTTTCTACACCTACAGATCTAGGTGATAGCTGTTCAAAGTTAGCTTCAGTTATAATTTCTCTAAGACCAGTGATTTGTTTATTCTCATCTAACGTATAGTTCATAAACATAGGAATAACCCTAGTAAACCTAACGTCTTTAGCACCGTAATATTCTAGTAATGTATCACGATAAGAGTTCATCTGCATACTCCAACCTGTTCTAGTAGTAGCAGCTACAAAGTCTCTACCAGTAACATTGGTAATCATACCAAACATATTTCTTTCTATGACATTGGACTTCGGTGACATTGTTTTAAAGTCATAGACTCCTGCAGTACCATCTGAAAATACTACTACTAAGTCTACAGTACCAGCTAAATCTTTAACGGGATCTACGACTACGTTTTCAACAGCTATTCTAAAAGTACCTTTAGGGTCAATAGCTTTTTGCATTGCGTCGATATCCTTTAAAAGCTTAGCTGCATACTTACTAAGTTCTTTAACCATTTCTAAACTAAGTGCATACTGATCACCAGCTTGAACTGCGTAGATAGCATTAACATCTACTGGAACATTGTTCATCATCTGTTCGTAGTGTGCTAGTAGTAAGTTCTGCATAGATTTGTGCACAGAAGTACCGTAGTTCATCTGTGTAAAATTAGCGTTAGCAGGTTTCTCAGATATCTTACGATAGTACCTAGCTACTCTATCTGTTACACGATTAGATAAGAACACAGAAGTATCTCCAGCACTAGGATCTATTAACGTATAGCGAGAAGTATCATCACCTACGTTCTTAGGATTTACATTCTGCTGGCGTAATTGAAGAACATCACTTGTAAACTTAAGTGCTTCTACAATACCGTCTTGAGTTTTTTCTTTAGCTATTTTTAAAAACGTTCTGTTTTTAACAGCTTGCATTAGTTCTTCAAACGTTGGTGTTTTACAGCTCATAACGTACAGTTGAGTTCTAATATACCTTCATTAAATAATTCTTCTAAGTACATACGCTGATCTTCGTCAAAACCAGACGGTAGTTTTTTATCAGAGTTATTCCACACTTCCTTAGCTTCTGATCTACCTTCTGCAATACGATCTGTATAAGATGGTATTGGTGCTACTTCATCAGCTTGCTCAAGACCACGCATAGTATTAAAGTTCTCTTGGATAGGTACTAGTGTATCTTCCATGATATCAAATAGCTTGACACCAGCTTGCTTATCAAGGATGTTCAAGTAGAAGTCTATGCGTTTAGTTCTGATGCGCATATCCTTATCTATAGCTTTATTTGTGTATAGATATGACAACGCGTTCATCAGTGGATCACTAAAGGGTGCGCAGCTCATAACATATCTTTGAGTTCGTTATCATACAAACGTAAGCTAATAGGATCAGTACCAAATAGATCTAATCTATTTTTCATATCGTGGTATTCCTCAAGCTCGTGTATTTGTATTTTAATATATTCCTGTGCAATAGAGAATGATTTAAAACACAGTTGTTTAAGACAAGCTTTAGCTAAGTCTTCACACTGCTGTGTAACTTCATACTCATGTTCTAGCGTAGCGTTAATAACACCATCTAGGCCATTAAACTCTTTGCTAGGTACAATAATATCTCTAGTCTCTGGTTCAATATCTAGTGCTAGTAGATACTTACGTGCGATATCTGCGTGCTCACGTTCTTCTTCTGAGAACTTTTTCCACAGTTTAGCGGCATTAAAATATCCTACGTCATTTAGGTGTATAGACATTTTAAGATATAACCTGGCACTAGCTTCTTCTTGGTTGATCCTGTAGTTAAACAGTTCTAATAGTTCTTTATCTAACATCATAGTTGTATAGTTTTAAATTAGTTTAGGACAGTTATTTTTTACGTTAGTCCACTCGTTACTTACTGGTTGTGTAGGTTTAGATACAAACTTTTTAAATCCTTCTATATCTTGTGGAGTACCGAGTATGTGTATTTGTTCTGGTTCAAATACAGTTATTGTATTAGCTCTTAAATCATAATTATTACTTATTGTATCTAATGTATTTTTTATGATAAGACCATCTTTATTTTCATTTTTTGCTTTTTTAACTTCCTTATCTCTTGCAAATTGATTAAATCCTTCACCGTCAATGATTTTTAAATTTTTAATATTAACTATTGAAGGATATACTATGTTTAAATTTTCTGTTTCTATTATAACACCTTGGTTTATTTTATTTTCTCCATACTTTTTAACAAAATCTTGGTAATTATCTGCATCAAGCCCTGATGATATTTTATAACTTTTAGCTGAATTTTCAGATTTTAATTTTTTTAAAACATCATATTCAATTCCTACATGAACTATTTTTTCAGATATAGAATATTCTTTTGCTAGTTCTTTTGAATCTGTAAACCATATACCGTCAGAAGAAGTTGTTCTTTTAGTAACTCCTTTTAAAAAACTATCAAACTTTGAAAGACTACCATGATAAACAATATCCTTTACTTTACTATTAGGGAATATAGTATCTAAGTATTGAGAGTATAGTTGTAGAGCTTGTTGTTTTTGTTCTGGGGTTATTTCTTGGTTTTTTAAACCTACATATTGATATGTGCCATATTCTCCTTCTTGTGTAGCTAACCCTAATTGTAATAACCTTTGCCAAACTGTTTCTGCTTCTGGAGAATGTTGGTCATAGCTTATAAGAAATTTACCTTCTTTTAAAAGTTCTTCTCCTCTTACTATATACATGCTTAAACCGTAGCCTTTATTTCTGTATTTTTCAGGTACTCTTACATGTTCAATATTTACTGATTTTTGATTTTTATCTGTAAATATATTAGTATCTAAAAAATGAAACCTATTCTTATCTGAACTTTTAACTACATCCTCATATTCTGTATCAACTCCAATTTTTTGTATTTCTTTAATATCTTCATTAGCTTTTTCAACTCTTTTTGCAGCTTCTGTTTTATACCCTAAAGCTTCATATACTTGATTAGCTAACTCAGGATTAGAATCAAACAACTCAGATACACCAGGTTTAACACCAGTATCTGTAATCTCTGGAAATAACATGTTTACAGTAGGCTCACCGTTACTATCTGTATCAGGTAATTTATCTTCTTTCCAGTTACCAAAGCTATCTATAAAGTCTATGGTATACGCCTTACTCCAAGCAGCTAGTGCAAGTTCTTCAGCAGTGTTATCCATTACATATACACTATCCATTACAGAACTTACATAAGGATCAGATTGTATAACGTTTCTAGTTACTTCTGAGCTAGCAATAGCATTTACAAGTGAGTTGTATAACACACTAGGTTTACCATTAGGTGCTAGTACAGTATCTATAGTACCGTTATCTTTTCTTTTAATTTGACAAGCCATGTTATTTACATTGATTTGTTAGTTCATCAGGAATCTGTTGTTCAATAGATTTTTCATTTAATATTTCAGCTAAAGCTCTTGCTTGTGAAATATCTGTAGATGCAAATTTATCTGTGAGAACTTTACCTCTAGCTTTATCTTGTAATTCTTTTAACAACTCAGGATTTTCGTTTAAGTAAGTTCTCCACAACTGTTTGTATTCTTCCCAAGATTGCTCTCTACTAATATTTCTTAAAGGTGCCTTACCTTTACCTAATCTCCAATCATTACCTTTACTCCTGTAACCTTTAACATCGAGTTGATATGCTTCTTCAATAGTTCTACCGTCTTTTAACGTAGCGTATAAAGCACTAAATCTTTTATCTCCTTGTGAAGATACTTCGTACGAATTTTGTGAATACCTAGCCCATTTATATATTTCCTGTTCAGTTGCAGGTGTAGGTTGTACTTGAGCTTGAGTTCCACGTGGAACAGAAATAGTTAAGTATTCAGGTACTTTACTATCATAACGTTTAGCGTACGAGTTACCTAAAATAGTTACGTTTGTTTCATTAGCTGTAAAAGTACCATCCCACTTATATCTCACATTTCTAAAAAAGTTTGTTTCATTCTTCTTAGGTTTAATTTTAAACCTAAATACATTAGGGTTCATAGCTACAAACAAGTTAGCAAACTGTGTAACATCTTCTTCTGTAACCTTAGTGTTGTAAAAATCTATTTCTTTGTACAACTTGTTGACTAACCTAGGAGATACTGCATCATCTAATGTAAATGGTGAGAATCCAAATCCAGTAGTGTATACGTTGTACGCAATAAGTTTACGTACAAGTTCGTGCATACTTGCTTCATACTCTGTACCTACAACAGAATCTACAAGATCTTCAAAGTTTTGATACAGATCATATAGATGTAATGCGTTATCACCCCTACTTCTTAGCTTAAGTAAATACAAAGGTGTAGTACCATCTGGATCTGTAGCTATACCTGTAATAGGAATTAAATTCTGTATTAGGTAGTTAGTACTTATAGGGTGCGTTTCATCTTGTCGTATGCTTGCAATTTCATCTACAAGATTACTATTAGTCATGATAGCATCAAATGTGTACTTACCTTTATATTCTTCACTTTCATTAAGTTTTTTAAAGAACATGTACGCTTTAAAGTCATTAACAAATGTGTTCTTAACTCTAGCTCTATCATCTACAGATATAGCACCAGCGCTAACTTGTGTACCTAACTCTACCGTTAAGTAATTAGCTAACTTATCTTTTCTAGTAAAGTATAAGTTACCAAACAGTTGATATAACTTCTGAGCATTGTAGAAAGGTTTTAAAAATCCAGTTCTAAAATCTTGATTTATCATACCTGCTTTACGACGAAAGCTATCGGCAAAATCTTGATACTTTTTAAACATTACATCTACCATAGACATGTTACCTAACGGCTTAGTATCTGGTGTCATCGCAGTAGATATCTCTAACATAGCTTTAGCTAGTTCTTCAACGTACATATAACCAGCAAGTACTTGAAGACTATCTTCAGTCTTTAATGTTTTATCTGATAATGCTTTAAGAACAGTAGCAGAGCTTACTATCCTATCTCTATTTTTAAACTCGTTTAAGTAATTTTCTATTGCACTTTTACCTTTAAACGAGTACATAAAGTGTAGTACATTATTCTGCCCACTAGTTTTAGGGTATATACGCCTAGCTTTAGCTGAGTTAGATTTAAACAAGTTAGTAACTGTGTTATACCTCATCACTACAGGTGATGCAATAATCCTAGCTATTAAGTTAATAGGCATACCACGTCTAACCATAAACATCATAGGTCCAATACTATTCTTAACAATATTCAATGCTACAGCATATGGGTTCTTAACACCATCTAACTGCGATGTCATTAACGTACTAATAATTTCTGTAATATGTCTATAGTCAGAATCATACAGTGCAAAGAAGTGTTGCTTATCACCTTCAAAAGGTATCAAGTTAGCTATAAGAACATCATCTTCATTAGCTACTACACTGCTAGCTTTCCAAGAATCTGCTTGACCTACAGGATACATCTTAGCGTTAGTAGCCATAAGACCTACGTTAAGCTTAGATTGTGTCATGTTAATAGCAGTACGTATTTGACTAGCGATGTTACCAATCTCTTTAAACGTAAACTTGATTACAGCATTTTCTAATTTCTCGTCACTATTTAGTTGTTCTGCAGTATACTCACCGCGTTTTATTAATATATCTTTAAATAAATCTTTACTAAACCAAGCTTCATTTACAGGTGCCATCAACGTATGAAAATTAGATGGATCTAACAACAGATCTATCTCAGCTTGGAGTAACCTATTATATACACGAGCTTCATCTGTTTGAACCATGTTACCTCTATCGTCAAGTATAGGCCAATATACTTGCTGCTTATCAATGTCAAAGTCAGAAGAACTTACTGGCACAATCTCACTAGGTAATACAATATAGTTCTGCATCGTAGGTAATGCAAACTCTTTAATCTCATAGATACCGTTAAACGATAACTGTTGATTAGGAATACGCAAACCTTTTACAATAATCTTTTTCTTATTCTTGTTATATCTCTGTATAGCTTCTACTAAGTTATTAGTTTTAAACCTTTTCATTAACTGAGCAGCCATACTCTTAGGTAGTGGTACAATAATCTCTGCTGGTCTAATTACATTACCTTCAATTCTATAGTTCTGAAGACGCTTAGATTTAACACCAGATATTGTAACTTCATCCATACCATAGACAGAGTACTGCGCTAGCATCTCACCAGGACGTTTAATCCTAACAGCTTCATTACTTACAATACTAAGTAATGCTGGTTCAATCCTATTAAAGCTAGGTAATAAGTCTAAGCTCTTAGCTTCTGTTACATAATTTAAAGCATCCCTAACTGAAGGTACGTTAATGTTAGTTCTAAGTATTTCCGTAACAAGTTCAATGTCTGTGATATTATCGTTGACTACACCTAGATCTTCTTTAACACGATCCATGTGCATTGTTACAACAGCATCAAGTGCTTCTTTGTACTTTGTGTATTTAGTAAATACTTTACTCTGAGCTAACTTCTCTTCATCAGTAAGCTCATTCCAAGGTCTCTCACCTGTGTAATCTTTAGGCTTAGAAAATCCTCTAGGATCTTCTTCAAAGATATTAGTAAATACTATTGTAGTAGACTGTGTAGCGTTTTTAATCCTACCCTTTTCATCGTTAGACATCTTTACTTGTTCTTTAAGATACATCGTATCTAAGATTGTAAACGTGTCTTCATTAGTAGAGTATATTTTCAAATTAATATCTTCTACATTACTAGGTACTGCTTTCTTAGTAGCACTATCTAACGCTATCATATCTACGTTATTACGTAGCATGTAGTCGTGTATACTCTGCATCTTATCAGTACCAAATACCATACTAGGTAGTATAACATGAAGAGCTGTTTTACGTATACCATTTACTGTAGCTCCTTGATGTTCTACTGGACCAGTGTACACTGGCTTAAGCATAGTAAAAGGTTCTAACTTGTTAAATACCCTAGCTGCATTTTCATTACTTAAATCAAATGCTTTAATGCGTATTACTGGTAAATTTGCAGGTCTATTAGCAAATACACGATCACCTTCTGCAAAAAATACTTCTGGGTTTAAGTCATTCTGATTAAGGATAGCTAACTCAATCTGAAAAGCATTCTCCATGTTCTGATTCCATTCTCCTAACCTATCCTTATATTCACGATAAAAGAACATGTTTGTAAACGTTACACCATCTGCTTCTTCGTATTTATTAAATACAGATACCCATTCTTCAGCACGCTTTTCTGCAATCTTTTCTGGAAACCCTTCTTTAATCAAGTTAGCTTTATGGATAGCAGCTAGATTTTCTTTTTCAGCTTGTGTATAACTAACCCTAGGTCCAGTAAGTACTTTCTCTTTAATCTTACCTTTTTGCTTTAAGTTACGATCACCATACGTGCGCATTTCAACTTCACCATTTGTAATAATTGCGTACGCATCTTGTTGATTTTTATTATCAATGTAGCTATTAAGCTCACCGTCATTAACTAGTGGAGTACCAGAAGAAGATAAACTTTGAATACGTTTAAACAAGTTTACCATGTTAGGATACTCACCTGCGTATCCTACAAATACACGCATGTCTTCGTGGAAGTGTATCAAATAATTCTTAACTACTTCTTTGATAAGAATTTCTTCATCGTTTTTGTACATACTAAACACCTCTGCTGTAGTATAAAAAGGTACTTTTGTTTCTCCAGGTTTAGTAAATACATCATCAAATCTTCTACCTTCAAAGTTAGCATAGACTTCTTTCAATAAGTTTTTAAAGTCTGCTTCAATCCCTTCTACATACTTATCAAAACTTTCTTTATACTTCTTGTGTAACTTGTTTGAAGTCAACGTCATGTCATTGACTAACGTTTGCAGTTCATTTGCATCAATGTCTAGAAACTCAAATATCTTAAGGTTACCGTCACCCATTTTTTTAAAGACACTGTACGTTTTACTATCGCGAATTAAGTTAATCTCGTCTAGTAGTAGTGAAGCTAAGTAGTCTTGTGCAGTTATATCATCTGTATATTTTACTTTACTTTCAAAACCACCAGCAAATATAGCACCACGATCACCATGCTTAACGCTAATGTACTTAGGTTCTAATCCACTCATAGACCTAATGTACATAGGTATCATATCTGGTGTAAGTAAATCCTTAGCGTCAGTACCATCATCTAAACGCATACCACTAAATATAGATATAGAGTAAGTATCTCCTTGCTCTAGTATACGCTTAAGTATTAACGAGTTAGTTTTAGTTAATCCATTTTCATCTACGTAAAAGTTAAACTTGTAATCTACAAACCAAGGTAGCAACTCTCTAAGTTTAGCAATACGCTTTTGCATATTAACTTCTTCGGGGAGTAATCCACCTTCAGTTATACCAGAATCAATAGTTGCTAGTTCACTAGGTGTTAAATTAGCAACTAAGTTAAGTGCAGACTCTACTTGCTTTTGATACGTGTGCGTAGTCCAAGGCCATACTCTATCACGATTGTGATTAAGTACCACACCTTGTTCATTAGGTCTATATTTGTTATACTCATTAAGAAGACGACGTAAGTTACCTAGTACAGAATAATCTTCAGGTCTTTCTGATTTATCAGTAGGTCTATATACTTTGTTATTAAATAGATCCTTGTACTGAACACCTTCATTTATGTTTGTACGAGTAACAGCAATTATATTATCGGCAATCTCTTCACCTGTTGTAAGACCTTTACTGGTGTTTATTGTACCTTTTAATATTTCATCAGATAGTTCTATACCTGTAAGTATACGAAACTTCTCTTTAGTAGATAAATTAGGATCTGATAAACTAGGACTAACTATAAGTTCTCTATCTCCAAGTATGTTAATGTAATCTTTAATCTCGCGTATTAAAGATATAAATCTAGTTTCATCTTCTAACGGTTGTACCTGTAGTTCTTCTTTAACCCAGATACCGCTGTACATATCGTAGTGTGCTTTTACAAATGATCGTACAAACTGTGTGCGTAACTTTAAGTTGTTTTGCAAACGATCTAGAATAGTTTGTATCCAAGGGTTGATATCTACGTTATTTTCAAGTAAGTTCTTTACTACATCCCAGTTATGTGTAGCATTCTTAAGTACTTTAAACAGCGTCATAATTACCTTACCATAAGGTTCTGGTTTAGGTAATGCGTAGTAATCACTAAGCTGTGAACTCTCTATTGAAGTAGCGAAGATCTTCATAGCTAGCGTAATGTTATCCTCTGGATTTGTTTCCCAGCTAGCTTTTAGAAATGCATAATCATTAGTAACTGCTTCTTCATCATTAAGTTCTTCAGGCTCTGGCGTTTCTTCTTTAGTTTTAATCCTAAGCTGATCTAAGCGTAACGTTAGTTCTTCTACAATAGGTGAGTTAGCATTTATATTTTTTTGCGTGTAAAAATTACCTTCAATATCTTGTACAGGTATATACACTAAAGCATCGTCTTCAATACTATTAGCTAACTGTTGCTTTTTACTGCTTGAAAAATCTTCTCGTAAAAGATCTATTACATTTTCTATACCATCGATTAAATGCCTGTTAATATCTACATCTTCAAAAGAATCTTTATCGCTAACTTCTTCTATAAACGAAGTACTAAACTTAGCAATAACTGCATCTAGTATTTCATTTTTCTGAAATACATCTAACTCAAGATTACCAACTTTTACTTTAGATTTAGCTAACCTAGTACTTTTATAAAACTTAGGTTTTACACTTTTGTAATTACCAGCACGTATAGATTCGTATACACCAGCGATATCCTTGAGTCCAAGTAACTTTCTAATAAAGTTTAGGATACGCTGAAATGCATTCTGTATAGGCTTAGGCACTACGTAGTTACCGTTAGCTAACTGATACATCATGAACTCATCCGCAAGTACTTCTTCGATAAGTTCTTCTGTACTCTGATTAGGATAGAGTTTACGTTTTTGATCTAAAGATTCTTGAAACCCTTCACGATTACGATACTCTTTAAACAATGCTTTACGTTGCGCATCACTAAATACAGTTCTAAACACACGATGGAATGCTTCGTGATATTCTTCACCTTGTACAAAGCGATCAGATAATAGTATCCTACCATCTTGTGTAAATGCACCAACAGCATCGTTATCAATAAGACCACGAACAAGTTCTATCTCAGAATCGTTCATGTTCAGAATCTTACGTATGTTCTCACGTGCTGTTTGGATATCACCAAGTACAACATCACCATCCTTAATTGCATTAAGAATAGATCTTTTATTATATGTCTTACCTTGAAATACGTATTGACAAGCCATTATCTATTACAGTTTATTTCGTCAATAATACCACGCTGTATAGCATCACTTAATATCTTATTGTAATCAGCTACAGATTTAACTATCCTACTCTTAAATTTATAATAACCATCAACTAGATTACTTCTTATTCTACTAATACTAAGAGATTTAGTATCTACGTTAGATTTCAACACAACTGTGTTTCCAACTTCACTAACAACTGTGTAATCTACACCTTCAATAGTAATAACATCATCTATCTCAGGAGTGTATTTAGTTAAATCTATAGTAGCTACATCAACGTTACCAGTAGGTGTAGGTTCAGTACTAGGTTGCTTGTTGATTAATTCTACAAATTCATTATTAGAACCTGTAAGATAAGTTCCATATAATTCAAATCCTACTAGGTTCCTAATATTTTCATATAAATCAGGATAATCTTTCTTTAAATTTTTATCAAAAGCAGGTCCATATCCTTTAACTGTACCATCAGATTTTGTTATGATTATATAAGGTGAGTCTTCGTAACTTAAAATAACATTTTCATTGTTATGTTCAAATATAAAATGCTTGTCTTTTATAACACTATCTAAGTTAAGAGGAATGTGATATCCGGTAAACCCAATGTCACGACCTTCTATTCTACCTTTAAATATATCATCTATCAAAACATCTTGAGATTTATTACCTTGGTGTAAAAGTTTTAATATTTCAGGATGCTTAGTTCTAATGTCAGATATAAATTTTAAAACATCGTCCGCACTACCAATATAAATAGTAAAATCAGATTCACCAATTTCACCTCCGGCTAAATGCTTAAAAGGTTCTCTTGATGTACCATCTGGATCTGTTATAAAATAATGGTTTTCTAATTTAGCAGGATCTGCCTTTTTATTACTTCCAAAATAATTAAGAAGAAAGTTAATTAAAGTTTCTGCTCTTTTGTTATATTCATTATCAACTAAACGATTGCCACCATCTTTATCGTCATAGTAAGATTCACCTGTTTTTGGGTTTTTAATATTAAATCTAATCTTCCAACCATCTTGACCACCTTTAACATTACCGTTAGGTAATCTATTAATAGTCTTATAATTTAACTTTTTTAAAATACTTTTTCCTAAATCACTATTAGATAGATATTCTGCATTGTATTTAGCGTCAATAACATCTTCCATTGTAAAAGCTGCATAAGCACCTCCAGCCATTAATCTAATATTAGCTCCAGCAGGAAGATTTACTTGCTTACCGTCAATAGTAAATTCTACCCTATCATTTTCTTTACTGGCCTTTATGTATGTAATATTCCATCCAAAGTTATCTTTAAAAAACTTACCTATTTGAGCTAATTTCTGTTCTACATTTTTCCCATCAGATATTGCTACTTCTCCATACTCTTTAGTTAACTTTTTACTTTTTTCTATATCAGCTTTTCTAGCTTCTTCAATAGCACCAGCTTCAGGTTGTTCTTGAGTTTCAGGTTTACCACCTACTTGTTCCCACAGCGTACTTAAAGCTTCTTCCATTGTAATGTTAGTACCACTCTCTTCACCTTGCTGAGTTTCTTCTTGTTCCAAGCTACTTAAGATATCTTTTACTGTAACAGAACTTTCTTCAGGTGTAACGTCTGCAGTTGTTTTACTACTAACAATACTTTTATCATTAAGTACTAAAAGCTTCTCTGCTTCAAACAAAGGACCACTTTCATTTTTTAACTTTTTTAATATCCTACTAAACAATCCTGCACTTTCAGGATCTGTAAGATAAGAAGCTGCTCTAGTTCTAAAATCTGTTATAGAGCTACTTTCTTTTAAAGCATTTATAACAGGACTAACTCCACTAGGTTTAGATTTAAATGCTGGTTTAGGTTTAGCACTAGGTGTCTTAGCCCTAAACTCATTTACATCTACTTTAGTATCAAAGTCTTTAAACATAATATATTTCTGTGCAGAACTAGGTAATCCTGCTGCATCTAACACATCTTTAGGTGCACCATAAAACGAAGCACGATCTAATATGTGTTTAGCGTATGATCCTTGTTTTTGTACAGCTTTAATGTCAAATGGTTTATTAGTTTTTTTATCTCTCTCTACAGTAAACTCAAAAAAGTTATTAGCTACACCAAGTAAGTTATAATTAGCGTTAACACGCTTTGTCCTTAGAAAAGCTATTAGTGGTTGTAAAGTAGCTGCATCGTTTTCTAAGTATGCTTTTTTAAGAGCATTTAATGATATTGAAGAATCGTTAAATATTACTGAACCTTTACTTAAATAAATATCAAACGGTGAAGGATCTCCTTTAACCTTAAAGCCCCAGTTCATTATCATAGATATTAAACTAACTCTGTCTTTAGTAGCTGGTAATATAGACATATTAGATAATTTAATATATGTATTTTTAATCCTAACACTACCATCTAGCTGTGGTATCATCTGTCTTAATGAACGTTTGTTATCTGCGTACATACTAAGCATGTACAAGATAGCATCTATTTCGTTATTAGACAACATACCCATTTCTACAGGTATCAACGTATTGCTATCATGTTTTTTAATGTACAAACGACCAGGTTGTAAAGCATCGTACTTAACACCGTTTAATGTAGCTATACCATCAAAATTAGCTTTAAGTATATCAAAGTTTTTAGGGTTACCTCCTTGAGTATATTCTAACTCCATGTTCTCAGAGTTAAATTGTACAGGTTCACCATTGATAGTTTTAGCTACTACTTGAAATCCTTTACTAATACCAGTAGTTTCTAACAATTTACGCGAAGATAAATCATTACCTTTTAGCTCTCTAGTCTTAGACAACAGCTCATTAAATCCTTGCTGATACTTCATTTGCGCATATACTAACGCAAAAGATTCTATCATATTGTAGAAACTACGAGATGTCAATGACTTAGGATCCGGTATAGAAATACCATACTTTTCTAATTTGTCAATACTAGATTTAGTTAAATTAAGACTATTTGTACTTACTAAATCTTTATCTGTAGGTATAGATGCAAAACCTAATACATCTTTTAAGAATAAACCTATATACGCACGTCTAGCCATCCTAGGATTCTTATCTCTAGGAAACTTAGTTTGCGGACGCATCATAGAATTAATCAAAGGTTTGCCGTTATACATCTTAAGCATACGTACACCATCGACTTCTTCTATAACAACACCGTACAAAGCTTCTGCACGAGCATCAGGAGGAGTACCTGCAATATAATCTCTAAGCACCTTAGCTGTTTCAGGATCTGTAATATCATCAAAGTCTGTGTCGTTAAACTCTGGTGCGTAAGGTATTACCTTAAAGTTACCAGTATCGTTGCTATCTAACCATTGAAAGAAGTTTCTTGTAATATCAGATTGTGAAGGTACAGGTAATGTATAACCTAAGTTGAGAATATCTGCACGCACATCACTACCGTCATTATCGTACTCAATATTTAACCCAGAAGTATTAAATAATGACAGTACTTTTCTATTTTGTTCTTCGCTACTAAATAGAGTAGGGTCACCTGTAACATCTTGTGTTTCAACATCAGGTATTAACTGAGGATCTTCTTTAGGCGAGTAACCTTTAATTATTTGATTTTTAAGTTTGGTTAGTTGTTTTTGATACTTAATCAATATAGCAAACCTACGTAATGCTTTAAGGCCAACGTAGTACATTTCGTTTTTTTCAATATTTTTTACTAACTCTTCTGCTCTATTGCTAAGTACATCAGAACTTATTTCAGCGGATAAGTCTACGTAAGGTTGTAACAAGTTAGCAAAATCCTTAAGCACCTCTACATAAGTATCGCTATGTTGATCTTTAACTTTATTTACTAAGTCAGCTAAGAACTTTAATACAACATCTGGATTATTACTTTTTAAAGCTTTATCCATAGCTTCAAGTACGCCAGGGAACTTATTCTCCAGCTCAGCTTTAACATTATCTGGAATATCAGATAAAGATTTTACAGGGATAGTTGCTCCAATTTCAGATATATGTGTAGTAATTAAATTAATAAGACCTTGTACCTCATCAGATAACTGTTTAGCTAGTGTGACTTCATTAACAACATTTAATATCTGCTGCTGTGCTCTAATTTGATATTCGGCAAACTTTTCTAAAAACGCTGATTTAGTTCTTTGACTTGAACTTAACTTTGAAAAATCTAAAGCTTCTTGTAAAAACTCACCAGTAGCTTGACCGTACTCTGTTGTTGCAAAATCTTGTAAAGCTTCTTGATTAAATTTAACAGAAGTTCCAGCTTGCATTCTTTCAATTAAGTTATTAATACCATTTGATTCAAACTGTAACCTGATCTTAGCTGCTTCTAAACTTGCTATAGTTTTAGTTATATTCTTTTGTTGAGTTTTAAGTTCCTTGACTAGCTTTTTAAGTTTAGTCACAGTACCCTGAAGATCTTCTACAGGCATACCTTTTTTATTAGTCCGTTTAAGTTTACCTTGATTACTTATAAGGGTTTTCTTATTTGTTTCTAAGCTATCTCTAATGCCTTGCAACGTATTGTAATTACTTTGTAATTCAGCTTCTATCTTAGCAAACTGTTGATTAATCTCATCAGATAATTCAGTAAGTGCTTGAATAGCAGCTTGCTGTTCTAGTTCTGCTCTGCGATCAGCGATCTCTTTATCGACACGTTTCTTTTCTAAGTTATACTGATCCACAGTAAGTATAGATAACTTAGGAAATTTCTCTATTAACGCTTTCCAATTAGCAACTACTTCATCAGTTTCTTCGCTATGGTTACGAACATTAAATCCATCTTTAGTCTGAGTAAAGGTGTATAGATCATCTTCATACGTTGCATGGAATACAGCTATCTTAACAAAAGGTACATCTGTTATTAACTGCGGTGCATATCCTTTATTAACAAGTTGATCAAAGATAATCTTGTACATTGCAGGCATTATCTTAGTATCAACTTCTATGCCGTCAAAGTACTGTTGAGTAGCTTTTTTCTTTTCACGCTTAACTTCTAAGAATGCTTCCCATTTCTCTTTAACTTTAGGCTCAGTACCAAACTCAATAATATTCTTTTCACGAGCAGTTACGTTCTCACGAATCCTAGCTAAATCTGTTCTTTTTTTATCAAAATTAGGTATTGCTGCATTAGCATCACTGATTGCTTTAGCTAGATCTTGTTCTAAGGTTTTAATAAAATCAGGGTCACCACCGTTCTTTTTAGCATTCTTAAGTGTATTTCTAGCTGTATTAATTTTCTGTTGTTCAGCGCTAGTTTCTTTTTCAATTTCATCAGCAATTGTACGGAGTTCTTCTATATAGGTCATAGAACCTAACGTTTGACCTTGTGTCATACGTATGAACTCATTAAAATCTTCTGCATCTTCTCGTGCTACTTCAATACCATAACGTACATTGTTATTAAACGTAGTAGCAGCTTCGTACATATTCTTGTACCGCTTAGCTTTAGATTTAAGATCAGTACTAATGCTTTTCTTTTTTTCATCAGATAGCTTAGCACCAGTGTTCATTTCATACCTTTCCTCAAGTGCATCTACCATATCATCAATATGTGCATCTAGCATCTCAAAACCAGCAGGGTTAGCAGCAAACCTGGAAAAGTATGTGTTATCTTTTTTAAGCGTAATAAGCTTAAGTACTTGCTCTCCAGATAAGTTATTTATATCGCTGGGTATAAGTCCGTTTATCAAGTTCTTTATAGATGCGCTTGACATACCTAGTTCTCTAAGGCTAGCAGCTACTTGTGTCTTAGATGCTTGTACATCACCATTATTCTGCAGCAATATATCATCTACCATGTTTGATAATGCAAACATAGTAGACTCTTCGTTTAAAGCTTCTACGTTAAACTCTCCTTTTTCATTTACAGAGTTCTTTAGGATATCCTTACCTGTCTTAAGACTTTCAAAGCTAGGTCTGAATATATCAATAAGACCTTTCTCAGCTTGCTTAGCTTTATACCCAAGCATACCTTGTAGAGTACCTAACCTACCTTTAGCTAGTACACGCTCTGGTCTACCTTGTAGCAATGCTTTTTGATCTCTAACATCAGCAAATCCACTAATACCGCCTACTGCACCACCTAGTAAACTACCCAGTATTACAGCTTTACCAAATTCTATATCTGGGTCTGCGCTAAATAAACTTTGGAAGTTTTCAAAATATCTTTCTAAGGAACGTATAGGATCACCTTCTTCTTGTTGAAACGAAGTTTGAAGACCTTCTTCAATAACGCCTTCTGCTAACACACCTGCAGCAAACTTTATACCAGCTTGTTGAAAAGGTTTGTATACTGGAGTACCACCTTTAAGTGCTGTAGTAAGTTGTTTACCTACAGATGGTAAACGGTTAAAACCATTGAACACATACTTTTCAAGTAATGTATTAGACACAGTAAGTAATCCCATGTTCAACATCATTACCTTAGTAGCAGCTTCACCAGCTTCTTCAGGTGTTTTACCTTGTGCTAATAAGCTCTCGTAAGTATCTAAAGCTTCAGCAGAAGATTCTAATAGTGTGTTAGTAGCTACTGCTACACCAGAATCTATGTTCCTAGCTAGTTTACCAAAGTCAATACCCCTACCTGTAGATCCTAGTGTTTTAACTAAGAACTTACCTATCTTGTTAGCATCCCCAGTAGTCTCTAGTATCCTAGAACCATCTACAGCAATTTCACCTAGCTTACCAGCTTTAGCTAATCCTTTAGCGGCTTTAGCACCTAAACCAAATGTAGCTAACCAGCGTCCAGGTATCATCATAGACAACATAGTACCTATTGCATCAGCACCTTCTCCAGCCCAGAAATAAGGACTAGATAATTGACCCCATAAACCTTTCTCTTGAACACTAGGTGGTACATATACTTCAGTGAGTTCTGTTAGTGGTTTCTGTAAAGCATCAAATCCTTGTAACCACAAGTTATTGATCATACCCTCGTTACCAGTTACAATACCTATACCACTAGCTATAGTACCAGGAAACTTAAGTGTTTCAAAGATTACGTTCTCAGCAATATTACCTATACCTTTAGCTAATAGCTCTGCACCAGTTTGACGTAATGCTCTACCTTCTTGTAATGCGCGCTCACCACCACGTACAGCAAGATCTATATCTACACCTTCGTATTCTGATAGATCATCAATCTTTAACGCAGAAGGTGTACCATATGAAGTACGCCCTGCGATATCCCGTAATGAAAATGCACCTAAAGGTATTTTAGGTATACCACGATCTACAGTACTTAGATCTTGAGGAGAAAGTATTTTAGCCATGTTATTCGTCTATTTCTTGAGCACCTTCAAACATTGAAGATACGTCTATGCTTTGTAAAAACTGAGGTCCTGTTTTAACTCTTTTTTTACCGATAGCGTCAATAGCTTTGTACTGCGTATCTAAAAAGTTTAAAGTACCTTTCATATCGTATATTGCATCACTAAGTCTAGCTTGATCTACTTTAATAGATCTGCTACTTATGTGACCTTCACTATCACGACTATAAGTACCAACTTGTTTAGCTACAATAGCAGCGCGTACTTCTTGAGGTGCTGATTCTAAAAGTGTTTGCAACTTAGCAAAATCATTACCAGCTTGTTGTATATAAGAAGCTGCTGCATCTCTACCATATACATGCATAATTTGACCAGTACCCGCTATCATAGTCGCAGCACTAACGTCCATAACTGCACCTGTTCTACCGTCTGATAATCTAACACTAGGTAAGTTTACTCTATGGCTTACAACAGTGTTTCTATTTGCTAGTATTCTATTACGATAAGCTGCTTCGTTAGTTATTAGCGTAGGTCCATTTGTTAAATCAAACATGTTTGCAGACACGTTTAGAAATGCATTTTCATCTTTAATGCTACCGTCTCTGTTTAAATATGAACTAGCAATACCTACATAACGATCTGCTAAGAACTGAGGATTTATTGCATAATCAGGTAATTCAATAGTACCTGGTACTTTTTTACTTTCAGCGTTAGTAGTTGTATATTGTACTGTAGCAATGTTTACATTTCTTCCGTTATCAGAAGCAGTAGACATTTTAATGTTAGTAACTTGAAGTGTGGGGTCAATAGTATACTTACCACCAGCTTGTCGCTTTAAACCTATAGCGTTAGCTATTTCACTATCACCTTCAAGTTGTTCTGGATTGATAGCGCTTAAGAATGCACCAGGCGTACTCTTAAGATGTTCTACAATAAGTTTGTCATAGTTAGCAGCAACACCACCAGTAAATGCAGTAGCTGTAGATATTGTAGCGTAACCTTTAAGTTTTTCGTTACCTACTAAATCATTTACAGCTTTTATCACTGCAGGATTACCTCTTTTAAACTGTTCTTTTAATTCAGATTCACTAAGATATTCTTTTTGATAAGGTGTGTTTTTACCAAAAGGTGTAGGAGTTACACTTTTAAACACTTTAATCTTACTCCAATCTACAATATTATCTGCTGCGACACGGTCAGTAAAACTTTCTACAACAGCTTTACTATCCATGTACGCAGCATAAGGTCCTTGTAAAGTTTCAGACGCATTTTCAAAATCATTAACGCTTACTAGATTGTCATTAACTTGTTGTACGAGATTAGACCAAGTGACAACAGGACCTTTATAACTAGGATTAGCCTCACCATCTTTAAACCCACGATTTCGCATAGCTTGTGTAAACTTAGCTTGATCTATTTTACCATCGCCAGTTTGAGCTTCTCGTAAAGCATCTACAATACTAGGTAAAGCTTCCGCATATCTACGATTACCTGTCATAGACTTAATTGCTTTAGCTAGCTCTGGATTATCAGAAAACAATTTGTTATAAGTACCTTTATAAATATCAGCACCTTCTTGCATAGCTACAGCTACATTAGGTATACTAGCTGCATAAGCTCCAGCTACATCAAATAAAGGTGTATTGTTTTTTACATCTAGTTCGTATTGTTCTTGAAGTAGTTTTCTTTGATAGCTAAGTCTTTGTTTATTTAACATATCTTGACGTGCTACTAGTTTACCATCTTCTTGTGAAAACGCTAACCTTTGTACAGCAGCGTTACCCATAGTACGCTCAAGTCTATTCTTAACTAAGTTCTCTATGTCAGCTTCTTGGTATAAAGTCTTAGCTTCTTCTAGTTGACCATCAAGCTCTGATCTCAAGTTAGATAAAGCTTTTTTAGTTTGTTCACCTACAATACCGTCAGTAGCAACACCAAGTTCACGTTGTGCTTGTTTCCTAGTATTTACATTACTAGAGTTAAGCATTTGTTCTACAATATCTAATTGTTTCTTTTGATTGTTGTACGTAGTCTGTGCATCCATTATGAGTTGATCACGAAAATCTTCTGCGTTATCACCCATCATAGCTGTTTCATAAGATGCTTGTATCCTAAGATGGTTTTGCATCTTAGGTGAGCTAATAAATGAGTTCCACGCTGATCTAACTTCTTCAGGCGGTACTTTTTTATCAGTACCTATATAGTAATAGTAATCACCATACTTTTCAATACCTACTGTTTGATCAGCTTCATTACCCCAACCTTTACCAAACTCCATAAACTCTTTAAGTACATCTACTTCTTTGAGCATATCTGGAGCAGCTACAGTAGCACGTTTACCTGTAGTAGGATCAAACTGTGAACCTTGTTCAGCAGCTTTCTGTACCATTCTTTTGTAAACGTAATTATACGAAGGATCTGTGTTACCCTTAGTAAACTCATCTACTTCTTGAATAGCTTTCTGGTAATCGTCATAGAAACCTTGTACAGCACCAAATACACCAGTAGGTGACCACATCTTAGCTACAGATTCCTTAGCTCCACGTAATGCTCCCATGGCATCTCTAACATTACCAGCAGCAAACTTCTTAGCCACATCAGTAGATACATCTTTTACAAACTGAGCGCCAGCAATTACCTTTTCTCTATCTGCTCCGATATACTGCGGTAGCATACCTTGCATAGCTTCAAACGTATCTTTCTCTTGTTGCATTTGCTGCATCTGAGAATAGATCTGTTCAAAAGGTAACTGTAGTACAGGTATTTGAAAATCTACTGGTCTTATCGCTACACCACGTGCTAATCCCATGTTTTATTATTTTGAAGTAGCAAGTGCTTTATCCCTTGCTTTTATTCTTTCGTTTAATAACCTTTGTGACTCAGTTTCACTTGTAGATTGCTGAGCAATTTCTATAACATCCTGTTGAGTTATTTTACCTTCATTGTAAGCACCTATAAGTGCTTCAGTATTAATCTTAAAGTCTTTAGTCCTAAGTACATCAGCTAACAACTTCTGTTGCGCAATACCAGCTTTAAAGTCTGTTACACGCTGACCCACGTTACCTACAGATTCAAATATAGACTGTAAACCAAGCTGAGAAGTAGCTTTACCTTGAGTATCTAATTGCTCAGCATATTGACGAGCGCGTACAGTTTCAGCACCAAGTGCTTGTAAACCAGAAGCACGTGCTTGACGATATTGATTCTCCATACCTTGACCTTGAAGTTCTGCACTAGCTAAACCTTGTAACAAATTAGATTGTGTGTTCTGGTTCAATGCTTGACGCATAGCTTCACTACCTATGTTACTAACCATACCTCTAGATGCAGCAGCTTGTTGCATATACTGTTGACGTAATGCACCAAAGTCTGTACGTAGATTATTTAACTCTTGACGTGCTTCAGATTCATAAGGGTTAAGTTCTGGACGTATTCTATCTCTACCCATTAAAGCCATTGCTGTTTTACCAGCTAGCTCTAAACCTTTACCTAGCATTAATGGAGATAATATGTTAGCGCCTTTAGCAGCAGGTTCAGGTACAGTAATTGGAACACGAGATTCTTGCACATCTTTTAAACCACGTTCTTGCATAGAAACTAAACCTGAGTTTCCACTTGAACCTATTCCAGTACCTGCACCTAAAGTAAAAGCTTGACCTGGTGCTGGAGTATTTATAGTAGGTAGTGGAGTTATAGTACTTGAAGGTTTAAGTAATGCATCTGTAATACTAGTCATCATAGGTAAACTAGCTGCAGCAAAACCACCAAATTGTTTAAGTGGTTTTCTATTTTCTTGTAACGTTTCTATAGCAGCTACGCTAGCACGTACTACCTCTTGATAGCGTACAAGTTCTTCCATCTCAGCCATAAAAGATCTCTTAGCCATAGGGTTTGTATCTCTGTCTTTGTACTTATCAGAGATCTTCTTAGAAGCCTGTGCAAAGGTCATACCTTTATATCGCTCAGTTACGTTTTTAGTTTTCATTATATTGTAAGTTTATCACTGAAGATGTAAGCTTTGTCTTTATACATGAACCTAGTTTCACCGCCTTCAACTTCAGCAGATGCATTCCTAGATGGAACACCTTTACTGTTTACCATAATACCGCCATCACGATGTGATTTACCTTTGTAAAAAGATAGATCATTATTACCAGTAATTGTACCACCAAACTCTTTACTAGCTTTAATTTTGCGTTCTTGTTCTAGCATTTGTTTAGTAGGTGCTTTAGGTTTAGCTCCAGTTCTTTTATTTTCAGCAGCTTTACTTCTCAAGTTATCCCAAAGACCACGTTTAGAATAACTACCATCTTTACGTTTAATTAAACCACCTTTTTCCATAATAGATATGTTAGAATAAAGTTGGTTTATATCATCACGCTTTTGTTGTTTAGCAGCTAATGCACCAAGTACAGGTGCTACTACAGAATTAAGTGCAGCACCTACAATAGGGCCAATACCAGGTAATGCGCTAGCTACACCACCTGCTGCACTAGCAACACCGCTAAGTGTATTTAATGTACCACCATTTTGAAGACCTAATCTACGACGTTCATTAATCAACTTCTGTTTATGTTTTTGAGTTGTTGTTAGTGGTAAACCCATCTGTTTTTGAAATTTCCCTACGTCTTTATTTTTATTCTTATCGATAGATAAATCAAAACCTGTTTTTAAAAAAAGTTGTTTTGATTCTTTAAGAACTTTTTCTGCATTTGGTGTCCACACAAACCTTCTGTACGTTTCTGGCATGTTAAGATGCCAGTCATCTTTTATCCTTGATACGTGAACATTTTTATTGGGAACCTTTGCAAAGTATTCTGAAAAACTAGGATAATCGGGTATAGTAACTTCATCATATCCTTTTTCAGACAAGTAGTTTTTTATTTTTATTTTATCCCCAGGTTTATACTGTTTTTTTGGTTTATCGCTTAATTCATATATCTGCTCACCTACGTCAGATTTTCTTTTTACAGCACTTTCTTTTTTAGGCTGCTGTATTTTTGTAAAATCAGGTAACATTGACATCTTACTTACCCTATCTCTATTAATTTTTTTAGCTGTGACATCAACAGGATTGACAGTAGATGTAAACGTAGTATCTTTTTTAACTGTAGTAGGTTTAGATAATTTAGAAGCTGTTACAGTTGCAACAGGTAACTGTGCGGTATCTGTAGTATCTTTAGGAGTTATTCTATCAGTACGTTGTGTAACCACTGCAGGTTTTTTACCCCCTGCAGGAAACTCAATTAAATCTACACCACCACGTGTGTTCATACGTTTTTTAGGTGCTGCAGCTTGAACTGGTTTTTTATTAACTTGAGGGAAATCAACTAAATCAGTTTCTTTACTTACGCGTACAGGTCGTTTTGTTTTATCGCTTGTTTTATTTTTAGAATTTACTTTATTTGCACGAGGGCTAGATTCTACTTTATTTTTTTTAGATTTTTCTACAATTTTAGACGCAGGCTTAGTTTCTGTCTTAGGTGTCTGGGTAGTTTTCTGTGTAGTGCCAGAAACTTCAGTAGCATAATTGGTACTGTACTGTTTACCGTTGTAAGTAAATGTTTTACCAGGACCTAGTTTTTCACGTTCTGCTGCAAATACTTTATCAAAAGATGTAGCACTAGGTGTAGACTTAGTACCTACTTCTTCTTTATACTGGGTGGTATATACCTTACCTTTATAGTTAAAGGTACCTTCTTTCTTAGCACGTGCTTCTGCAAATGCTTTTTCAAACGGAGTTAGAGCACCACCTTTTTCATATTTTTTAAGTGGTCTCCTAGCAGATATTTTTAAAGCAGATTTCATTATCAATACATTTTAGTATTTAACAAAGGTAGAGAACCACCGTATTCCCATTTACCTAAACGCTTATGCCAATATAATGGAGAAAACTTATCTTTAGCTTTACTAGAGTTTTTACCACCCATTCTATTCCAAAAGTTCTTTCTACGTTTTTCACTACCATGTTGACTAAAGTCTTTCATCTTACTATCACCACCATGAACTACTTTATACTTGTCACCTTTCTTAGCAAGTACCATCCACTTTTTACCTGGTCTAGTAGACTTCTTTTTTTGACCTGCTCTACTAAACCCCATGTTTTTATATCTATCTGGAATAGCCATAATTAACGGTTTTTAGCCATTTTACGAAATGTCTTTGCAAGATTATAACGCTTAGAACCTTCTGGGCAACTAGGGCCACCAAAGTTTTTACCAGTACATACACCTTCAGTTCCTCTACGTTTAATACTCTTAGTGACATCTTGAATCCAACCACCTTTTTTATATTGATTTTGCGATGTATTGTTTTTCATAGATTCTGTAGCACTTTTAAAATCTGATGATAAATTAGTTATATTTAACCCAGATGTTACTGCATTCGTAACATCTTGAGACGACATAAATTGTTTAGAATACACTTTAGGTTTTAACGCAGTGTTTATTGCACCCGCTGTGATATTTCCCATCTTATCTGATGTTTTCAATATTGCAGTTGATGTTTTATTAATAGCCTGCGCTACTGGTTTACTAGAACCTTGTGTAATTTTTTTAGCAGCTTCTAAAGGCGCACGTTCAACTTTTGCTGCTACATCACCTGCTTTATTAACACCTTTAACAACTGTGCTTGCTAACTGCTGAGATTTAGTTAAACCTTTTCCTACTTTATATAAACTAATAGGCGCTTTCAATTTACCAATTACAGGTAAAGCTCCAAATAAATTAAGAGCTACATTACCTAACGTACCTTTATTTTTTTTATAATCAGATATAGCAAAGCCTACATCAGGCCAAGATGTAAAACCAGTTGGATCAAATATCTTAGCTACTTGTACAGCAGGATTATCATTTATTGATCTTACTGTATTTTTAGTAGGGTTCGACCTTTTAGCTGTAACAGTAACTTCTGGAAAGCTATATGGCTTTACTTCTACTTTATTCTTAGCCTTTGATTTAGGTTTCGGACCAGGTTTCATTTTAATCAGTTTTGTTAACGTATTTGTGCTAATTTAGTGAAGTCTATAATATAAGTCAACATTTTATGTTCATTAGGATAAAACAGTAAACGAACTTGGATAAATTTATCCCTAAACATAAGTTGTTCGTACTGTGGTTTTTCAAAGTCTGTGTTAACAGGTATAATATCTTGATACCCTTGACCGTCAATATAAAACTCTTGTAGATCTTCAAACCTAGAACTAGTGACACCATCACCTACAGATATATCTCTAAGACTAGCAATGCGATAATTCCTATCTGCTTGTATTACAGTTTTAGTTCTTTCGTTCCACGTAATAACTTCCTGCGGGTCATTCGTTAAAAGAAGATCTACTATACCTGTAGTTTGTCTACGTGTAAATGCAAACGCTTTATCAAATGTTTTATTTAGCACGTCTTTCCAAATACCATTTTCAAACTTAAATACAGGTGCGTAGTAATGTACACTATGCCATTGTTGTGTTTGACCAGCTACATATACTAAGCCTACTTGATATGGATGTTGTACACCATAGAATTTACAGAACGTATAATCTTCTTCGTTGTGAGAGTACACTTTATTATTTAGATACGTATAGAATGTTCTATTTAAGTAGAACATACCATCTGGTTGATACGAATGAAAACTAGTCCAACTTTGTACTGGTATAGTATACGATACCGTAAATGAATATACTTTGTTGTTGTAAGTATCATCGCAGTGTAGCATTACGCGTTCGTACTTAGGATCATAAGACATACTTGTTTTATCTCTATACCACGTCAAGTTGTTATCTCTAAAGTATTTACCAGCTTGTGATTTACGATCAAAGAAGGTGTACATACCTTTTCTAGATATCTCATTGATCTTACCATCATAACCAAATACTTTACCAGCATCTTCATCGTACCAGAATAAACCAGCAGGAGTACTTACACTAGCCATTCTACTTTGTTGACCACCGTAACCGTTATTATCTTTAGCCATCTCTTGAGGTGGTATAGATAAAAATCTAGGTGTACCTAAGTATATCGTAGAAGTATCTGTTTCTATCGTTTGTGGATCTGGTTGTAAAAAGAATAGACCACGTTGCATCCTAGCAAGTATACTACCGCCAGTGTAATCAAATGCAGTTAAACTACCTCTATGCGCAGGTAAATCTGTATAGTTTAATGCCGGGTATAATCTCCAAGAATCAGACTGTTGCTCTTGAGAATTTACATCACTAAATACAATCCTAGCTGGATAATGAAACCTGCACGATAAACAGTAATCAAAAGACACTGGTAATGGGTACATTACCCTCAATGTGTTTACTACACCGTAATCTCTATTTACTTTATAGTTAATAAGTTCTACAGAACCTTTTAACGTTGTTTGAGTCTTACCTTCTTCAAAGTACCCGTCAGATATCAGTCCTTGTACAAAACTAGCGATGTTATCTTTACCATCTTCGCCTGCAGAAAAGTAATACTTATCTTCAATGTTTTCAAAGTCATAAGGAGATTCAAAGTACAACTTAGATAGCCACTCATACTCCACATTAATCTGATCTGACTCTAACAAGCTACCAATAACTTTAGGGACTATAACTAAACTAACAACTTCGTACCATTTGATTTTAGCACCACCTTTAGGAAATAGATCACTAACGTTTATAATCTCAGGGCTAGTAATCCTATGTTCACCAGCGTAAAGTTCTGCTGTAGTTCCAGTTAACGGCGTAGTGTTCATAAACCTGTAGCGTATAGCAAATACACTTTGAAAAGGTTGTATTGCACGCTTAAGATATACATAACGCATGTTAGCACTACTAGTATTAAAGCTAGGAAACTCCTTAACTTTAATAACATTCATACCATGATTTAACGACCTGTTTAGATACTCTTTGCGTTTAGCAGAGTACAGTACATACTCAGAAGACACTGCAGTTAACAGTTCTTCTTTAGGTGCAAATCCTTTATTGTAAAAATGATGTTTGCCAAATAACTGTAAATCTGTTTTATCTCTAAAAAACTTATCGTAAAATGGTCTATTATCAGCGTATTCTTCCGCGTACTCACCGTTAACATAAATGTAATTACATGTAACGTTAGTCTTATCTACTAGACTAGTAGGTGTTATAATATTCTGATTTAAGCTGTTACTAAACCTTTCGTTATCAAAACTATTAGGCAAGTAATGTACAAATCTACCTTCATCTTTATCTCCAGTGCTATCTGCTTTATCATTAAATGGTAGCGCATAACCACTAGATGCTATTGTTTCACCAGAGCTAGTTACAAAGAAATGACCTACGATATCTGTAGATGGATATGTTACATTCGTAAATTTTACACCAATATACCTTTTCTTAGTACCATCTGTAAGAGGTTCTATGAACCTAGAAGGTATCTTGTGATATCTAACTGGAGTGCGCACAAGTGGTTTACCATCACAATCTACACCCCAGTAATCTTCACCACAGTAATTTACAGGATTTGTATATTTTTCATTAGATTCGTAGTAGCCTAGCTCTTTAGTATTTTTATCTGCAGTACTATTAAACACCCAACGTTCAGATTTTAAAGTAGTAGTTGTTACGGCTGTATTTAAAAATATTGTTTCATCAATATCATATCTACTTTCAATTATATTTTCAAAACGTTCTCCACCAATAACAACAGATATTTTTATAAATGAATTTTCTAATAAATAATTATCGTCTGTTACACCAGGTATAAATTTAGGTATAGATATTGTACCTGTTGTTTGCTCAGAAGACACAGTATCTCGTTCATTATAAAACGTGACTGCAGAAGAAGTAATTACCCTGTCTGAAGATAAAGTGTATTGTAAAGTCCAAAAGTCACCTGAAGGTAGTATTGTACCTTTAAATAAAATAGTAACATTCTGATCTGTAGTTTTAGTCAACTGAGGGCCATCTACAAGTTCACTGTCAGATGCTTTTTTATTCCTACCGGGAATATGAAACACAGGACTTAGTGCACCGTTCTTATGTAGATATACAATACCGTACGCTTTTACTTCATCGCCAAGTTCTGTGAAGATATTAGATTCAGATTCTTTAACTGTATATTTAGTGCATATCTTAGAAGCCGCATGTTGAAATGCAGTATAGTCTTGTTGCTTTTCACTTACATTACCCCTAAGTAACCTACCGTGAACAATCTCCATGTACCTAGACGTATCAAAGTTTACAGGCACAGACAAAAGACCTCTAAAATCTTTAGCTATTACATTAGCTCCATTATAATTCCACGCTAACGTAGTTCCAGTTACAGGAATAATATCTTCATACTCAAATGCTTCTATCGTAATGCCGTTAGTTGCAGTATGTGTAATTGCATTAATACGTACAAATGCTGCGTCAATACCTGATACGTCAATGCGAATGCCTTGACCTTCTTGGTATACATACACAGGATCTGAAGGTAGTGTTTTTAACAATACATTTCTAGAGCTGTCTAAAAGTTCAATAACAAACTGATACGTACCTTTTTTAAGTATGCCTCCAGAAATAACTTCAACTTTAACTTCAGGGTAAGGTGCAGATAATGTTAATCTAAAATCATCACATTCACGGAATAGGTTAGGCTTATCTAAGTTGTAGTATCTATCTTCATTTAAACCATCGTTCCAATAGATTACACGCTCACAACCATTAACTACTTTGTACTTACCTTGTATGCGATAGTTTTCATTAAAGTTTAAACAAGGTAGTTCTACAAGTAGTGTAGAGCTTTTGCTATTCTGGTTGTATAAGTATATGTTACCAGGTTTAGTAAACACAACGGCATGTTCGCCATCTAGCGATATTACACCACAGATAATACCTTCTAACGCAGACACCTCTACATTAGAAAGTTCTGTAGCTAACGCAGGCTCACCTGGTTCTTTTACAGCATTGATAGCCATTCTATAGGTGCCCTGTGGCTGCGCTTCAGGTTCACCATCTTTCCACATTCCGTTAAACATCAGTTGCGATTCCAGTTATACATTTTATTTCGTCTCAACCTAAATGCGTTGTGCTTATTAACGTTCACTGCTTTAAGCTTAGCCCTACCTTCAAATGCGCTTAAATGCGCACGTGAGCGTATGTGATGATCACTAGATAAAGCTATTGCATTAGCTTCATGTGAATAGGTTTTTTCTTGCCAGTATCTAGCTTGTACAAAGTGCGATATTGCAAGCATGAGATCTGGATCATCCGGTATCATCTTTTTACCATTCTCTTCTACAGGAGCATAATATATCAATGTAGCATTACCGTCAGAATAATCTATGTGTAAACAACTTAGTGTTTTATCAATAGAAAATCCTACATCGCATCTACTACAATACAATTGCTCATCAATTAAAGGACTCTTCATCTGACCTAAGTACTTTAAACCACGAGCTTGTTGATAATACTGCGAAGAAAAGAATATCTCCTGTGCTATAATCAACCTACCGTCACCATAATCACGCACAATCTCTTTAGGTACATCAACACCAGGTTCGTTGTGAATCACGTTGATAATGCGTTTAACATCATCAGGTAACTTAACTCTGTGGTTTTTAACTTCAACATCTACAATCTTGAGTTCTTCAGAGATAGGCATTTCTATAGTCCTGTAAAGTAGATATGCCCACGACATTATCTGCTGGGCATCTACCTGCTCACGAATAGCATCAGGGATGTAGTTTAATATAGCTTCTAACGGTACGTACTTAATCATCGTCTAAATTTTTTAATGCTACTGACAAATACATTATCAGAAGCAGGATCTTTAACATATCTAAAAGCCATGTAAGGATCTTTTCTAGACATGTTTAATATCTTCATGAATGTAGGTTTAAAGAACTGCATAGACAATATGCGTTTATTTTTTATAGAACAATTGTCTTTGCCTTTATTTTTATACCAAAACAATGTTGGTACATAGCTCATGTTATCTCTACTAGGTACAGCTTTAAATGCTAAGAACGATGGTCCTAAGCGTTTAACCATACCTAACTCTATGCTACCAAGACCAGAAGGTAATTCTATTTTACCACCTTCTAATAACTTTTGTAACAACAGTTCAAAGTAGCGTTTAATAATCTTTTTCCAAACGTTATAATCTACTTGATACGGATGTTTAACCGCCATAGACCTAGGTATACGTGGCTCACTAGTTCTGTACGTAGGGTGAGAATATGCGTGATAGAAGTACCTATCTGTAATATACCCACCGCTTTCATGTGCTGTAGATTCTTTTATTGTCTTCATAATGCACTACTCTGATTTCTTTTATCTTCAGGTATTTGTAAAGGTAAACGTAACTTATCTAACACTAAGGAGTAAGCAGCGTCTACTAAGTCACTGTCAATAGGATACTCAGAAGTGTAAATATCAAAGCACGAATTGCCAGTTTCTTCACCGTTAATGTCACATGCAGATATTTTAGACCATTCTACAGGATCTTCAAAATAGCCAGTGACAAATATAGCTTTAGGTCTAACCCTAGTTACATCTGCATTCCAGATAATAATATGACCATTTACCATACTAAAATGCAACTTGTTCTTTCTAACAGGATCATATTGAATACTCGTCCATGTTGAAGCATCTACATAACCTATAGGGTCGTTGTTAATAGTAAGTACTTTAATAAGATCTCTGTACTTACCGCGCATAGGTTTAGGTACCGGATGTTCTGTTTTAAGTACATCGCAACCAGCATCAATACAATCACAATCATGTACTTTACCTGGCACCAGCTTCATGCAATAAAAATCACTTAGCCAAGTACTCATGTTATTGTTCTTGTCCATTTTTCTGCTCATAAGCAAATTAGCAGAAGTCCTAAATAGATGGTATAAAAACTCATCTGTGAACGGTGTTTCAGCATCAGAAAACTGACGGATCAATCCCCGTAATGCTGCTATGTGTTGACCTATTGTCATTTTCTAACTTGTTTAATAACATGCGTACTTCTCTTTCAAGATAAGGTACTTCATGTACAGTGTATGAATTATCATCGAAATGCACTACTTCCATTTTGTATACAGGTATATCTAATAAATAACGATACAGCGATAGTTGGAATGCGTATATCGTATATTTACTGTTATCTAAATACTGAAACGGTGGTTCTAATTTGTACGTACTGTAAGTTGTAAACTTTTCATTAGTTTTCCAATCTTTAAGTATGTAACTACCGTCTCTAACCGCTAAGCAATCAAATGTACCAGCGACTAGGTGATTACCTATAACTACTTCTGTAGATACATGTACGTCTTTGCTATAGTCTTCAAAGTATTTATCTGCGTTAGAATAGATGCCTTTCTTGGCTTTACCGCAGATGTAATCTTCCATGTGCGTGTGGAAGTCTTTACCTTTTTTAGCAGCAGTATCTCTGCTGTGATCCCACTGTTTTTCTAATTCTTCAACAGTAGTGTTATTCTGCTTAGCTTTTACCTTAAGCCAATATTCTTTGTCAAACGTACTTAATTTAGATAGCACTGAGGTTACACTAGGTATATACTGACCTGTGTTTGTGTTAAAGTATCTGTGCTTATCTTCTTCAAATTTAATAAAACTAAAATCTTTAATATACATATTGTGCCGATGTTGTACCACTAGGGTTAGAACATGTCACAGTCACAGTGTAAGTACCACGAGTTACCTTTTCAATACCTTGCGTTGTTTCTCCTGAAGACCAGCTATAAGTTATATTACCTATACAGTTTTGTACAATAGCTTGCATTGCTTTAGAATCGCAATCTTCTGTAAGCTTAGAGTCTGCAGCATTAACTGTAAGTGCAATAGGAGTAACTACCGCAATATTAGTATATGTGGTGTTAGCAATGTTTATTGGATTTGCAGCTATCTGTAAACTCAACTTTAAACTTTTAGGGCAAGGTGACGTAGCGTAATTTAAACTGCCACCAATATATGTTATAGACTTATTTGAAGTAGCCGTTGTTATGTTCACACCGCCAGTTACTTTTTTAAATGTAAACGACGTTACACCAAACCATTTAGTAGTAGGGTTGTGTTTAGCTGCCATCTGTATACGTAATCCTACTGGACTACCACCAACACGTAATATGTAATGCTCACCTTGAATAAAGCCAGATACACCTAAGTTATTTTGTATTGCCTTTGCAATAGAAGACGCAAAGGTGTTAAAATCTACACCGTTGTATATTAAATCATTTGCTGTCAAGGAACCACCTAGTCCAGAAAAGTTAGCGATGTTTGGACCAAAAGGAGCTACAGGTACTGTAGTAACAGCTTGTGTAACACTATCTGTTAATTGAACAGTTTCTAAATAACCTCCAGCTTCAATCACATCGCTAGATAAACTACTTACACCTACATATACAAAATCAAAACTACCGAATGTTTCTGCAGCAGTGTACACAACTCCTTCGCAATCATTAGATATAACTTTGTTTACAGTAAGCGTAGGTGCATATGCGTCTGTGACAACTTGTACTTTTGCTGAGTTTACAGTGTTTGTATCTGGGTGTTGAGCTGCTATTGTGTAAGCACAAGTATTGTCAGTAGCTTCAATTAAAACAGTTAGAGACTGAGATATCTTTACAATAATTGCAGATTCTAATGGAGGGCAAGTTTCACAACCTTTATCTTCATAGCTACCAGTAAGATTGTATTTAAACTCATACTCACCCTCAGATAACCCAGAAGGATCTAAAACATTGTTGACAAACGCAGCACCTACGTTATCTACATCTGTCCAAACACCACCTGCTGTAGCACCAAGTTCAGTTAACAAATTAGTGTTACCACTAGAAGGAGTTAAGTTTATAGTTTTAGACACCCCGGCAGTAACTACATCGTCAATAACACGTACTATTAACTCTACTACACTTCCCAGATAAGTGTAAGTAAACTTGTAATAACCTAAGCTTTTATTTTTAGTTTCTATAACAAAGTCATCACCTAACGGTATAATACTGTTAGCAGAGTAATTAACTAAAGGGTTAGCAGGTGTACCTGTCCAAGGACCTGTATTAGAAGATACATTGTACCCAATATATTTCCATGTACCACCATCAGCAAAGCTGGGTGCTAAATCTTTTTTAATGTTATATGTACAACCTACTAACCCTGGCATAGTTAAAGTTTTTTAAGCCTCCTATAACCAAGTACCCTTGACTTAGGAAACGCTGTAATGTTTACAGAATTTGATTGGTTACCGCCAAGTAAAAACACACTATCTGTATTTTCGCGAATGTAAAATCCTACATGACCTGTAGCCGCATCTTTAGAACCACGCCACAGTACTACAACATCACCTAGCTGTGGTGCCGTTACAGCAGTACCTTTAGCTAACCATTCTCTAGCTAAAGCACTGTTGTGCGTACTAGGAAAATGTTCAAACTTAGCTTCTTTAGCGATACCGTTAACAAAAGCAGAACACCATGCTATTTCATCGTTATTTGCCCAAGGTAACATGCTTTTAAGCCAACCTACAATAGTAGGACTATTTTTATCAGCACCAAGAAATTCCTTAACACCGTAGTACTTAAGTGCGGTTTTAATTAATTCCATAGACATATTAAATCTTTTTTAGATATTCGTGAACACGACGTACATCTTCATCAAGTTTTACAAGCTGTTCGTGCATAACTTTAATTTTAGTTTGTGCATTTTCAGCAGTAATACCATACGCTACAATTTCGTTGTTAAGATCTGCAATACGTTGCTTAGCGTGAGACGCAGCATCTTGTTGACGTTGGATCTCTTGCTGTAGTGTAGTGCGTTGTTCACGCATCTGATTTAAAGACGCTTTAAGCAACTTGATAGTTTCATTAAGACTATCATCAATAGTTACTACCTGAGTTCCTTTAGGAAACAGATTTTTAAGCTTGTCGAGAAATGGATTCTTCATGTCTTATAGTTTTTAATTTTTACAAAAATACAACGTAATATATTACTGTACAATAGCAATATATTACGTTATAAATCTTAATTGCCAAATAACATGATGTTATCTTGCGTTGGCCTCCAAGGTGTCCAGTTTACTGCAGTACGCCTAATAAAAATAGATCTATTAGAATCTGTCCACAAATTAGGTGTAAGCTGATAAAAGTTCATAGCACCACCTGCGTTAAAATTAACTACACGCATTGTGCTAGAAACAAGATAAACAGTTTTCGCAGTTAAACCATTCCAAGTAGTTCTTAATTTACCTTGTGCATTTCTACTAAATGTAATAGGTACTGCATTTTGACCAGGCTGTTCTAATTGCCATGTGTCCATCAATAGGGTAGAATCGTACTGCTGTTGTACGTCGGTCAGCGGGGATTTTCCGTAGGCTTGTTGAAAGCCTGCATCCTGCTGAATGATGGTAGTCCAAAGCCTATCCGCCTTCAGCACCTCTGCCACCGACTGCGATAGCGCCGACGCCCGGCGAACAATGGCGCCCTCCGTGTAATCGCTGAATTGTTCGAGGTCGCCGCGTAGCGTTGAGCTTTCCACGTAGCTGCCGTTTGCCTGCGTCGTGCGCTCAACAAGGTAGAACAAGTCGCCTACCTTGACCA